GAATCTGTAAAAAGATGTATAATTAAGGAAAGTATTGAAAATACAAAGGTTTCTGTACTTTCCTTTTTTAATATATTTACTATACTGTCCTATAAAATACTACTTTGTAGGCATTAATTGGTGTCAAATTGGTGCAGAATATTTTAAAATTGGTGCAAAAGATCAAACCTAATTATTTGTATATATCTGATGTTAAAACTGTTTTTTTTATATGAGATATATACAAATTAAAATAAAGAATTTATTTATGTAAAGGAACTCCTAAAATGAAATGTTTTCTTGATAAAGATATAAACAAATGTCCATATTTTCTATCGGCAGAAGAGGAGTGCATATCAAAATCAAAATGTAGTTTTCAAGAAAAAATTGATCCTAAAATTGATTGCGGATATATTCGTAAGGAACGTTGGTATGAAAAATATTATAAAAATCGTAAAAAATAGGGAACTACATTAATTTGTAGTTCCCTATTTCCTCTCTTTTTCCCTGTTTTCTGGAATAGAATTAAAAGAGCCGGCTACACAACACATGGTCATGTAATCGGCTCTTAGGCTCTTATTTTTTTCAATTCTGCAATATCCTGCTGCATTGATTTGATCTGATTTTTCGTCTCTATGTTTTCTTTTTCTACTGCATCAACACGTTTCCACAACTCCTGAATCACATATGTGTTCAATGCGATAAATTCTTCATACCTTAATGAATAAATATACTCTGGATTGCCATTTTCATCTAAGATAGGTTCGTTGACTTCTTCGCCATCAACCAATTTACTGTCAATTTTTTGATCTTTGCAGAATCCAGCAAAATCGAGATCTGTTAAGCCACATTCTGACATTGCCTGCTCTACATCCTGTGCTATAAAACCGATATGTGTTCTGCCAGATGTACCATCTTTAAATAAAAATGATACTGGCTGTAATTTCATAAAAAACTGTAAATGCTTATCTGTAAGTGATTTAATATCATCTTTATAATTTTTATCAGAAGTTGATATCGAACTTGATGTAACGTATAATTGTGAAAATCTATAATTTCCAGAACCAAGGCTAATAGCTCCGTTCATTCCAACACCATTAGATTCATATGTTCTAACATGGTTATCATCTGTTATAGTCATTGCTCTATTTGTTACTCTATTTCTTATTCCCTGAACCAGGATATATGTCGGATTATAGACATACATATTAGTTCCATCGCTACCACCCCATATCCAGGCTGGGGTTTCATTTTTACCACTCCAATTCCAGTTTTTATTACAGGATGCAGACGTTGATAACTTGGAATTTAATAAATCTGTCACACTTCCGACATTTCTTATTGTTATAGAATTGCATGTAATGTTTCCACTCCTGCAATCTATTCCGACAGTCATTCCTTGACCAGAACAACCGTCTACAAATCCAACTCCGTACCATGATTTGATGATTAGATTTGCAACGTCAGCCCCATTTCCATCTCCGTTACCATTAAAAATTCCTGTATTGCTTGTTGTCTGAACACCGAGAACCATTCCATTGGAATCTGAAGCCGTACTACCTGGTAACTTATGTTGTCCAATAATAGTGCCAGTCATTGTTCCACCCGATAATGGTAAGTAGTTACCCTTTGCTAAACTGCTGCTTAATAAATTTATTTCCCTCTGGAAAAGATTTAAACTTGGAACAGCACATTGATTTGTACCAGTCACTTCTTCTTTTTCATCATATACCATAACATGTCCAAGCGGATGAGTGTTGCCAATGCTTGTTATTGCCTCTATTTTTTTGTGCGCTGTTAAATCAGCTGATGTGGCAGCACCGATGTTTTCCGGTGTGAGGTTAACATTTCCTGTTCTGTAATTTTTCTCAGCGTCTCCTTTGATCCCAGTTAAAGAACTTCCATTAGACCATTTTTGAACCAATTCCGAAGTAATACCATCTAAAACAGATTTATTATTATGAGAATGTTTTTTGTTATTTGCGTCATTCCATTTAGTTCTTTCATCGGATGTAATGTGAATAGTGTCATTTCCTGTATGAGTATCTAATTCATTTTGATTTGCTTTTGTTCCTATAGATTTATCTAATGCTTCTACAACAGATTTGTTTTTTTCGATGGCATCTGCAATTTCTTTCAATGTATCCATTGTTTCGGGAGCACCATTGATTAAATCTGCTATTTTTTGATCTGTATATTTATTTGAATTGGCATAAGCACCATCAATTGCTTTCTGTTGTGCTGTGGAAACAGGTTTATCAACATCAGAAGTATTATCAACATTCCCTAATTGAATCTGACTTTTTGTTGTTTTATGTGGGTTATCGAAATTATTAATGTGTCCAAGTAATGAAGAGATGGCTTTTTGAATTTTTCCAAACGCAATAGACAATTTTTCTCCACTAGAGATATTTTCAAATTCCTCGGCTTCTTCATATGTTGGTGTCTGATCGTTTGTTGTAACATTTGGCACATTGCCGAGTCCAACTTGTTCTTTATTTACTTTATGTGGATTCATAAAATCAATCAAATGTCGAATCATTTTTTGAATAATATTAGATTCGATGACAGATTCTATTTCTTCATCATTTATTACTGATTTTTTAACAATAATATTAAACTTTCTTGTAGATATAGTTTCTTTTGGAGTTATGAACTGTAATTCTGCTTCACAAATACCTGGTACACATGTTGCTTGTTCTGACAATATAATGGATATTGTACCATCATCATTCCTAAACAAATGATCAACATCATCTTCATCTATATATACACATGTATTGTCTGGTTTTGAAATTTTTAAAAGTATTCTTACTTCTGAAGGAATACTATATGGTTTCCCATTGTCAGACAAAGTAATAAGTATATTTCTTGAATCTGCATCATCTTGACTACAATACACATTCTGCACTCTTGATATTGTCAAGTCCAATGTGATTTTTTGATTAAAAACTAAACTCATTTATTGTATACATCTCCTTCCTAAATTCCAACTTTCCGAATAGGAGAGTAGGTTATTTTTATTTTGCAATCTAAATTAGGCGTAAAGGTGTTACACCGTTCTTCATAAGTATTAATAATTCGTGGGAAGAAATAGTTGAAGTCATTTGCTAAATTATGAGACGAGAGAGAAGAAGTAATAAGTTGATTTTTCCCATCAATTGTTATTACTTCACCAGATTTGCAATTTCTTAGTATAAAAAATTTTGTATCCATAGAATTTGTCAACTTAAAATTTCCTTCTGATAAAATAGTAATTTCCATATCTGGTCTAAGAGAATTGTTCAAATCTGTAGTCTCATCTGAGTTATCCCACAAATTAAAAGAAGTATCTGCCGAGCATTCATACTCAGTAGATACTTCATCCATAAAAGCAAATGGTGCATCCGTATATAATGTTAGTTCTAAGCCTAATATTTGGTCATTTAAGACGATTTGTTTTGAACTGAATGTTCCGTTCCAATATACGTGTTCATAGCCTTCCTTGTCTAATTTAAAGCGTTTGTACCCATCTTTACGACACAACCATCGTTGTATAGCTGAAACTTCCTCGAATGAAAGTCTCATTTCTTCTTGATTTTTTAATCGACATGGATTCTTACAAATCTGAAAAGTAGCTGATAAAGCTGTATCGTAAGTAGAAGAATATAAATTAAAACGATTGCTGCCGATAGGCTTTATCTGATTAAAGGTAACATCTGCTCCAGAAGAGACGGTTTCTATACCGCCTCCACTATCAAAAGAACAGAGCATCATACCATAATCAGATAACATTTCACCAGCATATTCAAAGTCTGTACATATTTTCATAATCATTCCTCTTTAATTAAATTGAACTGCATTAAAATTGCAAGCATCTGCGGAGAAATGGTAATATTCGATAATGACTTTGTTGGCACAGGTTTCATTTCATCAATATCAACTTCTTCTAAAAACAAAGCGTTCATTTTTTTGTTGAATTCTTTTTTATTTGTAATTTCTTTTACAGAACCATCATCATTTGTTACGATTTCACCATTTTCTTTTAGTGCATATTCAGATATTAATTTGTTTCTTTTTTCATCTAATACTTGTTTTGGTACAGATAAAATTTTTATATTATTAACAATCGTAACAGCAGCATTTAAACTCATTTCTTTTGTTGCAAGAAATGAGAATACTTCGCTTATATTTAATATGTCAATTCCTTTTAATTCCATTTCACATTTCCTCCTTTTATAATTCTTTTAAATTCGATTTTACTTTTGCTTCTAATTCGGCAACTCTATCTGCTAACAATGTCATGGAAATTCCAGCAATAATAACATCACTAGTAAACTTGGTTTCACTATCTGTAATTGTTACGGTAGTCGTACCTTTAGGCTGAAACTTTATGTTACCAGTTTTTGTGCGTAAATATGTATTATTACCACCACTAACATATGTATTTGAATTCACTGAATTATCATAAAGCCCACTTCCTATATGTAGATTGTTTGAACCGCTATACCCAAATATATTATAAGCATTAGAATCAGAAGAAGAGATTGTAATATATTTAGTTAAACCGAGATTAATATTACCATTAAAATAACTTCTACCAGCAACATGTAATAAATAATTATCACCATAATCTACATTACCAATTTGGACTTTTCCGCTTACTGTAATATTATTTAAAAAATCAACATTTTTTGTAAAACTAGCAAATCCCCAAGACACAAAACCAGTATCAAAAACAACATTCGTATTGTTACCATTAATGTGTACATGTACTATATCATCATCTGCTTCATCTATATATATAGCATTTATATTAATATCACGTATTTCGTCATATAGTGTTATTTGCCGTTTAACATTGAGAACATAAGCATTAATATTGCCCTTTATAGACATTCCGTTAGTAAGGTTATACATTAAAGCACCATTTCCAAAACTAAAAGAAGCTTTAGAAATAACAGATCCATCAGAATTCACGACAAAATTATCATTATTGTTTCCACCAATCCCAATACTTCCACCACGAAGAGTTGCTCCTGTAATTGTTGATTTGGAGATTACTGATCCGTCTTCATTTACAACAAAATTACCATCGCCTATGTTTATCTTTCCACCATCAAAGCTACAACCATTAATATTCCCAGTTAAATTCAAATTTCCATTATCATCTACATAAAAAATATCTGTATCGGATTTAGAAATTTTCAATAATTTTGTTACACTATTTGGATTGACAGTAAATGTGTTTATTCCATTTGTAATTCTTAAGCCATCAATATTAAATGTCATGGAATTATTCGTATTATAAATTCCGAGATTTTCTCCGATAAGTAATTTACCGACAATAGTGTCACCTATAACTCCCATAGTCGTTACTTCATTGCCAGTTTCAGGATTAACATAAATATACTTACCAATAGCAGCTTTTACAGTCTGCCATCCATCATCTGTGATATATAGACCGCTATTAATCCATCGAGACTGGCATAAATCATAAGTCTCTGTTAAATCATCATAGGCTCTACACAAAATACCACTAGAATCATATACAACATTTTGATTGTCAGCGTTATTCACGATTTTCGTTACAGTTGCATTCATTCCTTTTTGTACCCAATCCTGAACATATTTTGATGCACCTGTATTATTTTTTATTTTTTGAGTCGTGTATGAAAATGAAGAAGCAATAGCTTGTGCCGAATCAATGACACTTTTAACATCAGATGAACCAGACCATGTTCTCTCAACAGTCGAAAATTCAACTTCAATCTTTGAAATATCAGAATAGAAAATCTTATAAGATAATAATCTCAAATAATATATTTTTTCATCCACACATACATGAATCCAATTTCCTGTTTCAAATTTATTTACGATAGGTTGAAATTCTTTTAACGCAAGAAGATTATTAATAGTAGAAGAAACAGTATATTGTACATGACTTGCTTTATATAATTCTTTTTTTGCAGTATCAATAAGTTCTGTTGCACGAGTTACTAATTCGCCATTATCCAATCCATCAGAAATATAATTATCATTTTGATATGTATCTTCCATACGAAAAGCACAGAATGTAATCCACATATCTTTACCAAGATAAGATTCTAAATTCAATTCATCCTGTAATGAGTTTTGGATGTTATATACAGTGCCAGATTTATTATCATAGTTATATAATCTATGGACAGCATCAATTTGTAACTGTCTTTTATTCATTTCTGATTCAAGCCACCCAACTCGATTACTATACCAAGTCTGATATTTATTCTTTAATTCTTCCTGTTCAGATTCAAGAATAATACCTAAAACATTACCAAAAGAATCCTTTAGACTACTCAAATAGTCGAAACTGTAATAAGCCAATTCAGATTTAAAATCAGCATCAGATGTTTCTAAGTCTTTTAAGTCTTTATAATTCGTATCAAGCTTATTTAAACATCTTTGGATATTCTGTTTGAGATATGTTTCCATATCATTATTTACAATAATAGATATCTCATTTCCTGTGAGAGTAATTGTATTATCCTCAATGCTTGTGAGTTTAAATTTACCTTTCCAAGCATAATTTGTTTTGTCATATGAAGCATCTACAATTTCCACTTTATACAATGCAGTATTAATTAATGCTTTACAAGAACCAAGCACAGTATTTGATACAACACTTGTTGCAACCATTGATAAATCTGATTTAACTGCAACAGGCGATAAATTAGAAGATGTCAATAAATTCATTGTCTCTTGGATTGTCAAATTATCCATTTCTATTGTTTTACCCATAGAAGTCTGCAAAATTAATCCAATATCAATGCAGTCAAAACATAGCGAAGCAATATTTTTATATCCAACAATAGGAGATAAGATAGTATTATATCTATCAACTTTATTGCCGTCATCATCTATTTTTGGATAATGTTCATTTACATATTTGACAATCTGATTATATTGGTTAACTTCATTCGAAGAAAAGTTAAATGCTCTGCTATTTATACATTCTTGATAGTTTGCATTATATACTTTGATTTTCTCGACTAAATCTTCTGGCATATTCTCATACATTTCATCAGAAAATTCTACAATATAATTTGTACCGCTTGGATTTGCAATAGCAACAGCAGAAGTCATTAAATCATCGCCGCCAGTAATGTAAAAACAGTTCTTTAAACTATCTTCACTACTTTCAATAGAAGCAGAAGTAGATAAATTTTCCTTTGACACATAAATAGATGTGTCTTCTCCATAAGCACCATTATAGTTTGTGTTTCCACATTCAGGACACTTGTCATGAAAATCTCCACGATAACCACAATCATGACATGTATTACATAAATCATATACATTTACAGTTCGTGTATTGGAATCAAACTTGAATAAGCACTGATAGTCGTCCGATATTTCACCAGTTAATTCATCATAAATATTACTGTCACTGATAGAGTATTGAAACCACGATCTCAGATCCTTTAACGATGTATCTACATGTCCAATTTTATAATTAGATGCCTTGTCCAAAATGCGGTGTAGAAGAGAAGCGTTGTAGAGCTTCTTATACATTGTACTTCCTTCTGAATATGCAGATAAGTCACGATAGAAGATAGTAGGATAATCAGCATCGTAATCATCTCTTGCAATATCGTCTTCTGTATTAATCTGAATATTTCTAAGTTTTACATTTTGTAATTCACTAACTGGAAGATAAGTACATGTGACCGATTTTTGCGTTGTATTTTCTTCTGTAGTATTTGCACTAATTGAAAAATGCTCTTTGTATTCAGGAATATACACCAAATTGTAATTATTAATTTTATCCCATATTTGATCATCAGTTTTATATACATTAAATGATAATTCGGGTGCATTCATAGTATCTTTATACTCAATATCTGTAACATCTTTGAGTTTTCCGTATTTTGAGAAATCTCTTCGTTCCAATACAATAGTGATTTCATCTACACCAAAATTCTCATTAAAAACTATTTTTGGCATTTGTTTATTCTCCTCCTTCTTAAATTTTTGTAATAAAAAAGACACCTTAGTTGGTGTCTTTTTTTGTTAAATATTCTTTTGACTTTTCTTCTAATAATTTATAATCACAACATATATTATACAATCCTTTATCTTTATTTTTCTCATTTAACCTATAATAATAGATAATTCTCGAATCTGTTCTGATTTCTTTTTCTCTGCTTTTGATTATACGATATTCTGATTGAAGTAAATATTTATAATTTTGATCCGTTATTGAATTGAAATCCATCTTATGAATTACTTCGTCAATAACGGGTATCATATTATTAATTCGTAAAACAGCCATATTACCTATTTTCTTTAAACTCTTTGATTCATACATATTATCATATGTTTTAGGTTTGTATGAAGAAAGAGGTATAAAATATTTACAATCACGATTATGCATCATGATACCGATATATTTTCTTAAATATTTTCTATCTCCATCTTTAGTAGATAATATCTTACTATCAAATTGTCTTAAATAATCAATATAATTATCATCAATTTCATAAAAAGAAATCATTACTTCTCCTTTGTGTATAAAAATAGGAGAGATATATTTCAATCTCTCCGTTTTATCATTCTCATTTGCGGCTGAGATACACCAAGTTTTAACATTCGCATTAAGTAGCGAAACACTCAAGTTTGTTAATTCTCGCTTAATGGTTGAGATACACCAACAATCGAAATCATTTGATTTCTTACTTATATTATACACAATTATAGAAAAAATAGGAGTAGAAAATATTATAAAAATCAATGAAATATTTGTGCATATTTACCATGAAAATCCCACATAGGCTGTGACACCTATATGGGATAGAGTGGTTACTTATATAACCTCGCATTACCTACACCATTTTTACCAAGTTGCTTGGCAGAAACTGCTTCAGTAATACATTGTGTTGTCTTTCCGTTCCTGAGAATTTCTTCTCGTAATTGTCTACCAAAGGTTTCAACATCATTTACACCGTTCATTACGATATCTCCAACCTCAACAATCGTAGAAGTGCCAGCAGATTTTGTTATTTCAGGTAAATTCGGCATATAGTTGATACCAGAGGTCAATAAAGAAGGATTCATCTGTGCCATTTTCCAAAGATTCTCAGTCATCTCATTTGTGAACACTTTATCGCCAGGATTGAGTTCTGTTAAAAGTGCGCCGTCAGCAGCACGATAAATCAGTTCTCGTTTATTTTCTTGCGTCCATGCTAATTGACTCTTGTCTATGTGTTCAGAACCTTTTTTATAGCCATTAAATTTCATCCTATTAAGAATAGCAGTTTTTTGTTTCGATGTAACCGTGTCATCTGTTTTTACGCCTAGTATGCCACCTAACTTCTTGTACATTTTATTAGTAGGAGTTCTACCATAATTCTTTACAATATACTTCCATAAGTCAGCATGTTCTTTGTTCTCTTTATCAGTTAATTTCTTACTGCGAGATTTACCAGAATTAATGGCATCTTTAACTGCTTTCTTTTCAGTTTTTAACTTATCATCAATAGAAGTTGTATTTTTCTTTTTTGACTCCAAGGAATTATCAAGAGTTATAGTACCAACTGCTGTTGGTCGTAAAAGTCCAGTTTTATGAGATGAATTGATAGTATTCCGATCATTAGTAACAGTATTATTTACATAATCCTTTGCGCCTTGTCCTCCGTCACCGCCATTGGTAGTACTGGAATCAATCTGATCTTTTGTAGTATTTGTCAGACTAGAATCTAAGGATTTCAGTGTTGCAATAATACCATCATTGCCACCAAGAAGTTCTTTGATACTATCGAGAATTGTATTTGTATCATTGATTTTTTCATCAATGAATTCCTGATAATCACTCATCAGATCGTCAAGCATATCCTCAGTATCAGATATGAATTTCTCATACTGTGTATCTTTTAAATCTGATTTGGCATTCTCTAATTCGACTTTTAACTTCTGAATTTGTGCACGAGACTCTTCGGTGTCGTTATTACTATAAGGAATAAGCTGTTTTTGTAAAGAAGCAATCTGTTTTGTCTTTTCGGCAATTTCTTTCTGATATTTATAGGCGTCTAACTCGCTATCTTTTAATTTCTTGTATTTTTCTATCAGTTTACTCAGCGCATCTGTTTGTGCTTCATAACCCTGTTTTACAAGATCATTAATAGACTCTAACTCATCCTCAGCAGATTTCTTCGCCTCTCTATGAGCATCCTGTAAATCTCTCAGACGTTGAATAACATTTTCATCAGATGCAGACAATTCACCTTTCTCAATCTGTTTCATAATTTTATCATATTCAGACTGATATGCTTCTGCCTGTGCAATGTAACTGTCATAGTTCGTCTTATGAAGACCAATAGCAGCAATACCATATTCAGTGAAGTTCCCTGTATCTTTATCAGTCATATCTTTATGACTCAAAAGATCAATGTAGTAATCAGCTTCACTGTTGACACGTTTTACAGTTTCAAGAGATTTATCAAAAGTATCCCATTTTAATTGACGAAGGGCATTCTGGTATTGTTTAATTGATCGAATGGATTCATCTATGGCATTTGTTACATCATTGATTTTAGCGACCATATCATACCATTCATCACTGCCTTTTTTGATAGAACCATTTACAACAGACTCTTCTAAATTTCTCCGAAGTTCTTCACGCTCTTTAATGAGTTTTTTATATTCTCCATTTTCAGCAGAGATAAGTGACTTATAATCAGATACATTTGCCTGTCCACCAAATTCCTCTACGAGAGAAATTCTATTATTTATTTCTGTCTTTTTCTGCTCATTGCTAGAAATTTTATTATCATACTTGGACGCAATATTATCAAACTTTTCTTTTGCAAGAGTAGCCTTATCTTGTTTTGCTGTTTCTTTGTATAAATCAGCAGTAACTTTGTCGGCTTCTTTCGCATCTAAATAAGCGTTATACTGAATACATGCATCATATAGTTTTCCACCATCATTCAGTTTTGCGGCTTTGTTTAACAAAGATTGGGAAATACGTTTCCCAGCTTTAGCAGCTTTCTTGATAGAAGCAAGAATCTTCTTATTCTTTTTCGTAGACTTGATTTTGCTGATATTTTTCTGTGCTGATTTGATATTCTTATTATCAGTTTTAACCGCAGTATTATATGCACTCTGACGATTGTTAATATTAGAAATCTTTCTGTCAATCAGTTTATTCTTAGAAGAAGTAGAAGTAGCATTGTCGAGTTTAGCATCATACAGTTCGTCTTTAGAATCATATTTCTCAACTTTGGAATCAGCAGTTGTCTTTGCAAGACTCGCTCTCTGTTCCGCTAAATCAGCAAGTTCCTGTCTGATAGTCTCTCTACTTAAAGCAGCCGTTTCTTGTGCTGTGTCGTTGGCAACTAAAGCAGCATTGTAATTAGCACATGCTTTTGATAATGTAGAGTATCCGTCACCAGAAATTTTAGAAATTAAAGAAGCTGGAATTTGCTTCTTCGCCTTGGTATAATTCTGTACTTTTTTATAGTAGTCATTTACCGCAGTTCTTGCTTTCACATTGGGACCCGAAGCGTCAACGTTGTAAACAGATATATTATTATCCTTTTTCGTTGCAGTTTTTAAATCCTTAACCGACTGATTCAAATTACTTTGTGTCGTTTTAGCCGCAGACTGTGCACTATTATCTTTCTTTCTAGTAAGCTTCAACTGACTACCAATAATTTTACTCTTAGCTTTATCACTCGTAGCATTCTCAAGTTTTGCATCAAGTAAATCATTCTTTGCAGAAATCTTATCTAAAGCTTTTTCATACTTGTCGATCGGAAGATTAGCCATTTCAGATGCTAAATCAGCAAGAGACTGTGTGAGATCTTGAATACTGGAAGTATTCTCAATCATCTGGTCGTTATATTTTTGCCATGCTTCGTCACCATAAGTAGTAGTCCACATGAGATCGTATATTTCTTTATTCTGTCTTTCAAGGGCATCAATTTCCTGTTCATACTGATCCTGCTGATATTTCAAATCAGATTTGGAAGCAGATAAACCGAATGTTTCCTTTAAGGAAACTAATGCTTTTCTACGATCAATCAGTTTATTAATCGAATCTATTTCTTTTTCATGGGAGTCAATTAATTTTTCTGCATAATTAACAGAAGCTTGCAGACGTTCTTCTTCAAGACTCTCAATAGTGTCGTAACAGCTATTTAACTTATCTGAATATGTCTGATATTCGGATATCTGAGTTTTGAGATTTTCGTCTGTAATACTGTCAATAGAAAATGCACCTGACTGAATCTTTGCGATCCACTCATAGGATAAACCAATCTGATTTAACTTCTCTTGATATACCTGTGCGGCGGTTGTATTGTCCTGGATCTCGGATTCTATCTGAGAAATATAAGCATGGTATCTTTCTCTTGTCTGATTCATACCAAACGCTTTGTCGAAAGATTTGCTAAGCTTTTCTGTTTCCTTAGAAGCCAATTTTAATTTCGTTTCAATCCAGTCGATGTCTTGTGCGGTTTCTTTTGCATCTTTAGCAGAGTCCTTCGCTGCTTTATTGGCTTTATCTATTGCAGATTTAGTAGATGCACCACCAGAATAGTTAACTTGTGGTTTATACGCATTTGTTGCTTTGTTCACAGCATTTTGTAAAATCTGATCAGCCGCAGTAGTAGCATATTCTTTATAACCATCTGTATATTTTCCACTTGTATCCATTGCGATAGCTTTTAAGCGAGCAAACTGTTGTAGTGCAGTTCCTGCGACTCCAAGTTGCGAACATAAAGCTGTAAGATTTGCAATATCCGCAGAAGTGGTGATTGTAATACTTGCTGCACGTATTTTTTCTGCTATGTAACTTGCTAGAGAAGCTTTTGTCACATCTGACATATCTGCTTCCTGTGCAAATGCAACGAGTTCTTCCAATGTAGCATTTTTTAAGTCTCTGCCTGTCTGTGCAGCATACTCCTTGCTTGCGGCTAATTGATAATCAACAATTTCAGATGCATTAGCGACACCCATTTGCTCAAGCATAGCTACTGTAGCTGTTTTTGTCTCTTCTGTTACATTTTTTAGTGCATCAGAATTATAAATATATGCCGATGCAAGATTATCAAATGCTGATTGACAAGCCGACAAATCAGACGGAGAATTGCTTACTGTTTTGATAAAATTATTATATGCATTTGCATATTCTTCTGTAGTATTTTTTAATGACCCGAATTGTTCTTTGAAGTCGTCATTATTTAGAATAGATGACCAATCAAAATCCTCTTTGTTGTAAACATCAGCATAGATTTTATCTAATTGATCTAAACCTTCGGAGAGGGCTTGAACTTGTGAGATTGCTTCGGTAAAAGAAATCGGTGTTTCTTCTGATGCTGCATTTTTCGTTTCTTCGATTTTCTGTTTTAATTCGTCCCAAGATAGAAGAGTACCTTCTGGGATTTCAAGTTTACTTGCAACTTGTAAATCATCTAAAGACAATTCTCCGACTTTATCATCGAACTCATCTTTTAGAAAACCTTGTACTTTAGTTTTTAATGGTTCTACATCATCATAATCATCAAAACCAAGTCTAATTTTTAACTCAACAGGATCTTCATTTAGAACTTTTGCGATAGTATTTATATATCCATCTAACTTACTTTTTACTTCATCTACAGACATAGAAGAAAAATCTTCCGTAAACAAATCAACTAAAGATTTATTTAAATCTGGATTATCTCTAATCTTAGATGCTATATTTGCAACATAAGCACCAACATCTTCTTTTGTTTTAAATCCATTTGCAATATCTTCTGTAATACTATTTACAATTAAAGAAGCTGCTGTTTGCGACTGCTCATTAAGTTTAGAATAATCTTCATTAGTCATTAAATATGCATTCGCAAGCGTATCAACATTTTTTAATTGGGAATCAATTTCTGCTTTATATGTCTGTATAGTTGCTTGTGCTGTACTTTTTACCTTTGCTAAATCATCACTTGTAAGTTCTCCCCATTTTGGAGCATGTGACAATTCTTCAAAGCCAGATGATTTTAAAGCGTCTTGAATTTTATCACTATTCCAAATGTTTTTATACTGTTCATATAATTCGTTATAAGTGTCTCTGAATTCATCTGGTGTTAATGTACCAGTTAATCTAGTAATAATATCTATTGCATCTTTTGCACCACCTTCTCCGTTAATATAAGAAGAAGTCTTTGATAAAGATGATTCTTTACCATTTATTTGATTTTTATAATTAGAAATAATGTCATTACCATCAGAATCTTCACCAGATACAATTAGTAAATTATAAGCTTCTGTTTGAGCCTCTTTATAAGCATCTCTAAGTTTTTCAACATTTCCCTTTAAAGATAGAATAGCATTACCTTCATCTGTATATCCTGTGATAAGAGTAGGAAACATATCTGCAATTTGATTAACTATATCGTTATATTCAGAATATTCGTCAGAAGTTAATGACACATTTTCGCCTAAATTATTAACACCTTTTGATAATGTTTCATATCTATCAGCAAGTGATTCTATTGTTTTAGCATTAGAATTTGCTTCTGAAATAGCAGAGTTGTAAGATTCTAATAAATTCTCTGTTCTTTCTTCTACTTCTTCTACGGAATCAGTCAATGCGTCATATGCTTTAACTAAACCAAAAATTGCTGTACCACCGAGAATCGCCCACCCAACAGGATTAGTAATTAACCATTTGCCTAATGCTTTAATATTTGCCCATATAGAAGCTGTTAATAAATCAAACGAGATTGCTTGTGCAGAATTTGCGGAAGTCAAACCAATCGAAGAAATAATAGCATCTGCATCAGCACCGATAATGCCTTTTGTTGCCAATGCTTTTAATAATTCTTCTTTAGTACATGTAGCATTAGCAATTGCCTCACCAGTTGTAGCATCAATTAACCCTAATTTGGTTAATAAAGCTTCTTTTTCAGTAGCTGATAACTGCGTTTTTGCTAAAGCTTGAGAAATAGCAGAGGCGGTAATACTATTTTCAGAAGATATAATACCTGCCGCTAATAATACTTGTTCCTGTTGTGCTGCATTTAGATTTTTGGTAGAAAGGACTAGTAATGCTTGTTCTTTTGATAATCCCGATACGGCAGATGACATTTCCTTTAAACTACTCGTATTTAATAATCCAGTAGCTCCATCAATTATTACTCGTGTATTCGAAATATTATTTATAACAGATTGCACATCTCTTAAATCATTTATCCATGTTTTGAATGTCATACTATTTTTTTGATGCTGTTTGAATACATCGTTATTGTAAACTATGGTGCAAAATGTTATAATTAAATGAAAAAGGAGTGAGATCATTATGAGCAAAAAAATTGCAAGTATTATATATGTTTTTATTATTGTTTTGTCTTTATGCGGATGTGGAAATTCATCAAATAATATTGTTGAAAAATCTAAGAAAATGATTGAAAATGATTTATCAAATAGTGTTTCAATATATTATTGTACATATAATGAAGATAGTAATTTCGCATATATAAAATTTCATTCAGATGAACTAGGAAATGATGAATCGTTAATTGACTTTAGCGATAATAAAATTTACTATGAAAGTGTATATTCCTCAATTGATAAAAATGATTATGATAAAATAATTGAATATGGTGATTATACAACCGCAATATATCAAATACAGAATAATGATAAACAATGGTCAGAATTACCAATAGAATAGGAGGTAACGTCAAATGAAAAATACACAGAGCAAAGATAAAGACAACAATAAAGAATCAACACGTAAACCATTACCACAATCAAGCATAGTGGGCAAGCGTAAAGAAATTTTCAATCTCAATACTATAAAAGAAAAGAAGAGCGGAGATAACTAACTTTTCTTCCTATCTCTATTATTAAATTTATCACACTTTTTACGAGTTTTACCAAATAAATCCAAGCAATATATTTCTGGTCTTTTACCTATAATAGACATGCTTGGTAATGGAGGTTTTTTCTTTGAAGACATATGATAAGATCCTTTCTTTTGAAAATGATTTTTATAAAGAGTTATATGAAGACGGAATCAAACAACGCAACCAACTTAATAGCAAATTCACACCAACTATTACAATATTATCTGCTGAAATAGGTGGTATTATTTGGATTATTTTTCAATTACTTAAAAATATCGAAGCCAATAATAATGCTATTCATACATCTGATATGTGTGTATTTTTATTTTTAGGATTTACACTGATTTCTTTTGTCGTAGCAATAGCAAACTTCATTCTATGTTTCACAAATTATGATTTCTCATATCCAAAACCAGACAAAGCAAAAACATTTATTGATAATAATAAGAGCTGTCTTGGAGATTACACTGAAAAAGAAGTTCTTAACAATATAATCAGGAATATATCAGATGATTACATAAAAATTGCTATTAGTAACTGTGAAGAGACAAATAAGCATTCTAACTGGCTCAATAAATGCTACATAGGCATTGTTATTACTTTGAGTTTGATGGTTGTTGATTTTGTGCTTGTGCTATTTTTATAGATATATTTGTTTAATAGAAGTTTCCACGAGCCAATACAATATTTTGTAGAATAAGAGAACTAATGTTCCGAATATACTTTTGTCGTAGATTGTGATAACATAAAATATATAATAAATTAACTTACTGAAATGGAGGTATAAATATGTCAAGAGACAAATATGGTCACTATGTAAATGACAAAGGTGTTGAAATTAAGGCATCTACTTCAAGTTCAGGAAAGGATAAAATTGATATTTATGATAGTTGTCCTGCTGAAAATAAGGATCATGGTTCTATTCACATTAATTTTAATTCCAACTCTGGAACCGGCACAATAACTGATACAACAAGTGGTTCAACAGAAACAACAAGCATAGGATGTTATTTAACAACAGCATGTATGAGGCATATGCAAAATAAATTTGATGATAATTGCTACGAACTTACTACATTGAGATGGTTTCGGGATAATTTTGTGTCTAAAGAAGATATAGAATTATATTATAAGAAAGCACCTCTAATTGTTGAAGCTATAGAAAATACTCCTAATAATAATAGTGTATATAATGATATATACGAAAATGTTATTGTACCTTGTGTTCGTGCTATTGAAAATAAAGAATATGCAAGTGCATACAAAAGATATAAAGACAATATATTATCATTGGAGAAAAAATATATTGTTTCAGCTGTATAGTAAAGCTACTATCTGGTACATAGTGTCTTCTCCAAAAAGACTAGAGACTTTCATTTATCTGCAAACCAGTGCGAAATTAAAGTTGATAGTTCGTTCTACAAAGAGTAGGATTCTTCATTTTTAATTTTCATAATTCACATCCTTTGAGAGATTGATAAAGAGAGTAGGAGAGTAGTACAATCAACGAGTCCGTAGTTATCGGCTACGGACTCATCTATTTATATATTCTCTCTTTAATTGTCGTATGTATTGGTTTCAATGTTGCTTTTAACATTCAGTAAGAAACAAATACATCCTTGTTCCTCTAAATGCTTTATATCTTTCTTGGCGACTTCTAAATCACTATTGGCGTAGTTATCCTCGAAATAAATAGAAGAACAGAAGTCATCAATTTTTAATGCGATGAGTTTTATGTAATCCATCTAAGCCACCTCCGCATTATAATAACCGTCTTTGCGAAGTAGTTTCCTGACGTAATCCAATCCCTTTTTGGTAACATATGTAACAGACCTCATTTGACCATCATGACAAGGTGTTTCCTTTACAGCAAATTTACCTTCTCTACGGAAACGTTCATATGGTACATTCACCTTATCTTTATCATAAAAGAATACTTTTTTACATCTAAGATAAGCAAATAATGTATATTCGCCAATGCCAAGTTCCTTTGCAACAGTATTCATCTGCATAAGACCTTCAGTGTTCATCAAATCATCATAAAATTCCTGAAGTTGCTTATTCTTTTCGATAAGCTCATTCACGATCTGTCCCTGTAAATCTGACAAGAGAGAAGAAAAATAATAGTTTACCATTTCCTGTTCTCTGCCTTCTGGAATAGCTGCACCTGTAAGTCGAATAGATTTAAGATACTTTTTGATTTCCTTCTTCATCTGCTTGGCAATAGGCTTTCGGGACTGCATACATACTTCATATAATCCGTCTTCCGTTAAAAACCATGCATCTCTGTTTTGACCTGACAGGAATAATGTTCCCATCAGCTTTTCATCATCTTCTACGGACTTTACCATTTTAGAAGTTTGCGAGTGTTCGATCCATTCAGCAACATCACTCGCAAGAAAAAGTGGTGACTCAATACTGTTATACACTTTAATTTTCTTTCCAAGAATCTCAGTCTCTTGGACAACTGCTAAAGTTGTATCATCATTCATAATGATATCCCCCTTCTGAAAAAATATATTGAATGTTTCAAAAGGAACGTGTATAATATGTAATGTAAAAACGTGATATACACGTTCCTGAATCCTTACTAAACTTTGGTCGGTGGAGTAAGGATTTTTTATTTGACGAAAACGTCAAATATGTGATATATTCATACTATACTAAATAACAGTTAAAGTCAATACAAAAATGCATTATTTTCAAAAATTGTAATAAACATCAAAGAAGGGTGCTTATATGGATAATGAATTATTAGTAAAATCAATACGAGAAATTTGTAAATCAAATAATATTACTCCATCTCAATTAGAAGCAGAATTAGGATTTGGAGCAGGTCTTATAAGTAGATGGACAAAGAGTTCTCCATCTCTTGATAAAATAGTAGATATTGCAGACTACTTTAACGTTTCCATTGACGAGTTAATAGGGCGTAATCAAAAAACATCAGAAAGCAACAATTTCCAGTTTGTATATTCATTAATTCAAATGACGAAAAATGGATATGTTAAATGGAAAAATAGTTGCCTTATGTGCAATATTAATGAAAATTATAAAACTATTATAGATATTGATTGTAGCATAAAAAATTTTAATGATTATCCGAGAGATAATAGAAGAATTGATAGTTTTGTTTTAGAATATGATAATGGCTTTATCACATTAGAAAGCAGCATTATTATCAACCATAATTCAATACAACAATACGACGGGCAGTTATTTATTCAGCCAGATGAAAATACAGAACCTGTTTATCAAGAATGTGATCAAACTCAATTATTAGAACTCTATAAAACTATCAAAAGATCATATGGAAATAAAATTCCAGAGGATTTAGCAGAAAATTTCAAAGAAAAATTATATAATGAACAAAATATTAAAAGTTTACAAGAATTTCGTAGAGATTTAAATAATGTAAATATACCAACCACACAAGATATTGATAAGATGTTCAGTAATGAGGGAGCAATAAATGCAATCGTTAAATTAAATGATCCATCAATAAAAAGTATAGTAGATACATTTACAAATCCACAAATGATAAAAATGATTAATTCCGTATCAAGAATGCAATCATATATGAAAAAGATATCGGATAAAGAAAAGAATAATGATGATTAATAAAAGAGCAGGAGATTAATCCTGCTCTAAATATTTATTATAAAGCTGAAGTCGATTTTTTATATTGTCTGGATTTCTTCCAATAAATTTATTACCATATTCACGAATAAAATAGTCAGCATCTTTTTGTGGCTTTTGAGTATCAACCATAGCAGAAGAAAATAAACGTTTCAAATTTTCTTCATACTTTTGCATGCACTCTTCCATTTTTTTATTCATCTCTTCCATTTCACGTTCCCATTCTAATTCGTCTTCAGATGTGAATTCTTCATGCACAATTTTCATTTTTAAACGTCCAGACATATCAATCATATGTACTTCTTGCTTTTTATATTTTGCCATTATAATATATTACACCTCCTTATTAATTTGTATAGGATTAATATATAACCCTTTGTAAATTTTATCAGCGAGAATAATCATATTTGAAAATGGGATTATGGCATCTGTTATAAATGTTCGCATTTTATCTCTATCTGTTTCGATAATATACCCATATTTTGTTACTATTTGAAATATTCCTAATAATTTACCACTTTTACAATATAAAGGAATCGCTATATATTGAGTATATTTACTTAGATCTGATGTGATAGATACTTTTTTGAAAATTCTTAAGATTTCTTCATTGTTCATCGCTATTTCAAAGTCTGATAATCTACAACGTATTAAATCAGCGTAATGATAAATACAATCTGATAGTTTAACTTCGCACTTACACGCATTCGGTCTGAAAGACATGCCACTAGAATGAGAAACCATGTGTATCCACTCCTCATCATTTTTATCTTTTATATAAGATACATAACTAACTGATATGTTTGCATTATTGAAATCATTACAGTATTGTTGAATTATATTTTTAGTAGATACACAAATAGCATCAATTATTTTAATTTTATTCCATGCTTTATCAGATACATAACCGTTTTCTTTAATATTATTCGCAAATGAATTAATTGTTCCTGCCCATTTTTCAATCATATCTGAAAAAGCAGAAACTTCTGATGTAACCGTTTTATAATTATTCTCCATATGAGCAAGAATAGTTGTCAATGAAAAGTTTTTATCCTTCGCTTCTTGCAATTCCTGGAAAATCTTCTCTTCAAAATTACTAAAATAAATAACAAATACAATTAATATTATCATCAAAATAATTGTAGCAAATATAAAAATTATTTTAGCAATCAAACTTGTTACAATAGAGATAATTACACCTATTACAGAAATTGCAGAAGGTATCAAAATTAATATAGTATTTTTAAACCATGTTTTTTGATAGAAATGTTCTTTCATATTTTCACCGCCAAATTTAGTATTATAGTCTCATTATATACCAATAATCGACAGAGTTCTATCAGAACGTGTGTTTATAAATGGACATGAAAGAAGAGTAGCCAACCGACTACTCTTCAAATATTTATTGTAATGTCTTTACAATTCCACGCCAATAATCGAAGCGTCCCTTGACATTTTCTTTGCTACCTGTACCACTCAGAACATATTGTTTATATTCTTCATTAGAATCATATGTTGCAACAAATTCAGATACCTTCTCTGCAAGACGAGAGAATGATTTCTTGTCTTTAACAATTCTATAACCACTATATAAAATTTGGGGGATAGAAGTGGATGGAATTTTTACTTCACCATCAAATGATTCGTTAAATCTATCCATAGCTTCTTTTAATGTGTCAGCTCTATCAAGAAACTTATCTGCATAATCAGTTACATAAGCATCAATATCTTTTGTTCTAAAAGATGTAAATTCCTGTTCCTGATTAGAAGAGATAAGCATCATAGCTTGGATAATTGTATCTCTATCTGTTCCATTCTTACGTTGTGTCTTTGACATAATTTTATCCATAAATGGATGATTAGCGAGAGAGTAGACCTTTTCGCTGAACTCATCTGATTCATGTACTACACGCATGAGCTTGTTTGACAATGGTTTTCCTGCATTCTGTCTGCGGAAAAGCTCACGAATATCTGTTTCTGTGCAATCTGTCATTCTATAAATTTGTAATTCTGATTTTAAAATTTCATCCTGAGTATCTTCATCGAGTTTATCAAATTTTAAACCAGACAAATCCTTTTCTTCACCATTAACAATAATAGTACCCATATCTTTCGATAATGCAAATACATTACCAATATAATCTCTTATAGTAGAAAGACGCTGTACACCATCAATAATTGATAATGTTCCATCTTCCTCTACGATACCATAAGTAGGATTAATTGGATAGTGACGAAGCAATGAATCAATCAAATCTGTACGTTGCTTACGATTCCACTGTCCCTCTGGTCGCTGTAATTTATGAGAAAGATTAATTGTACCTTTATTCATATCCTTTACAAGCGACTGTAAAGAACGAGTTTTTGCTGTATAATCCATTATGTTACCTCCTTAAAAAAATGAAAAATTTTACTATTTTGAAGATAACACAGTTGGAATTTTTTGTAAAGTTTTTTGAAAAATTTTGATTAAATTTCGTATTTCATAAATCGACAAAACCTATGTTCTGGATTTATGAAGTTGGAAGTATATGGTAATATAATACCAAGCAAACTGTATTTGAGCCATCGTATCTCAGGTCAATAGCACGACAGAATGCTCGGTATTTACCATACGAAGTGCCATATTTGTAGTTTGGCACGATTCATATCGGAAATAAATTCAGCTCGTTCTGAGCAATACATTTCCCAACTTTAAGAAATACTACAAAGAAGGGAGGGTAGAATTGGAAGTATTTAAAATACTTGTAAGTGGTGGACTTTTAGTATATGCTTGTCATTTACTTTGTGTCATAGTTGATACAATTGGAAAGTGTTATACTGTTAATAAGTGCAAAGACTATACGGACTCACAAACCAAGTCTTTATCACAAATGTTCACCAAGACTAGAAAAATCTTTCGTAAATAATTCTATTTCTGTATTTGTCATTTATTTCCTTTTATTCCTTAATTGAGGGCAGGTCATCACGACTGTCCTCTATTTTATTTATTTTACAAAATATCTATAAACTACTTTCAATTATAGAGACTGTGTGTTATACTGCGAACGGATACTTTCGTATTCCGCTATATAATTTTTCACTTACATTGTACACACCAACAATGTAGTAAAGATAACATCGTGTAATGCGGTGTTATTTTTATGTTGTCATATATTTATTCTCTGTTTTTCTCGACAAGAAATCGAGATTTACTTGGAATATATGTTCTCTCTACCAGAATATTCCAATATGATGTATAATACACTTACAGCTTCAAATGAAAATACTGTCATCTCCATTTATAAACGGTGTTTTTCAAACAAACACCAACCTATCAATAGTACGATGTTCAAAACAAAGACAATGATAGGAGATGATTGTTATGAGTAAGATGATTAAATATGCTGTTAAGTGCAATTCTTTATATAAACTTATTGCAGTTATCTCTGTATGTGCTCTGCTTGAAACATCTGTATACTTTGTGTGCAATACAATCCAACACATTACAGATAAAATTTGTGAATATAAAGAAGTTAGCATAAAAGCTCAGTACGATGATACCTCTTTAGAGGTTGATTTGCACGAGCAAAATGATTTAGGGACTGAGTAGAGCAGTTCCTATTTTATTTATTCTCTCTTTTTTTTGTTCCATCTTATCAATACACATAGGAACGATGTGTTCAAACAACAGAAGATAAGTTTCTGCATTTTACAATCCATCACAGATTGCCCTGTTGTGTCAGGTAGTATCGAGCGCATATTCAGTAAGCATCGTTGCATATAACTTACTGTAGGAGTTGTCGCTACTGTGAGGGCTTATCTCTGAGAGATCTATCCCATCGGATTCTTTGAGCGTCACGCTTTTACGAACCTAATTATGTTGCCATAATAGGAGAGTGGTGATACGTCTGCATTACCAGACCGTTGTACGCAGTTCCCGATTATTGTCCCTATTATTTATTTATCACCGTGTATCTCACGGATAACATACTTTAAACCTCTGTATTCAGAGTAAATTATGTATGTTGTCGGCATATTCAAAAACTGAGGGAATACATTTTATCCCTACCGACATTTTTAAAAGCTAATACGCCTGTAATTCCTAGCGCAGCCGTTTTAAGCAAACCAAGATTACTTGTTACAAAACCAATTCCTTCAGACAATTTAGTTAAACCATCAACAATAGTACCTAGATCTCCACGATCGACCATTTGCTGAATTGCACCAACCCAAGTTTCCTTGAGTGCGTTGATACGGTATTCTAAAGATTGCTCAATAGTTTCCATTTCCTTGTCGCTTGATCCTGCACTTTGTTCCATTTCATCAAGAGCCTTAGTAACACCTTTATAGTTCTGAATAAGAGCAGCACCAGCCTGAGCCTGTGTACGACCAAAAGCTTTAAGAAGGAAATCATTTTGTTGTTTCTGTGACATTTCATCCCAGATGTCAGCAATTTCACCAAAGTAATCAGTTAAATCTTTAAATTCTGTAGTAGAACCTTCTTTAAAAATAGATATGCCTTGTGCGTGTTCTGCTGTTTTAGTAAGATCAATTAATTCTCCTGTTATATTGGCTAAATCTTCCGAGTATTCTTCTGTCGATTCGTCAAATGAACGAACACGAAGTGCAACGCTACGAAGGGCTGTACCACTTTTTTCTGCATTTTGCAATACCTCTTGTATACCTGAAAACATAGCCAAACCATCTTGTACTGATGTTCCTACAGCGGCAAGGGCGGCGGCAGAACGTTCCATACCTTCAACAATATCTTGGTTAGATAAAGCCATTGTGTTTCCAAGCTTATTTATAGGATCCATAATTTCAGATTTTACTTGGTCTGGATCTATTGACCACGCTTTCATAATGCTGACCAAGCCACTCTGACTTTCATCAACACTCATACCAGGTGAGATAGAAGCAAACTGAGAACTGAGCTTTGCCATTGTTGTAGCGGCTTCAGCAGTGGAATATCCCAAACGGCTCCATGCACTTGCCTGGTCAATAATTTCTTTTGTAGTAACACCCATCTGTTTTGCTACGTTATTAGAATCATAATAAAAATTCTCAAGCTGATTCTCATTCATCACTGTAGTTTTCTTTAAGTCAACCAAAGCAGTATCAAGTTCTGTAATAGTAGAAATGGATTTCTTAACAGCATTAACCATTCCATAGAATCCAACATACATACTCAAATAACTTTGCATCTGACCAATGAAACCATATGTAGACTTTGTTTTAAAAATATCCCAAAGAGATTTTCCAGCACGACCAGCAGCAATTTCAGCATTTTCAATTTTAATAATTTCTTCTGTGATTTTTCTTAAATTAATACTTGGATCGCCAGATTTTAATTGTTCTAACAATGTGTTAAGACCGGCTTTGGCTTCCGCAGAATATTTTGTATTCTCTGCTAAATCTTTATTGATTCTCTGAATAGCTTTTTCAACACCGACTTTAATTGTACCTTTTTCAGCAGCAGAAAGATTCTTGAATTCTGTAGCAGCTTTTTCGCAATTCTGTGTTAATCTGTTAATCTGATTTTGTTGTTCTTTTGTAAGTTCATTAACACCTTGCAATGAAGCTTTATAGTCTTTAAGTGCATTATTTGCACTTTCTAATTTTGCAAGTTTTGTATTGTATTCTGTACTTGGTTTGAAATCAGATGGGTATGTTTTTGCTTGAGTAATGATATTTTGATATTTATCAATAGAATTTTGCAAAGAATTCAACTCTGAATTTAGAGTATTTTTTAAAGAGTCTTTTAATCTATTAACCGATTCAGCAGATCCATTTGATGCCTGATCGAGCCGATTTATCACGTCAACATATCTTTTCCATGTATCTGTATCTACATTCTGAGGATTTATCATAGAAGATAAAACTTGTCTTGCATCATAAGCTTCTTTTTTTAACTTCTCAATTTCCTCAATTTGTCCTGCGATTTCATATGACTTCTTACCAGTGCTTTTATCAGAGGCTTTAAGGTTATTAAGTTTTGTAACAGCATTCATGTAATTCTGAATTGCTTTTTCGGCTTGTTCCCATTTTGACTGGATTGCCCTTGCTTCTTGCTGTATTTTTTGTTCAGATTGTGCAACCTGTTCTAAGTTTTCAGAAGTCTTAGGAAATGTGTCTTTCATTCCAGATGAAATATTCGATTCTTGTGGAGTAGAGGAGAGGTTGGATTTCATTTCTGCAAATTCACTGTTAAGTTCTTTTACAGATTCCTTTGTCTTTTCAACATCATCTCGTACATTTTCAAAACCATTCGATTCAATAGAAGAAATTCTATCTTTTACATCACCAAGTTCAGTTTTTACCTCTTGAATATCAGATTTTAACTCTTCAATTTGAGAATTATTTGAATTAGAAGTATTAGAAACTGTTTCCTTTTGAGCTTCTGCTAATTTCTGTTCTGCTTCAGCAGTAGCAATAGCCTGTGTCTCTTCTTGTTTTAATGATTCAATATATTTTTTATTTTCGGCAATAGCATCTTCTTTTGCAAAGTCAAGATACATATTTGCAAGGTCTTTATCCGAATTGATATCTTCGCTTGAATATCCAAATAATTCTGCATCTTTTGCTCTGCTTTCTGCAACTTCTAACATCCTAACATATTCTTCAATGTTTTTTGTGATTTCAGGTGTAATTGGCGCATCGCCTAAATTAGCCTTCACTTTAGAATAAGCAGAATTAAATTTCAAAAGCCGATTCTCTAGTAATGTAATTTCCGTAATTAAGTTACTTTCATCTGCATTACCATACTTTTGAAAATTTTCAAACTCTTTAATTCTATTTCCTACGATTCTCTCTTTACTAAAAATTGAATCGTTTACATCAAAATCAATAGTTACTTTTTCTAATTTACTTTGTGCAACACCTTTTCGTAATGCTTCTTCATAGGCTTTGTAATACGCATAACCAGCCTTTGCACCTGCATTGGTAGCCATTGCTTCTTCATTACCATAATAGTCTTTAAAAGCATCTGCATATTTTTTTAACTGGTTATAAGCATCTGTCTTATTTTTGGTATTAAATGATAAGTCAATTCCTTTTGATAAACTAATAATCTCATTAATCTTATTCTCTAATTTATCAAATGTCTGTAGCTGTTCTTTTAATCCAGAATCACCAAACTCGAATGTGAACTTGTCTAATTTGAGTTTCTGCAATTCCTTAATTTTATCAATTACTTTATCATCTTTTGCATCTAATTGAATTGTGATTTTTTGTTTACCAGCTTTATTACTAATACCATCGAATACACCATTTGTTTCTTTTTCAAATTGTGCAAGACTAGCTCTATAATCAAAACCAATCTTAATAATATCTGAATTAGCCATTTATTCACATCCTTTCTAAACTGTACAACGCTTTCTATATTCATCCTTTAACCGTTCATGATATTTATGTATTTCTCTATACACACTGAAACTAGCAGGAATGTTATACCAACCATGATAAGTACCTTTCGGATTGTAAATAAATTCCGACATAAGATCTGAAGGTGTAATTTGGTCATAGTTATCAAACATTCTTTCAGGTGTTACTTCAACGCCACCATAAAAAATAGTACCGTGGCTATTTTTATAAAATTTGTTATAAGACCTGTATAAATTATGTGTTCTTACATACTGTTGTGGTGTGTAATCGCTATAATATAAATCAATAAACGACACATAACCATCTGTTAATCTCTGTTGAGCTTCGTGTGCCAATTCGGAAGCTTTTTTCTGAGCCTGTTTTTCCAAATATTTAATAGTGTCTTTATTTAGTCCCAATCATTATCACCTCCAAAATTTTCACTATAATTTCATTATTTTTTCACTAAAATAGGAGAGCAGTAGTAACCACTCTCCATAAGAAAAACTCTATGACATTTGACCGCCATAGAGCCTATTTATAATTTTCATTCCTTGTGCTATAATTAATTTGTCTGATAGTAGATTGTGTGTAAAAGTGACACAATCCGTTATGCATTGTTATCAGATGAGAAACACAATTTCTCCACAAAGATACATGACTTGCGTCATAGAAAGGAGCATATTGATGATAGCAATTTTATTCATCATCATGCTGCTAATAGTCTTACTTCCAGTTTGGATTTATGTACGAAACCACCGTATGAAAGACATTCATGTGAAGTTAGCATTATTTAGTGGCATTGATATTAAGTGCTCTTTCTATAAGGAGTAGAAAGACACAAGGAATGAAAGGAGAACGAAAAAGTCCGTGGCAAACCAGTCACGGCTTTTTTATTTTTATCCAAAGAAATTTGAATTTCTATACCTCTTTAAAATTTTCAGTAGTTTTAAGTTTATAATCATCAAGAATCTTTCTCAACTCATCATTGGATAAACTATCAAGTTTCTTATTCACAACATCAACAAGTGGTGTGAGAGTAGCATTTGCCAGATCAGAGATTCTTCCAATCTGTTTGCTAATAAACGCCTGAGTGGTTGTCTCATTAAACTGAGTATCTGACTGTTTCATTGTTAAAATGGTCTTAAACTCACTTAACTCACTCATAGGAATAAGCGGATCATCTTTATCAGAACCAACCATTAAAATATCAAGTAAGCCAGATGATTTGAGTGCATCATATCCATTAATAAAGCCTTTATCATCCTCGTCAATCTCAAGATCGGTATATAATTCAATCACGGCACGACAAAACTGCACATATTGAGCAACAGAATTTACTCTAATCTTATCTGTTTTACGATACTTTGTTACTCCGTTATCATCATAAGCTTCCTGTTCAAATGTTGTCTTATCTACAATCAACTGTGCGTAAACTTCTTTCTTAATGAATGATACATAAGGGGTGATTTTGATTTTACTTAATAACTGTTCCCTTAATGTGTTATTTGCCATGTTGTTATACTTTTCTACAAACTCTAAAAGTTTCATATTCCTTTTTCTCCTTTAATCATTTATTGGCGAGAATTTTTCACATTCTCCATTATGTATTTCTTTTTGAATTCGACCTTCTATAGCTTTCTTTAGAAGACTACAATTTCGTTTGTATCTTTTACATCCGATGCAGTGAGATTTAAATTCATCAAACTGTGAAGCATTGTCAAAAACTCCAATGTAGTCAACAGGTCGTATTGTAATTTCTATTCGTGGATTTTCTGAATCATAATAAATCCCTTGTACACGTTCACATAACTGAGTGTCATCAATCCACACTGATTCGCTGTCTGTAATCGCATCGGCAAGACACTTGAAACTATTATTGGCATCTTTGTCTACTCTGTCAAAATAGAAGATACAATCCATATAATAGTGCTGTGATTTGTCATCCGATTTAATCCAGTTTTGTTTTTTTGCTTCTGTCTTTACATATTTTGCGAATTCTTTCTGATATTTAATTGCTTCTGGTTTTTTATATCCTACCGCCATTGGCTTCCCATTTTTTAAAATAGCTCTCCAACCTAAATAGTGGTTGACTGAAGGTGCGATAGGAGATGTTAATTTTAATTCTTGTATATCATTTTCTCCTTTACATAACAAAAGAGCGAATCCAAATGAATCCGCTCTTTCATAATTCTTATATTCAATTGTCATATGTACTTGGTTAATTATTAATAATCATAGGATAAAGTTCCCACTTGGCGTTGGGATATTTTTCAATGTGTTCACAAACTATTTTGTGTACTTCTTCCATATCACCTGCATTCTTGTCAATATGAATTACTTTCCCACCAGTTGCTTCAACTTCTTCACATATCAAATTAAAATATGTTCTCATAAGCAATTCCTCCTATCGCTTAATACAAAATAGTTCATACAAATCCACTTGTAATACATGTGATAGAGAAACTGCGTTGGACAAAAGAATATCAGAAGTATATTCATTTTCCAAATTGGAAATAGCAGTAGTAGACATACCACTTCGTTCTGCTAATTCCGCAATAGACATATTATGTTTATATCTGTATTCTCCAACTTTGTTCTTCATGTATTTAGTATGTATAGAACTATTTTTATTATGCATATAATATAAAAGAAACTTATAAGTTGAATTGATAATTTATTTGATATGCTAGAATTGTTGACACTAAAAATTATCATTCCTTAAATACTCTTGGTATTTTTCAGAAATGAATTTCATACTTTCTTCTGCTTGACCATTCTCCATATTATGATCGCTTAAAAGCTTTTCATAATTCTTGTATGTTTTGAATACATTATTAAAAGCTTCCTTATTCTGTTTCTGACCATTAGAGATGGAAGAACAAAAATCTAAAATATATTTTCGCTTTCTTTCTAGGTTATTATCTAATAACTCAGATTCAATATTCTCTATACCTTTGGACATTTTAGTAATTTCTTTGTATTGCCAATTATCATGTTTTTCCAATATGGCTATTCTTTTGTCAATGGTTTCTTTATCTTCTTCTGCACCAGTTTTAATGCGGAATCTATTTTTAAAATACGATATAATTTCAATAATTTCTTTCGCCCCAAACAAAATTGCAAAAAATCCTAAAATTACCAACACATAATTAATTTGCGCTAAATTTTCTATTGCTTCCATACATACAAATTCCTCCAATCTTTATAATAACTGAATGAATTCAGATGCAGTAACCTTTAATCCATCATCTCCGAATTTTTTCTTTGAAGCAGTGACAAGACCATTTCCATATGTACCTGGATATTCAACTCCATTTGGATCAAAACCATTAAGATATAATAATATCTCAAGCGCAGTAACCATATTCTGTGTTTCTCCTTTTTTAACATAATGAGAGCCAAGTGCTTTCCTAGTTGCAGAACCAAGTTTACCATCTTCAACAAGACCTGCTTTATAATCTAAGTTGATGGCGTGTTGCAATACTCTTACTTTCATCATATTTGTTTCTCCACCAACTAAACCATCGGTAACAATTTTTACACCTGTGAATTTAATAGCTTCACGTTGACCACGTTTTACTAATTTATTTCCAGATGTGACACTCTGGATAGTTGTGATAATTGTATTCTGAGATGTTTTAGAACCATCTGTATATGCAACAATTACATGTTTGCCAGGTGCAACAATAATATCACCACATTCGATATACTCTGATTTACCAAGATATTTTGATGCTTTTAATTCTTTAAATAATCCACTTCCTACTAAAGCACCACCAATGTTGCCAGAATATACAGCAGAAGAAATGACAGGTTTTCCATATGCAACATTTACAGCACATGCTGCTAATTCGGAACAATCAATTTCCACAGGTGTCTTTACATTTGCTACAATCCAATTAACGTTTTTTAATGCGTTATACGATGTAGTCCTGTGTTCCTGACAATAACCAAAATTGTTATTTAATGCAATAGCTTTGGCAGCCGCACCAATCTTAACTGCGTATTTTCTATCGGCACATCTATAAACTCTTGTCTGACCAAAATTATAAATATTTCCACATTTGACTTCTTTGCCAGTCTGATCACCGGCTTTACCTCCGGTTGTTTTACCATATTCGTTTGCAGAAGCCCATGCACATAATACAGCCATAACAAACTCCTCCTTTCAAAATTATTCCTTTGGATTTTTATAAGTAAGAGCAGTAGTAGAATCTCCAATACCTCTAGTCGTAGGATCAGTAATTGCATTAAATAAAGATACTAACGCCATTACAACGACATATGGATTACTTACTGCCTGTACAAACGTTTCCCACACCTTTGACCAAGTTGTTAAGTCGGATGCCTGTAATCCGAAATATGTAAGAATTGGAACTACAACAGAAATAATAACCTGTGCAATAAATAAAATATTCTCTTTGTTAAAACGAACTTTCCAGTTGATTTTGTTCATAAATTTTCCTTTCCATAGGAGAGTAGTAGCGACCTGACTATTGATTACGTAATTGTTCACTCACAGGTATGACATCTACTTTTATGCTCATTGTCTTGAGTAACCTATTTATTCATAATTTTTCCATTTCATATATACTTCTTTAGTATCATTTTTAAGAAAAATCATTACAATAATTTTTCTATCATTTTTAGGACTATAACTTGGATATAAATCAATAGGATATATACCAGAATCAATATAGAATGTTTGCTGATCTCTGTTATATATACGGATAATTTCTTTTTCGTTATAACTCCTTGGTTTTAAATTGCTTTCTATAGTCATTCCTTCTATTCCTCATATAACGTAAAAAATAGGGAACATAAAACCGTTGAATAGTAATTATGTTCCCTATTTATATTTTTCAAAATCACTATTCAACATTACCATCAGTCTTTTCCTCGACTTCCGCAACAATATCATTTTTAACAGATTCATTATCTGTTTTCTTTTCTTTTTTATTTATAGTTTTCTTTACCTGCGCCTTCATAATTGAAGCAATAGATTTCTGATAACTCTCTCCAAAATTATCCTTTTTTGATAAATCAAGTTTGGACAGTTTCTCTTTTGCTTCAATATCAGTTATTCGTCCATCTTCATACGCAGAAGCAATTCTATCAATTTCGTGACAATTATCACTACACCAACAAAAGTACCATGTTGGTTTACTTTTGTCTTCTGGATTACATACTGGGCAAAAACTGTATTTTTTTCGGCATAACATACAGGTTCTCAAATCTTTATTAGCCATTAATCCTCCTTATAAGAGGGCAGTGATTAAACTGCCCAAGCAATCTTATTTAGATATCTTCCTCTTCTTCATCAATGTAGTAAATAGAGAAAAGTTCAGAATCTGTAGAACATGCGTTAAGCATCATAGCTCCTTTGTAATCCATTGTCTGAGAATCACCGCCCTGAAGTGCAAGAGTAAACTCTGGACTTGGCATAAATGATGGAATGTGAATGATTGCAGCTCTAAGAGTTTCTGTATCACATTTATCAACAACTAATGCCTTGAAAAATAACTCATGCGCTTTCGGGAATTTCTTACCAGAGTTGGTAATCTTAGCACCGCTATGAATTGTCTTCTTGTATTTAACGATGTACTGTGTCTCTCCATCTGCTGTTGGTGGAGTTAATACATCGCTCGCAGGTGTATTGTCAGGTTCACCAGATGCATCTGTATGTACAATAGCAAATTCTGTTGCAGTAGCAGAAGTACCTTTTGTATATAATTCTTTACCCATAGAACCTTTTGGGGATAGAGAGTTTACGACAACAGAACCATCTACATAACCAGTAATATCAAGTGTTTCACCTGCCTTTACAAGCTGAATCATCGGCATAACAATACCTTTGTCTTCTGTTGCAATCTCTGCATCTGTGGCTGAGATAGCTTCGACAACTGCAAGATTAAGAAATGCATTAGTTGCAGTTACCTCGCCTTTTTTACCCGTATATTTTCTATATACAAGGTTTCCATCCTTATCATTGATATCAGTAGAATCTGCTGTAATATCAATATTGGCTTCTGTAAGCTGAGTTAAAGCATACAGAGGTGTACCGTTTGCTTTTGCACCGTAACCAAACTGAAGTCTATCAACGATTACGTCACCTAATTTAAATGCCATATTAATTTTCCTCCTTTAAAATTTGTTATTTTTATGCAATAAAAAATGAGCGATTATAAATCACTCATAAAATTAATTAAGTCATTTGGGATATCTTTTGCACTAACCATGCCGCCATAAATACCATGCATAGCTGCAACGCCCTGTTCATATTTCTGTATTCTTTGTACAGAGTCCATGAACTGACATATATTAACTTGTTTTAAATCATCCAACTTGTATTTAAAGCCAGGATGATTTATGCAAGCAGATACAAGAGGTAAGAGAGTGGAAGATCCTTTCTTGTCTTCGCTCTGTTGTACCTTCATTCTATCTTCTTGTAACATCCAATGCTTTGTGGTTTTACCTTTTGCCTTTTCTGTTTTCGGATGAACATTCATCATTGTACGAATATATTCCGCAATCTCTAAATATTCATCATCATAAATAAGGATGTTCTTATCTTCGTTAAATAGCGCCAAGTGGTCATATTCTGTATCTTGTTTATTTTTCTTTGCGGGAGTTAACACAAATCCATCAAAATTAAAATCTTTAAAAATTAAATTTAGTGGTTCTTTATCTTGTACAAGTTGATACATTATATAAAATACTTCAATGTCTTTGGTTTTGTTCCAATCCTTGTGAAAAGTATCATATAAGAAAACCCTAATTGATGTTGGGTTATTGAGAAAAGGTGATAAAGATTGATAAAATCTAGTTTCCCCAACTTCAAGAATATCTCCGATTGTTGGTACAGAAATTGTAATATTATTTATGGTATAATCTTCACCAAAATACATTCTTAATTTATCAAAATGATATTCTGATTTTTTATTATTAGATTTATTTTTCTCAGAATCTTGTTCTGCGGCATTTTGTAGATTGTCTAGCGTTTCTAATACATCCATTTAATCACCGCCTAACTCCATAATTGGTGATAGAAGTTTTACCATCAATTGTTTTGTGAATTCCATTAGTATCAACAACTTGGAATACAAGAGTACGAACGAGATAGTTATTATCTGTTGTGGATTCTTTAGAAGATATGAGATGAGTCTGCATACCAAAGATATTAGACCAGTTGAATCGTTCTCTTATAATAGAAGCGATTAAATCATGGCGTGGAATACCTGTAAGTTTATCATACCTGTCATTACCGTGAACAAATATTGTAAATGTAATATTTGTGTACTTTAATGTATCTTGATAACGAGGCATTTCGTCAAACGCTACTTGATAACATATATAGTGTTTTACTTCTGTCTGAGTGTCAGGAATAAATAAAAAAGGACGAATGTTTGAATTACTACCAAAGTACCGTTCCCATTCGCCTAATGGCTCATATTCACCTATTTCATTATTCCACTCCCAGTTTACATTGCCATCATCATCAAAAAGTTCCGTTTCTAAACTTTTTTCATTGAGGGCATATAATAAGTCTGGACGAGTTAATAAAGCTTTTTCAATTTTCTTCTTATATTGAATGTTTTCATCATCAGGAGCTGATTTATACTCTTTAATTTTATTTAATAGATCAATTTTTGTAATTATCTTTTCCGTTATTTTCACCTCCTAATCTGCTAATTCCAACGCAAGAGTTTCAGATTCAATTATTACACCATCTTTTTCAATAGTGCATTTAACAGACAATATTTTGCCAATAGTAGAAGAATCACTAGTAAACTTTACTTTCTTTTGGTTGTACTCTGTACCAGCTCGCCATGTAACTTTATCAGTCCAATCTTCATTGTCAATAGAGCAAGTCCATGTAAAAGTTGCATCAGCATATTCAGTTGTAATATCTTCATTGGAATCATTAAATAGATTTACTGTGAGATTTTTATAGCTGCCACCAACTTTAATAGTTGAAGTGGATGCTGAAATTCTTGCTGTAATAGAAGATGGGGGAGTGGTTGGAGTAGATGGATCTGTTGGGGCAATTTCTGAATCGAAATAATTCGCATACATTTCACCTGTTTCAAGATTAACATAATCGGTATGCTCATTCCAAAATGCCGTATATATAGTAAGTTTTTGAATACCAAATGGCATTGAATTTTCAACCTTGGTCACTGTCCATACGGTAGGATGTTCTGTTAAAGCACTTACTACAACTCGCATATTTTTAGAATCTTCAGAAGTGTACCAAAACTTCTCTGTAATAGAGTTCATTGGCAACCATATCTTATCCTGATTATCTGTGTGTGTAAAATATCGGTCTGTGTAAGTGCCTATAGTGTAGGAATTCTGTTGCCTTAAACAACACCACATACGTCTCTTAATGCGCCTATCATTAGATTTTTCAATCCATGTAAGTTCGTAATTTACTGGTAAAATCAAATACTTTGGAAACTGATTTGCAGGTTCATTTCTACAAATTAACCATTTATGATATACCCCTCTATCGTCAGGTAAATCCACCCAGAGTCCTATCGGAAATGTCGCAGAATAGCGTTTCCTAAAATCAGTCTCATAATAATAAAGATCATCACCCTCATTAAATCTTACAGGCTGACTTGGACGAAACATAAGATAGTATTCCACTTGATCTTTATCCATTGACTGATAAGATTTGATAATAAACTTTGCATCTATCTTTGTCTTATTGGTATTTTCATAAGTCATACCTTCAGCAAGAGAACGTGTAATTCCATGCTCATCTGTGAAGAAGTCGTCATGAAAATGGTCATAAATGTAACAAGTCTTGGAAGGAATACTGTTATCCCAAGTTTCTTCCATCAAAAAATCAGATTCTTCTTTATAAATCTGACCTAAAGTTTTCGCATTATTTGTTTTGGCGTTAGCGATTCGCCGTGCTGTCTGTAAGCTTGGCATCACCAACACCCCCTTCAAACATCTGCTTAATATAATTATGACTATCTAAAATAGCCCTACGAAATGTCATGTAATCAAACTCATCGGATACGGCTTCGTCATAAGCAGCTTGCAAAGTAGCCATTAATGTGACCATAATTCCATTATTATTAAATAGAGTCTTTGTTCCGCTAAATTTGAACATAACATTCTGAAAAAATATAAGAAAAGCCTCATCGTTCTCAAATATTTTTTCTTCTATTCGATTATCCTTATAAAGTAATAACTTATGAACATCGTTATGCATCGCATGTGCAGCTTCTTTAATTTGTCTTTTAGTGAACGAACCATATATATATTCCATAGTTATTCACCTCGCACATATGAGTTATTAATATATCCATGACTTGCAAGTTTTCTACTGAATTCATGTTGTAATGTATCCAATCTACTCTGCATATCTTTATATGGATTCTGTATGTTTTTTTCTTCTTTTGTTCCTAAAACTCTAGCAGTAAATTTTGCAGAGTCAACCTGTGGTTTTAACCATTCAATTGTCATTCCAAGAGTGAACAATCCTATAACATATTCTTTATCTGCAAAATCGCTAACAGGATATTGCATCTCAAATTCAATCTGTTGGATTTCGTCATCCATATTAAATGAAGCGAATTTTCTAATAACTCGTTCATCACCTGCAACCATGCGCAAGCGTTCAGTCCATGTTTCATTAAGATCGTTTTCGTCAAGAGAAAGTTCTTTCATATCTGAAATTCGTCCTCTTGTTCGTGAAAAAATTGTTTCGTATGGAAGCGTCATTGTGAGCCTCCTTTACTATTCCTGAACTAATGTAAGTAACATTTTTGTACCAAAAATTTCATCAAGAGCCTTAATTTTGTGAACTGAATCAAGTGCATGAGATTCAATCATTGTAGAAGCAATACCTTTAAGGGCTTCCTTTGCACCTTTTGGAAGCTTTTTAATTGTTTCTGACATCTGCGGAACAGGAAGATTTAAAATCTCATTTAAGTCACTTGTTTCATACATGGACTCATATAAGTCTTTTACAGACTTATTCTGTTCAACAAAATCTTCATCCTCAATAATAATTCTTGGTGAATAAATGTTTACATCTTCACGAGTTCTAACGAGATAAATTAAATCTCTATATTCAACATCAACTACATCTCCACAGTCAGCCCAGCTATAAAGGATATGCGAACGTGCTCCTTCAATATAAAGCCCACCACTTACTAATGAACGACATGAAACAGTATCTTCGGGTGAAAATGTTTTCATATCTTCTTTAACTTCTGTAGTTTTTGTTACCTTTTCTGTACTGCCAGTAGTAGCAGTAGTTTTCTTTGTATATGCCATTTCCTTTCAATTCCTTTCAAAATAGGAGAGTGGATTACCACTCTCCATATAATTAATCTATAAGTAAATCCTACAGATCCCACTCACCATGATAACGAGTCATAAGAGTTGCAACACCCATACGTCTCTGTACCTCATAAGACTGCATATCATCCTTAGTAGCACCCTTTTCGTTTACTTCAAGCTCAGTCTCTCCATAGTCAACAAACTTGATAAATCTATCATCAACTGCTGGCATGATATAGAGCTTCTTGTTATCAACGATAGGAGTAGCAAGAGACTTATCAGTAAACTTCTGTGGAATCTCCATAAGAGGTGTTCCTTCGTAGCCACCGATAATACCTGTGTTTGCTACAGACTCCTTGATTGAATTAGCAGGATCAGCCCAATCAACCTTTGTAAGAGCATTAAGAGACTTTAATGCTGTCTTAGTACCCATGATTACAACACCGCTTTCGTTAGCAGCACCAACCTTTTCGATAATTGCATCAAACTGAGCCTTTGTAGAAGCAGCTAAAGCACCAGTACCCTTGAGAGTAGCAGGAACAGGAATAAGATTTACACCATTTGCAAACTGAGAAGAAATGAGTGTCTGAACCTTCTGGATATAAGCCTTAACAACCGCATCCACGAAAGCACCCCAATCCTTACGACCAGTTAAGAAGAGACGAATATCTCCACCAACCTTGATACCATATACTGCTGTATCAACATGGTAAGACTGACCAGAACCTAAACGCTGGATGGATAAATCATGTGCATCACCGCTGACCTTACTTACAGTAAGTAATACTTCATCATCAGCCCAGAATTCATTTACGTCTCCATCTTTCATATTCTTTGACTCAACATAATTGTTGAAAAACTCATTCTCAGAAAGACCATGAGCAATCTGAGTATCAATAATTTCCTCAATTACCTCGAAGAACTGTGTTCCTCTCTCAGAATTTAACGCTCTCTTAATCTGCTTATTAGAAGAATCCTTGGTAAGTCCAAGGTATTCAAAACAAGCCTTTCTAATTGTGTCGCTAGCTTCTGCCTTAGAAATTACACGATTAGAATCGGCATCATAAATTTCACGACCTGCACCGAGGTCAAACATAAGATTTTTTACACTTGTATCTAACATTTATTTATTTCTCCTTTCTCAAAAATTAGGCTTTCTTTGTAAGCTGCATAGCGGCAGTTACACCAGAAATGGCTTTGAGTTCAACACCGTCTTTAACAGCGATTTCACCAGAAAATCCATCTGCTGAAATTTCAACTACATCACCAACTGCGAGTTCATAAGCTCTAACTACCTGAGTAGGAGCATTTGTATAGTTGCTTTCTTTCTTAAATGTGTTGCTATATGTCTCCTCGATCATTGGCACTTGGTATACAAACAGGGCATCTCCAGGAGTTACTACTTCTACATAGAAATTTCCATTATTTGCTTTACCAACGACCTTTCCTTCAAATGAAGTAGGTGCTGCTGCTTTATAAAGATCTAACTCTACGAATTCACCCTTACCAACGAACCATCCGTTGTCTACATAAGCACTTGCTGCTTCTGCTAACTGAATGTTATAAATATGCTTTCCACCATCTCTTGCGAGAACTTTAGAAGGGAAAGCCACTGCATGTTTTGCAATAGTCATCTGAATCATTTATTTTTCCTCCTTAAATTTTTGCATTAAAAAAGACACTCAATTTGAGTGTCATTACATTGATTTATATTTCTTGTTTTATTTGCTAAAAAGATTTCCGTAACGGTTATCCTTCTTAGACTTGTTTACATTAGCAAATACTTTTACGGTTGACTTTTTCTGAGTTTTATCAGTGGTAGCTGCAAAAGTTTTCATATTAGAATCCGCATAGATAAGTTTTGCTTCCTTCTCTAAATCTTCGAGAGAGTAGTTATCCATATTTGTATACAGTTTCTCAAAATCCTTATTAATGAAATTTCCTTCTTCATCTTTTTCAGAAATAGAAGCAAAGTTTTCATTTGCAAGAATTTTCTCACGTTTTGCATGAAGTTCATTCTTTTCTGCTGTCTCCTTAAACTCTTTGAGTGCAGCGTAGTTTGAACGCATAGACTGTAACTCTGCAAATTCACTATCTGTTAAAAGTTCACGATGTAAATTGTATCTTTCTCCATCAAAAGCTACATTATCACCGTCTTTTGTATAGTTCTGACCGAAGATTTTATCACCATTCCAGTTCTCATATGTAAAATGATCATCGTAAACAGCGTTGATAAAGTACCACTCATTATCAGCATCTTCATATTCAGATAAAAGCTGGTAAAGTGCATATCTTGTATCTTCATGACTGATTTCATATGTACGAACAATCTTTTCAAAAGTCTGACTTTCTCCTTCATTACCATCTGGATCAGAAACTCCTTCACCATCACCTTCTCCATCATTGGAAGGCTCACCAGATTCTCCGCTACCTGAGTTGTCTCCTTCTGAATTGTCATCATCGAACATCTCAGCGAATTTTGCTTCAAGTTCCTCATCTGACATTTCTGTATAGTCGAATGTTACATCTTCAGCAGTCTTACCATATTTGGCAAGTAACTCTTCAAATTTTGTCATTTTGTTATTTGTTCCTCCTTCCTTTGATTTTTGATTTATATCAAAACTCTCAAGAATATTAGTTAATTTCTCTAAAGTTTCAACCAATTTGTTGTCTGTGTTAAATGTTACTGTTTCTGCATTTACAGCGAAATCTTCAATTTTAAAATTACTTCCTGCCATACCAGGGGATACATCCTTTGACAGAAGAGTAAGACCTGATACATAAAAATCATCTAACTGCAATGTTTTATTAGCAGTATTAAATGATAACTCCCTAATGCATAATTCCACCGAACAATCTACAGTTCCACGTCTATTAAGAATCTCAATAGCGTCCTGACAATACTCATCGTATAAATAACCATGCAAAACTGCACGATTTACGCCAGCATCTTCATCATATTCAATAGTAGTCTTTGTGCCATCAATAACGCCGATAGGCTGTTCTTCGTATACAACTTTGTCGTTACCATCTTTGTCAGTAGTCACATAATAATCATGGCTACCGAAGTCTAATTCATTATCTGAATTGGTAGTGATATGTGCTAAGATTGGACGAAAGTTTGCTGATGGGACATTTTCATTAAAAGATTCTTCGGAGATTTCCGATTTATTGAGATTGACATGATCGTGAAATGCACGACTGACGAATGGAGTAAGAGACTCTTTATGTTTATCTTTATCTTTAGAAGTTTTTTCAAAATTACCATTCATACGAACCATAAGTTCTTTACCGAATTCATTACTATCAAAATGAGCAAAATTATTTTTTAGACAGAACTCATACAGCTCATCAATAGACATAATTCGTCTTTTCTTCTTTTTTGGCATTATTTAACCTATTCCTCCTTTCTTTGTTGATATACCACTCAAAGCAGGAGAGTGGTTAGAATGTAAGCATATTGCTATACTGAATTTTTGTTATATCTATATCATTTGAAAACCGAAACTTTTCAGCATTCAAAAATACATAAATACCATTAGAATTTTGCACCTGTTGATATCCTTGCTTAGATAAGAGAGTAGCAGTAGGGATATCTTGGGTTGTTATAAATTTCTTTTTCATAATCCATCTACTCCTTATTTATTGTTCTTATCTTGGTCTTTCGTCTTGAGTCCTTCATCACTTAAATCTGATTGGTCTTTCTCTTGACCACCACCTTGGTTATCACCAGATTGTGTATATGATGTGCTAAATGGTTTAAGCCTTTCGCCAAGATTCAGACAGTCTTCCTCTAAGAAATTCATAGCAAGAGTATCTTTTTCAGATACACCGTTTAATGTGTTGTATAAAATCTTGTTTGGAAGTCCATTTTGGCAAGACTCAAGGATTGATTTCTTAAAATCATCCTTCTGATAAATAGAGACATCAAAGAATTTAACTTTACAAGGTTCGGATATCCAAGTCGATAAAAGTCGATTTACAATCGCTTGAATCTGTGGAATAAGAGTCGAAATAGAAAATGTAGAATCTGCAAGTACGCCATATTTAAAGGCAGTAGAGTTAGAAGCGGAGTTTAGATTTAATATCTGAGCACCACCAGCCGTATTGAGGATTTCTTTTGTAGCTTTTTCAACTTTTGTAACATCGCCAGTTGCATCATCTGGAAAACTAATTTCATGTAATTCACCAGGAACAATAGCAGCAGAGATATAGGGTGGCAATGCCTCTTCAAGCATACGATTGAAATACTGGATCATTATATCTGGATTAACTGCCCAATCATCTACATCATTTCCCATAGTTTTCATTTCAAGCCATACTAATTTATAAATATTAGCTGCCTGTTGAACTGCCTGATAATCAGAAGCATCCATAAGGTCAATTAGTGATAAGAATATAGGAGTGAGCACAGGAACAATTGTTTCCCAATCCTCTGACCTGAATTTAATACAGACATTATATTCTTCTGGAATTAGCTGATATTTTTCGTTTGTACTCTGATATGTGTTCCACATAGTATTGAATGGTTCACCCCAATATTCTAATAACTCTGAATTTCGCTTAAAGTAACTCATATCCATTGCACATGCGAATGAGCCATCAGGAAATACACCTGCAATTCTCATATACGATGGATCAAGTGGAAGAATAAACATTCCCTGTCCCTCTGTGTAATAAGCACATCCATAAAATGCATCTTCTCGAAGTGTTATAGAAGCAGCTTTACGAAACTCATAATTTAATCCGAGAGTATCTACAACATCGACTGTTTCCTGATACTTTTGTAAAGTGGATTTTACATCGTTATTATCTGAAATTATAAATGGAGGAACGATATTTCGAATTGATAAATCAATCTGATTTGCATAATATTTGCAAAGACGATAGTAGATTTCTGAACGATAATAAAGATAGCGAGATAAACTTCTAAGACTTGCTTCATTGGAAGAAATATTCTTAATATAATCTTTTACATCTTCCTTTGAATAATTACTGATTGTAGTGTATGTTTTAGATTTCTGAATATCTCGAAGACTTGTAATTGCACTTGTTGCATCTTCGTAACGTTCAAGTCTACTTTTATTTTTCTCATACCATTCACGCATTTCATTTGCGGTTGGCTGTTTTGGAGTAGAAGAAGTAGTTTTCTTCTGTGAATTATTTACTTTAGCAGGTGCATTAGAATTTGCATCTACTTTCTTAGGTCTAGGCATATTTGATAATGCACCTCCTTAATTGTATTTTGCTTTACGGATTGTAAGCTTGTTTATAAAACTTGTTGCATCCTCTATTGGACGTTTTTTATTTGTAATAGCTTTCCTACGTTCACACATGAGAGCGTAAGAAGCCATACACGCCGTATACGCACGATCGTCGTGGAGCTTATTAGCTTTCTCAGGCGTAAGTTCAAATGAATCTTTTCCAGAATCTCTTTTCTTACGAACCATATTTACAAGTTCTTCTTTTAAAGCATCAATGTTAGCAAGTGCAATTTCATCTTGCCAATCAAGCTTTATAGTTTTTGTATTAACTGATTCAATTTTCTCTAATTCTTCATTAAGCTTAGTTTCAAATTCTTTCTCATTAACTTTTTGCTTCCTGAGTTCGGTAGAAATTCTTTCTTTCTCTTTAGCCAGCTTCTTTTCATCAACATCGAAAACAGTGAGATAGCCTTTGTGATCATATTGTGCGGTAAAGCTGATTTTATCTTGATTCATTAATTCAATCATTGCTTCATACATTTCAGATTTGTAACCAGCAGGAGACATAAGATGCACTTTGTCTACTGCATTAGGAAATTTCTTAACATAATCAGCAGAGTATTCCTTATCAATTAATCCTCTGTGAACAATACCAGCAGAATCCGTCCAATCTGGCATCAAATAATCTGCTATATTAACCCCTGATCCGCCGCTACCTGCATCAATGTATATACCAACAATATTCCCATATGCGTCAGCTCCACCATTGTAATCAAGAATTACTTTTTTTAAATATTCAATCTGATCTGGTGTCTGCATAGGAGATTTTATTTTTTTACCAACATCAACAAGATTAATACAATTTACCAATCTCATTCTTGTATCAATGCTTCCATCAACTTGTTCATATTCATAAATTTCTCCAACAAGAATTACTGAATTATCACGACTTCTAGCAGGATCATATGTGATGACGAATTTTTTATCACCTGTATCATTGTAAAGAAGAGGTTTTCTTGTTTCTTCGTTTCGTGTAATAACACCTCTACGAATAATTGCATCAGTGCCAGCATCTGTAGTAAAAATACAATAATACTCACGTCTTGCTTTTTCTGGATTTGTTCTCATTTCCGATTCAACAGTATTTCGAGATAGAAGAGGGGTGACTAATTCTCCCCTAAGAGTTGGTTTAAATGCTTGTTCGCAATCTATATGTAAAACACAATAATCTGGATTTCCCATAATTTGCTGTTTAGAAAAGTCACGATACAGTCTCCAAAATTGAGTATCAGTTGAAGAAGCTGAACTTATATAATATTTCTGATATGACAAATCTCGTGGTAAGCACCTTTGACGAATAGGATCTATTGAATTACCATCTACATCTTTACCAGTTTTTAAACTTTTATTTACAACGGCAAATGCACCATATACATTCATCATTTCATCAGATAAGAAACCACTTTCATCAAAAATTACTGTGCCTCGCATACCTCTCTTGGCATCTATATTTCCGTTCAATGTCCTAGTCATAGATCCGTTATAACATGAATAGGAAAAACCATTGGACGAGTGTGAGAATCCGTCACCTGCTGCATTTTTGATTTCTATCTCATTCTTGAATAAAGAACCAGTTGAACCATAAAATGTATCAATATTATCATTAGCGAGTCGTTCCAAAGTAGTGAAAGTTTGTTCAGCCTGACCACCTGTACCGCTTGCAATATATGTCCATACATTACAAAAACACATATCTTTAGACATAATCTCAAGGTCAATAACTGTACTTTTACCATATCCACGAGTACATACTGCAAGTACATTTGGGCAAACCCAACTTCTTTGTACAAGAAGTGCTTGCCCATCTAAAAGTTCTATATTGAAAAAGAGATCTATAGCTTTTACTGGGTTGCATTGCAGATATTTTTGGATTTCAGCGATTTGAATATAAGATTCAATTTTACGAGAAGAAATAGAGTAACCATGTGGTTTTACATATATTCCGTATTGATTATAAAAATCCTTATCATAATCAAAAATTTCATTCTGATAGTAATTCATAATCATTTGTTTATTCTGATTCATTTTCAACAACCTCCTTTGATTCTTCATCAGGAGATTCTTTCTCTTCGTCAAATTCCGCAAAAACAGAATAAACATCTTTTAAATCTTTTAACTGTTCTTCGTTTAGTAAATTATTTTCTTTTAATGTATCCCTCAAATCAAGATTTTCTCTCAATAAGATTCTATTAATTTCTTGATAAGCATCCTTTTCTTTACGAAGACCAGTATTTACAACACGCATTTCAGAAACCATATCTGACCATTCAGATTCGTCAAGTGCCAATTGCTTCATAATAGAAGCATCACTGATTTCCTGAACTTGTTGCATACCTCTACAAGTATCAATGTCAAAACCATTGACTTCACCACTTCGTAGGTTAAGACTCTTAATTTTTTTGATTTTACCAGTCCAAGTATTTTCACCTTTTTTAGCATTTTTATTGTGCTTTAATGAAATACAACTGTCTTGAGCAAGACTTGTAATAACCGAAGTTATTTTACCTTTACTTTCTTGTAGGGATTTAATTGTTGCAGAATTGCGTTCAATATTAGAAATATCACACATTAATTTTGATATGGTATCATCAATTTTAGATTGTTGTAAGAATCCACGAACAATAGAGATAGCGGAAGAGGTACGCATCATGTCTTCATTTGCATCTTCACTAGAATCTAATAGACCTAATAACTGAGAATATAAAAATGGTTGGTCGGCTATATCCTCTTTTTCAAAAGGATCATAGCTGAGTAATCGAATAACATCATTCTTATTTTTTAAGAAACTATCATATGTATCCAATCCTGCGTGAGACTCAATAAGTTCCTCCTCGGTTGTTTGTTCCTTTGGTGCCTCGTCCTCGACTGCGTGATTATCAAAAATATCCGAATCTTTAAATGTCATGGTGTTATATTGTCCCATAGCCACATTCTTTACATATGAATAATAACCATTGGAACGGACTTTACCTGATGCTAAATTTTCTGATTCTTGAATACTAGCATCCCATAATTTTGATAAAAAAGGCTTATTAAGATACCTCATTGTTTCGATTACAGAGTTTTTATCAGGCTCATGTTCAACCTTGTCCTTCCCAATTTTAAGGGCTATCTTCCTTGCACAGTCTTTACAAATTGGAGTAAGACCACTTTTATTCATTGGATCTGTACTTACATAAAATTTATCCCTTGCTTTATGTGTATCACACATGTAACACCAAGCACCTTCTTTAAGTAACTTGATTTTCTCTTCCTGTGTTTCAACTTTCTTCTTTAATTGTGCAGCCGTTAATTTTGTAGGCTGTGTTTCTTTTGTCGTAACCAAACTAACGACCACCTCCTTTTATTCCAATATAAAAAAGCCACTTCATACGAAATGACTTCTCGTAATTTCCAATATTAAATTTCCAATGAAAGTGCAATTTACTTCACTTAGCACACCTTCTACGATTTGAACATAGACCTAACGATTTTGGAGATCGTTGCTCTACCAATTAAGCTAAAGGTGTATATACAAAAGAGCCATCTCTCATGAAATGACTCTTTCTTAAAAAATTATCTTTCTCTAAACTAAATGAAACTATTTTCATTACGACTTTATCAGAATAATCTGCGTAGTTGTTGCCTACGGATAATTTGATAGGGCGGTAGTAAGTGTTGAGCTTACACACCTAAGTTTCGTATGCATCCAAAAAATAGGTTTTTACATCAGGTTTACCGTACGAAAAGATTTCGGTGAGAGTCGAACTCACGCCCTCGGAGTTGCAGTCCGATGCCTTGACCAACTTGGCTGCGAAATCATAAATAGAGCATAACGGACTCGAACCGATACTCATGGAATGAAAATCCATTGTCTTACCTTTTGACTAATGCCCCATATTTTGGGTGGAAGAGTACCACCCATTATTTTTACTCAGACCAAACAAGATCTGTTGTATAAGCCAATGTATTAATCGGAGTAAATTCTGTTACCTTGTAAGAAGCTAAAAGCTCAATACATTTCTTCTCTAATTCATCTTTATTTTCTGTAGAATATTCAACAGTTTCATATTCGCCAGTCCCAACCAATGTAGTAACTTCTTTTACTTCATGGGTATCTTCATCGGTTACAGTTTCTTTCTGTTCTTTCATAATTTCCTGCTTTACAGTAAGATAACGATACATTCCTGTTTTGGAATCTTTAATAAGAATTTTATACATAGTCAGCCTCCTTACAGTACAACAGATGTTTCAGCTTCAAAATCATTTGCCAACGCTCTGATTTCTGTTAATTTTGTTGTGATTGCAGCTTTCACTTTTTCCAAGAAAAGAACTGCCATTGCCTGTCCTAATTTTTCAGGAGTATTAAACACTGTACCAAGAGAAGCAGTAGGAATTTTATTTATGTCAATAGAAAGTGTAATAGATAAATTCTCATCGAGAGTGTACTTTTTATTTACTAAATCAGAAATTGTGACCTTTTCAATAGTAGAACCGTCTGGCTCATCAGTAACAATCACAGGAATTCCTGTATCTGAAAGTTTCAAATTTCCAGAGAAGTCAATCTGGCTATATTCGATATATCTTACGAAATTATGTAACTGATTTTTCTCTGTATCAGCATCTCTTATACTATCACCCAATTCTTCAACATTTAAACTTACTGTAATTACATCTTCGTTAATTTCTGTTTTCTGTGCTAATTTCATTATTCAGTTTCCTCCTCACTTAATAAGTTATAAAATTCTTTTAATCCGCAAATCATATTTTTAATGGTAGACTTTGACAAATTACACTGTAATTGTGGTAAATTCATATCTGTATCATTTACTTTAAAAACAAGACAATTGTTATCAAAATCAATACTCATACTTGCTTTTGTCTGATTTCCAATAAGCATCTGTAAAGCTTTTAAAGTTTTGCCATTATCACTTGTAATACTTAATATGTCACCAATTTCTAAGTCGTTTTCAGTAACCTGTAAATAAGCCATTATATGTGCACTCCTTTCTTTTATTTTCTTAGCTTCCTTTTATTCTAACTGAGGTAATAGGATTTGAACCTACGAATACAGGAGTCAAATTCCTGTGCCTTACCACTTGGCGATACCCCAATAATCAGCATAAAGCACTAACTAGCTGATATTGCACTGTACACATGCAGTTTTAAATTAGAAAACTTTCGCAATCCATTCATGCTTATTGATTATTCTCCACATATTTTCAGTCTTCGGAGCAAAGACCAGTTGATAAGGTTTTGTATCTCTTATCCAATAGACCGCCCAGCAGTCATTCACTAATGGTTCTCATTAACGCAGAGAAGCACGATAGATATACCGCATTAAGGTTTCGTGCGCACTAGAGTTGCTATAAAGTCAGCTCTACCAAAATACAGTAGCAGGTCTTACAATGCTACATGAATAGCAAATGCCAAGATATGACATGGTGTGCCTCGAAGAGGGCTATTAAGAATCTAGCTTCGATATTTGGACACTATATTATTCTCTGTTTTGTCGCCCACTTAAGGGTTCTTTTATTTGTTCTCTTGTTTGGAATATTTTGACATGAATTGTCATGATATGATATAATGGCTAGAACAAGCAAATAATCCAACATTTTAATTTGGCTAGATTGAGATGGTTAGGCGGTTTGAGTCACATCAGAACAGTGATGTTCTGTTTATATAGATATCCTCGTGACATCATGTAGGAAATACTTACAAAGGAGGATATAACGTGACGTTTATTGAATTATTAATCTTTACAATTGTAACTGACATTGTAAGCGGCGTACTTGCTACATACTTAGTCAGATTTTTCGATAGACACAAAAATGACCGCCACTCGCCAAAGCACGGTCATTAATGTGTTAAGTATTAAATTTATTTAGCCTTTATTGATTACATTTGGCTCAACCGTCTAACGGATATTTGCTTGTTTTCTTTAGAAAATATTCTATCACAGTTTTGTGTTAAGTACAAGAGGAAATTAGACGAAGTATTAGACAAAAGCTTCATCGTGATTGTCAAATACCTTCTTTTTCAGCTTCTTTCTGTAATTCTTGTTGTTTAAACTTTAGAATTTTTAATTTTTCCCTTAAATCAGCCTTAGAAGCAGGGCGTACATAGCTCTGTGAAGTTACTGAAGTTGATTTATGGTTCGCCCATTGTGAGGCAAGATTTAAATCACCAGTATCTTCATATATTTTATTGATCGCTGTCTTCCTCATGCAATGACAATGAAAGTCCTCCAAGCCAATAACTTTACCAATTTTTCTCATTCGGTCATGAATCATGCCTTGTGTCCAAGGAATCCATTTGTCCTTATATTTATGAATAAATAAAGCATCACATTCAAGATGGTCATAATCATTTGTTCTCATAGATAACCATGTTTCAAGCATATCCTTACAGGTACTGTCAAAGGAAACTTCCACACGGTATCCTTCTTTCTCACGTATTGACTCGAACACCATATTATCTAAATCAAGCGAAGATACAGTAAGTTTCTCTAAAGCACCAATTCTGTTAGCAGAAAAGAGTGCAATTTCAAATAATAATTGGTCTTGTATTGTCCATTTGTTATTCTCTGTCTTATATAAATCTGCTCTAATAGCTGCAATCTGCTCATCATTTAAAAAATAATGATTAAGAATTTGTTCTTCGTTTGCTTTTTTCATTCTATCAAGCTTACCATCAAAAGGATGATATTTAACAAAACCACGTTTCATAGACCAAATATAGAATGAACTTACGGCAGAAATCTTCATGTTGATAATTTTCTTATGATTCATCAATGTTTCCTGACAGAAAAGCATATATGCTTCCATAATATCAACTGCATTTTCCATAAATTCATCAGAATATAAATCTAATTCACCATAATTTTCTCCTAACCACATAAGAAAGTGTCGGAACAATCCTTTATATCTCTTGTATGTAGTATCTTTTACATCACGATTTTTGATGATATTAGATTGTAAATATTTTTCATATTTCTTCCAGTTCTCTTCATAAATAAATTTCTCTTTATCAGGAGTGAAATATTTCACCCTTGTTATTTTCTCTTTTGACAATATTTCAGCCTCCTTTTTAATCAATTATTTTATTAGTGGGTAGAGTGTGATTTGAACACACAATGTTTACCATGTAGGTCACGGTTTTACAGACCGCTTGCTTCAGCCATTTGCATACCTACCCATATAAAAAGAGCGTGTAGTACAAACCACACACTCCAAAAATCTAAAATCCAAAAGCCTTTAACATCTTCTGAATATCTTCATGACTTAACTCATCGCTAGAGTAGTAAGAATAACTCATATAAGAGTCGCCATCTGACTTACTGGCAGTAAATCCGTGAGTATTTCCATCTTCATCTTCAGAAGTATGTAAATAAGTTTCATCATGCGCAGGACAGTTCTTACAATCACCATCGCAGTCATCTTCCTGACCAAACAGAATAACTTCCTTATCCTCGTTTACATAGTAATTAATAATATCCTGTGAAATATCACCATCCATATCAATATAGAAAATATCTGTTTTATCAAGAACTCCAAAGTCCTCGATAGGGACAACAGTGATTACACAATTATCATCAACCGATACTAAATATTCGTCTATATTCATATAATCTACAAGATCAATCTCTTTAACACTTGTTTCATCAAGTCTAATAAGACTATCCAAAATATATTCAGCAATTTCTTTATTTACAATTACACCAACTGTTTTATCAGTATGATATAATTTATTGATATAAATAGAGATAATGTCATCAACCTTATCCTCAAGATCAATCATCTGAATGTCTTCATATTTATTTTTCTTCAAATAATTCACGACCTTTCAGATTAAGCAAAAATCTCTTTGAGAGCTTTAACAATTTTTACACATGCCTCTTTGTGAGCAGGTTTTACCCATGTATCTCCTTTATTTGCTCCCAACATTACTTTACCAGTTCTCTCAGGAACATCCTTTGATTTTACTTTGCAAACACCAGGAATAGTAACCTCGTCACCTGCTTTAACTGCATCTGCAACGACTTTTGCCTGTGCGTCTAAAATTTCAGCTACATCCTTCTGTGGAATATTGATAGATACCTCATTCTGAATTCCTTTAATTAACTCTGATTTTGTCATTTTTTAATTTCTCCTTTATTTTCCTTAATTTATTTTGTAATATAAAAGAGGGTAGCGTCTCATTTGAGTGCACTCCCTCTGATACATACAATTGTGACAGTAACATCACAATTTCTATACAATCGGACTAATTAAAAGTAGAAAATTAGCCCAATTTTCATAGTTACTTATGCATAATATAAAAACCAAGTCACTCGTACTTGGTCTACTTTGTCATGAAATTAGTAATAATCCTTGTCTTGGAATCAATAATGTCACCATTTGAATCCAATGCAAGATACATAAACCCGTTCTGATTTGGAATTATAAGTTTACCGTTGTTATAATCTAGCTTATCCAAATCACACACGCAACCTTGCTCATACATTTTTATTCCACCTTGAGTAAAACTTCCTACTTTGTGGGTATGAGCCATTACGATTCCAGTGAATGTGCGATCTACACGCAAGAAATAATTGACTGCCTTTTCTGTTGTTTTTAACATACCAGATGAATAATTTAATGGGTGACAGAAAATTACATTACCTTCTTTTATCCACCATTCTTTATCATAAACGATTTCAATATTTGAATCTTCAAACACTTCACGAATAGAAGAGTATTGTGTCTGGGTTTTATTTCTTTCATCATTAACTTTGAATCCATCATCTACAATCATTCCTAGCGGATCTGTTGGGATGATGCCAAGTAATTCGTTTGATAATCTATCAGAACAGTATCTTTGCATACGGTATTCATGATTTCCAATCACAAACATTACCTTTTTAGGTGTAGTCAGATTGATTAAATCAATAATATACTGTCTTCCTAAAACAAGTTCTTCATCAAGATTTACTTTGAATTTTTTAGGAAATGCAGAACATGAAAAACAATCCAATAAATCACCATTGACTATTAAAGTGTCTACAATTCCCTTATAGCTTGCAAAAATATCAATAGGTAAATTAAACGGAATATGAACATCTGACACACATAAAATTCTTTCAGATGCACCCTCGCAGTTGTGAATATAATTATCATATTCTTCATATCCGACTGCCTGTTTTCTAAGCTGATCTGGTGTAATGTTCAATCCAAGCATATCTCGAATTTCAATCCAATCCATATCTGTCTCTTTACGTTTCTTTGCAAGGCAACATCTTAATTTCCATTCAAAATCTGTTTCATTTTCCAATCTATGTAAGTCGATTATAGTATCCACCTACTCTCTATTCAGCAGATTCAGACTCTTCATCTGGAAGCTCAATACTAATTTTAATATCAAAAATAGTAGTACCTTCTGGTAACATTTCAGCGATACGATCTACAATAGAGCCTTCATCATCAACGAAAACTCCGTTTTCAATTCGTACACCACTTGCTGTAATATTCTTTTTAGCTGCACTAACAATTGCTTTCTTAATCTTACTATCTACCATAATCCTTTAAATCCTCCATAAAATTAAAAATTCCCACCAGAACGTTTTCTGCCAGGATTATAATACATTTGTTTACTTTTATTCTGTTTCACTTTGATATACCCACGAATCTTCCTAATATAATTTTCATCATAACTTAATCTAGCATGTGACTCCAAATAATAGCATCCACAACGAGTTGGAATTTTATTTGATAATACATTGTCTATGAGCCTATACGATGGATTAAGATTCGAGAGATGAGTATGCTTTTCTGTATCTTCTTGTCTACAGATACGGTAGCCATTTTCAGTCTTGTCTATGTAAAAACCTTTATATTCAATTCTATTTTTCATAAGCAGAACCTACTTGACATACTTATCTTCGATGTAACGCTTTCCACCACAAGTCTTGTAATATCCAATATGTTCGCCTCTGCGATCTACATATCCTCGTCTTGTGTTTCTGATTACATCTTCAGATAATAATTTTTCAATTTCATTTTTTGAAATGCACTTAATAATTTTCACTTCTTTCTTAATTTATTTCCTGCTGAATAGCAGAATAGAGTGAGAGTGGAGGGATTTGAACCCATCGACAACTCGATTAAAAGTCGAGTGCTCTACCAACTGAGCTATAAGAGATTAAGAATTGTCAGTGACCATACCACAGGAACTGTAGCACAGCCACCGATCTATAAGAAGAGGAGTACAATATGAATATGTACCAATCTTAGAAATGAACTTTAGAATTATTCAGAATCGCCAATGAATTAGTAGCGATGGAATCTCTTAGATTTTATCAGTTCACCAAATAAGCTGATTATCCGTAGGTTTACCAACCTAACATTAAAGTTAGCATTTATGGCTGCTTGCACCACATACATTGTCTCTATGGACTTTATTGCCTCAGTATGATACGAGATCTAAATCACTGTTCTGAATTTAATTTGTGTTATATTGTGTCCGTATAGGACGTTGTTCTAATGTCTCTCGACAATTATATATTCTCTGTTTTATCAGCCAAGAAAAGCTGATTTCATTGTTTTATATTCGGGGCAGATAATGATACGTCTGCCCCTAGTATACTTTTTAAACTTGCAAGCCCTTACTTATTACACGCATTGGCAATGGCGTGGGAGTTTACTAACGTAACTCTGCGCTTTCTTCCCTCCATATTACACCCATTGTTAAAATCGCTGGAAGCCTTGATTTTACTAGCTTTTTGTGAATTATTTATAAAGTTACTAAGTAAAATTTGTGCAAAAATACTAATTAAAATTCAGCAAGAACTTATCTTTGTTCATTTTATACAAACAATTCAACATCTTTCTAGTGTATTTTTGACTTTTATTATAAAAAATACTACCATTATCTTTTGGCTCAATTCCAAGAGAAGTCTCAATCAACCTATTTATAGTAACAATATTTCCTACTTTTATCTTACTTAATTCATCAAGAACAAGTTTTGATCTATCAATGATTAATTCAGTAGACATTTCATCATCTAAACAAGAATTAGATTGAATAGCTTTAATATAAGAATCATATTCTTCAACAATCTGTCTAATTTTTGTCATTTGTCTATTATTTGCATATCCATCCATTTTAACAAAAAAATATTCAGTTGGGATTGTTTCAACAGTAGAAGCGTTCTGAATTTTATTAATCCAATCTTCAAGCCAGTTCATAGGACATAATAATTCTCTATTAATACGACTTTTAAGTTTGTTTTTCGATTCATCAACTTCCTCTTGCGGTAGTTCTTTACCATCTTTGGTGTATTTAATTTCTCTGGTATATTTCATAAACTCAGGGAAATCGTACTTTTTATACTTTGGCTTACCTGATTCCGTATAGCCAACGATTCTTTTAATGTTCATGCAAGGGAGTTTGCTAATTCTATCAATTTCTTTGTTGCCATCAATTTCATATTCTCTTTTGCATCCATCAATAATAACCTGTGCAAGAACAGAAAGAATAATAAAATTGTCATAGAGTTCTTTAAGTTTTTTCTCATCAGGACCATCTTTTTGTAATTCCGTCCAATAATAAGTCATTGCCAACTGAGCCAAATTACTTGAATATCCGATTCCCATACGTGACTTTGAAAACTTATTATCCATAGCAGCATAATCTTTTTTTGTGTTATTATAGGTAATACCAGACTCTTGTAATGCATTTACAATAGTATAAAAATCTCTATAGCATCTTTCTGCACATTTGACCATTGTTGATTGATTTGTGACAAGCATAAAATCCGAGTCTTCGTCCATTCCATTTGCCCTGTCTTGAATATCTGTATGAATACAATTAACTGCTATTATATTTTTACTAAATGCAAAATACTTATCCATTTCTTTAGAATAGACATTATGTAAATAGCATATATTGTTCGGGGAATTATGTGGATTTCTAAACGCTGCAAGATATTCATTATCATCAAAACGTTTAGTATAACACTGAATACAATTAGATTCTTGAGAAAGTGTTGGATCTTTTTCAAAATCCTCACCAACAGAATAGAGCAGAAGTGCATAAGGGTTACCACATACAGTCAAATTATCACCATTGACCATAATTTTTCCTTTTCTCATTCTAAAAACATATTGTTTAATTATCTCTTTCTTTTCATACCTAAAAAATTTACTATTTCCAAACTCATGATTTTGAGCATATAAATCAGCAAGCATTTCATAATGATTTACTTCATTTGCATTCTTTCTAAGAAACTTTTCAAATTCATCATTATCACGCTTAAGTAATTCAACATAATCAATGCTAATCTGAGCAATATCTTTCACATTATCCTTCGTACATGGAAGAGTATTAATCATTTGATAACTCAACTGTTGATATTGTCCTAATTTACTTTGGTGGTCGGTTTTTACAATGCCCCACATATCACCATCAGAATGAATTCTTTCGCACCAATAGTCATATGCTTCAGTAATATTATTACCCATTAAGTCTTGAAATTTCTTCCATTTAATCGCATTATCAGTAGTTATCATCTTAATATCTTTTAAATAATGCCATTTACCAAACATATCTTGAACCTGGTATGTATTGTAATCATATCCATTCTTCTCACACCAATCTTTAAAGAATTTTTGAAGATAACTCTTAAAGGCACATGATTTAAAAAGGTGATTTCTGAGTAATGCCATACCGTTAATATAAGATGGGAGACGAAGATAATTAGAATCAGCTTCGATTAGTGCCATGCCATCCCAAATTGTATTTTTAACTTGACGTTTTTCTTCGGATACAACACATTTTTTGCGTTTTTCAATTACCTTTTCATTTTTGTTAGTTTCTTTATTTTCCTTTTTGACTTCTACTTCGTATTCTTCTGCTTTAACAACTTTTGTCATTGTTTCAAAAAAGGAATCCTGATCTTTGAGAATTAGAATATCCTCAACAGGTATATGAAGTGTACCAATAATTGTAGATGTGGTAAGTGGAGCATAAGCTGACATTTCAACGATTTTCGCATTGTCATGACTCATTTTTTTTCCAAGTCCAATTGTTAACCAATCATATGCAATGTCATATAATTTACTATTTATGAAAATAACTTGTCCAAGTTTAGCTTTGGCACTTGTACGAAAAAGCATTTCATAATGAATTGTTTCTTCTTTAATTGTTCCGTCTCTGCGTTTACGTTTATATGTAACATCAACACCATTCTCGTAAAAATATTCTCTAATCTCATCTCGTGATTTTTCATTATACAAGTCTTTTCTATCTTCAACTTTTTGTAATGCCTGTTTAATACGTTCCTTAGAATCGCCATCAGTATCATTAAATAACTTTTCTAATCGAGTATGCTCATTATCATAAGAGCGACTTCCAAATTCATAATCAAGACAAATTATATCTCGTGTACTTTCATTTTTTTTACCAGATTTTCCTTTATAAATATTTAATCCATTCTTTTGTAAGAAAAAACTAAATAAGCTATTATTAAACATAGCATCAGTATATGTAAAATAATCCCGTGTTCCAAGATTAACATCATATAGCATACCAGCACTGATGTTTTTTATTTTAATTCCATATTCACTCATTCAGTATATCATCACCGCCTTAACCTAAATTCTCCCAAAATTCATCTTCAGAATCATAGCCACCATAATCTAAACTCTCTGCAAACTCGTGAGATGATTTTGTAGAAGCTTTGTCATAACATTGCTCCAATTCAGAACATTCTTCACATCTAAAATTGTTGTCAAATTCACATTCCGAAAGTTCATCTACAATCAATTCTTTCATTTCTTCAACATTGTCAAAATTATTACTCATATAAAATTTACCTCCACTTATATATTCTCCAAATGAAATTTCTATTTACTTTACAAAGCTAAATAATTTGAATAATCTTTTCGTGTTTATTTTCTTCATTTCTATCTCTTCCTTCTGCATTCTTTCTACATTGCTTATCAAAAGCAAAATCTTTAAAAATTCGATCTGCAACAGAAGGTGCTTTGTCTTTTCGAGGGTAATCTGTGCAGAAATCATATTCTGTGATTAGTCCACCATATGTATTCTGGTATTTATGGTTCTTTGATGTAATTGTTACTGTTCTGTTCATTAATTAGTTCTCCTTTTCTGTTTAAAAATAATTTGTTCATTTTGCATCAGCTCCTTTGAGTGCTGCGTTTATAGTTTCTATATTTTATTATTCTCCAAAAGCTCTATCTGTTTTTTTATTTCCTTATCAGGACTATATTCTTTATCAATTCTTTGTTCATGTTCATCGTGAATAAAATGCCTATAATCAGCAAATACCTTTGGGGTAGTAGCGTATTTTTCTTTACCATCCTTAATATATATTTCTCTCTTCATAGGCTGACATTTCACAATTTTGAGTGCTTCTAAAATATTAACTATGCGACTGATATATCTTTCAGAAAGTCCAATATCTTCTGAAATAGTCTTAAAATATCTATAACAACATAGCGGTTTGCCATCCATTCGATTCAAATTAACACGAATATAAGAGAGTACAAGTAGAATATAAGCTGATGATATTCTTGCAGTATCAATCTCTTTATCCTTCAATTTTTCTTTAAAATTTAATATTGCATACAACTCATCAAAATAAATAATTCCAAATTTATCAGGTACATCAAATTTTTCTATATTAAGTTTTACTTGCTGATATTTGACCGAATTGGTCTTTTCTTTTAGATTTTTCTCAAAATCTGGACACGATTCAAAGTATCCATAATGAGAGAGAAGCAATAGAACTTCATAATATTTCTGATTTATCTTTCCATCTCTGTAATTGGGTTTCAATTTAGACCAGTGGCAAAGTTCTGTTATAGAAAATGCCACTGTGTCGTCAAGTGAACGCCTTGCACAAAGATATGAGAAGATTATTACACGCTTAGATGAGAGATCCTTATCATAAATGATTTCTCGTGGAATTTTTACATAGTTTGGCAAGACGTATCACCTCGCTATGTTAATCTACGTAAAGTTGGCAAGCAATTTTAAGTAAAACATTTCCTTGTTGCATATCATTAACTATAAAGTCAACCTTTGGATAATTCCAATCAGGATGTTCAAGATTATTTTCTTTGAATTTTTTATCTGCCTTTTCCCAATCTTTATAAAAATTAGGAAATGTCTTTGAAAATTCTTTATACATTGGAGTCCATTTAGCGGAACTATTCATGCCACAAATTCGCTTTACCTCCTCTTTGTAATCTTCTACTCTTTTTACAGAAACGTTTTTTCGAGCAATTTTATATTCTTTTTCTTTTTTTTCATATCTGATAATAGACTCCCTGATCTTATCTTGATTACTCTCAAAATATGTAATGATGTCTTTACTAAATGTGATTTTTTTCTTTGAAATATGAATATAATTAAGTAATTCTTTATCTACAGATTCATAAAAAGTTGACTTAATAAAATACGAGTTTCTAAATTCGTTAATTTTCATATCAAAAATTCCATGCTCATATAAATAATATTTAAGATTAGTAGGAGCAAACCCTGGAATATTTAACTCTCTGCATAAACTGCGAATATCAAGAATATCATTGACTTCTGGTGGTTTAAGTTCTGAATTATTTAAGTTATTGACAGTAATTTCATCTTTTTTCTGTTCTTCTAAGATAGAAATTCTCTCAAGCAAATTCTTGATAGCTTTATTGATTTCGTTATTTTCTTCTTTATGTTTTAAATTGTAATTACTAAGATCCAAATGAAGTTTGTTTACTTCTGCTTGAATTTCTTTATTTACAAATTGATTGATAATTCCTGTCTTATTGGTTGTAGACTCATCTACAATTCTTTTGACATCCTGTTCATTTACAATAAGTTTACCCATTAGTTCAATTCCTCCATATCAATTATATTTTTGTTTGTAGTAACACCGATTGTTTCAGCCATTGTTTCACACCAATCATTCACCATATATATAATATTCTCTAAATTTTTTCTTAAAGCTGTATTATCTTTTATAACAGGTAGAATTTTGGAATATCTTAATGGCGATAGAGTAGTAGATAATAACTTTTCTATTTCATTTACAAGAGTTGTAATGTCTTTTGAAATCTCAATAACGTTATAGTCTCCACTTGGATCTAAATTCAAAGTTGCTATATCATTTTTCAATTTTATGTATTCTTCGGATTCTTTTTTATATGATTGCAAAAGACTTTCACTAGATTCATTAGAAGATTTTAATGTACTATTCATAATTTCCAAGTTATTGATTTTCGTCTTTAAGTTAGAAATTTGGGACATAGCTTCTTTATATTTATTCTCTAAATCATAATCAGTTTTATCAATTATTTTTTCTTTGGCAGATTGTGATTTTAGCTGATTTATCTCGTTAATATATTGTTGTATTTGTTTTTGAGTATATTTTTGAGTAACATCTAGTTTAGAAATTAGATCTTCTTGTTCATTCTCAGAAAGAGAAGCAATAACATCTGATGCAACAGTTTTTGAAATTACTCCATCATCAAGCAATTGTTTCATTGGTTCTGTGAGATTTCGCTCTATAGACAAAGCTCTTTTGAGATTTGTTTTTGAAGTCCCAAGTTGATTTGCAATTTCTTCCAAAGATAGCACATGTCCAACTTGGGCTTGTGCTTTTCTATCTCCTCCGTTTCCATATCCACACAGTTTTACATACTCAACTGCAACTTTTCTCTGCTTTTTATCATCATTTTTACTTCTTCCAAAATTAGCAGCAAGTAAAACCTTTAGTTTTTTATCTTCATCAATTAAATCTTCTCTGATTCTAATTGGTACTATTTTTATTCCAAGTTCTTTTGCAGCTTTATAACGCTGATGTCCTGAAATAATAGTCATATCAGGTGAAACAATAATTTCCGAAATGATACCTTCTTCTTTTATAGAATTTTTAAATTCTTCATACTCAGAACCAGAAATATCATCAAAAAATTCGGTATTACGTGGATGCACCTTTAAAATATCAATAGAGACATTCGTTATTTCTTTACCCATTTTCTTTCCTTTCTTCTAAAACATAATTTACAGTTACAATTTGTGAGATGAGAGTGTAATAAGTGATTCAATAGTATATTCTCCATTTGAATTCACAAAAACATTAAAAGTTGCACTTGCATGAAATTGTTAAAAATTCATTTAGGTACATACAGCATGTACCCAAAAGTGAAAATTTACTTCATTTGGGTACATCCCAGCTATCAATTTTGTGCAGTCTATATCTATATAGACTCATATTATCAAGAGAAGAATATTCCGTTTGTATTTCGCTTACGCTACATACAAACTCCATAAATTTTTGGTTGGTTGTTATTGATTGATTTAGGTACATGGTGTTTTGGATTGGTACTTTCATTTGGGTACATATATGATGTACCTATATTATTCCTGATGCTGAAACATATTATTTATTTCCTTTAAGTGAAATAGCATATAACATATTTCTAATATTGAAAACATATATCCAAAATATTCAAGATTTTCTCTTATATAGGGATTTGATAATTTTCTTATAACAGATTTTCTTGTTCTTTTAAATAAAATTGACTTCTTCATAATATCATTCTCCTTCTGAATTATTCTCCGTATTATTCTCTCTTTCCAAATCAACATACTTCTCTTTATAAATATCCTCTACAAAGAATACTGGCAATTTATCATGGTACTTTTCATATAATTCCTCGTCAGGAATATGAGAGTAACATTTACCTATTGGAGTATCTACTGTTCTGATATAATCTTTTACAATAGATTTATTTTCCTTGAATCGCTCATTTATTTTTCCACAAATAGTACAGTAGGTATATAAACCTGTATTAAGATAGGTTTTTCCTATAAATGCGAATCTATATTGGATTAAACATTCTTTATATTGATGTTTGTGCTTTGATTTGCGGTTACTCTTTGAAATATTACTTTCTGTTGATTTGAGATACTTTGGCATTTCGTTTTCTGTAATCATGTTTGATTCCTCCTTTTATATTTTTGGTATTGATTTAGTTGAAGATTGATATTTATATATTCTCTACTTGAGATGTGATTAGTAATGAAATATGTCTACCCAAAATTATTTCTTCCTAACGTCAGAAATACCGTCCCTATCAAGGGACTATTTTTATGCTGTCTCATAAGATATTTGGGATGATATTCTAATTGATAGTTGGTAAATATGTATAGAATTGTAAATTGACATAGTTGTAGAATTGGTGATATTGTACAAATATATGATTCGATTCTCTTTTATTTGACGTTGTAAAATGCCCATAAAAATGATTTTTATTGTGTTGGTGGAGAGCTGCTAGGGTAAGAATTAAAATGGCTTATTTGGGCTAATATGAGCGTCAGAGAGTGTAGTGGTATATTTTTGTATAAAAATAAGACAGACTGAGTAATCAATCTGTCTTAAATAATTAATTTTTATTTAGAATATAACCAACTAGACTCTGGTTTAGCTATGAGACGAGCATTATTATATGCCATATCAAGTGTTAAGCATGTATATCCTTGATAACAATTATCTAATTTTGTAACTGCAAGAGCTAAATCAGGTTTTCCTTCGTCTGTGTCTAAACATAAAGGAAGTAATAATTGGATTTTATCTTCATAACATTGTGGAATTGCTAATTTATAATTTGCTGAAACTCTACGTTTCATTAATTCAACTGCGCCTGTTAAGATACACATTTTATTTTCTTTTTCTAAAAATCCTTTTGGTAATCTTTCTTTATTCTTTTCATCTTCCAAAATATGCTTGAAATGTATGTCTATTGGATAATGCCAATCAAACAATAGAAGAGAAGGATCTTCAAAATAATTGGCTTTTTGAGGACGTTCAGATATTCCATGTTGATTTAATTCATGCCCAGTAAGAAATGATACATTATACTCCTGATCAGAATATGCATATATTGATTCATAATATTTGGTAAAAAGTCCTGTATTAAATAAAGCATAATTATCTTTTCTTATAATTTGTCTTTCTGTTCTAAGACGTTTATAGGTATGAACTAGATAATTAGTTAATATACCATTATTAGGATAAGTCGGATTTGACCAAATTTCTTTATCTGCTTTTTTAGATAAAAGTTCAGTATATTCATTCCAGTTTACATTAAAATGTACCATATGTTCAGCCCCTTTTGTATTCTTAAACGCTTTTGTAAGTATATCATATTTTTGAGATTCTGGAAATGGGAAAGTAGCAGTGTCATCTGGTTTATATAATTCAAACGGGTATGATTCATACTCTGGCAATTCTTGAGGTATATATTCTCCTTGTAAATTATTACAAGCTGTCTGATACGCTTCTTGTGGGGTGCTGGCATATACAAGATAAATATGGTCATAAGGCTCATAACAATATACTGCTGTTGTTGGTATTAAATATGTATTCATTTTGTGTTTTCTCCTTTAAGTTGAATAATTATTTTTTGTATTGGTTATATAGTTATTCTCTTATTGGAGTGGTTTTGTATGCAGTTTTTAAGTACCCCCTGTTGGAAGTGTGGCGAGAGTATGTTTTGAACGATTTTTGGATGAAAAATCGTTATCGGTAAAAGTGCTTATAAATAAGGAAGATTTTGGATTTGTGGGTGAATTTTTGGCGGGATGATGGTTTGATTTTTTGGTTGTAAAGTGGGTGAAATGCTTAATTTTAGTGGGTTTTGACGATATGGAGTACGATAAAGGATAAATTCTATCTGAATGACAGATTTACCTTATTTTTATGGGATTTTTGATAATTAAGAGGAGATAAATTTTTAGAGTTGGTGTATAGAACAACCTGCTATGTACAATCTGATAAAATACAACTATCTTTTTAGTTTTTGCCACCCCCGAACACATGTTTTGTTACGGTTTTTCTACATTTTTCCGTGGGATTGATAATAGAACAAATGTTCGATAAAATCAGATCTGGACTACTAGAGCAGAATATATTCGAACATATGTTTGTATTATATCTGATATAGTTTCAAACTATGTTTTATCGTTTACCATAGCTTTTAACTATATCAAACAATTTATAATTTAATAACAAAAAAGTGTTGACAAAACACAAACAACATGATATATTATAGTCACAACAAAACAACGACAACATGAACCAACATTACAAAAGTTTTTGTTGACAATCACAATATATTGTGATAATATATAATCAAGTTGATAAGGAAGTAATCACACTTTAAACTACTTTGCTAGCAATCCTTAAAAACAAGTTATTGACAATCGCAATAAAATGTGATACAGTAATTACAACATAAACAAGCACTCGACAGAAGTTAGTCGTTAAAACTTGAAAGAAGGTGTCATTCACTGAAAGATGTATAATCCAAAAGGGTACTATGTACCTAGTGGATACATGGGTTATGTATCAGAAGAAAAGAGTTATATACTCTTTTCAACTGAACAAGAATATCTTGAATACATAACCGACTAACTTACACAAATTGTATAGATAGTCCCTCAACAAGTCTATTCTATCACAATTCGTGAGTTATTTCCACAACAAAAATATAAACAGTTCTATTCATGTATAGGTACTGTTTGCCATTCCTAGAGTGACAAGCAAAAGACTAGAAGTGTATAGGGTTGCTAGTGGTTTTAATATCCAACGTTTCCACTATACAAAGCAGTCCCAAAAGGACGAATATAAAATGGTTATATGGTTTTACCTAGAAAAAACCTAGTCTGTCAGCTTATTACTTTGCGGACGAACCTACAATATTTTTGTAGGAATAGGGTAGTTCCCTTTAGTGGTATAGGGTTCACGTTCTTAGATTATTTTCTAGGAGTGGTCAATGATAGAACAAGCAACCGACACAAATATAAATAACTTACGCTAACAAATAAAAGCGTACTCTTACAAGGTTCAATTAAAAACTTACTTGTAAGAAGAAATACATAAGAGACAGACACAAGTATAAAGTGGCAGGTAGCAGGGTAACACCTGCTATTCTTGGTGTTGGGTAATTCCAATCCACATGACCGTTGTACCTCTGTGTTCTGTATATCAGAGTTATACATAGTTAGAGGAGCAGATCAGCACTACCAGTCTGCTCTTTTATAGTGTGCATAACACTATGACAACAAATATAATAAAAACATGATAGCACCTATGCGTCAAATAGGAGATAGGAGATACTATGAAAACATTATCAATCAATTTCTATGCAAAGAACATCACAGAAGAAACTAAGTCTGAACTTATGACAGCAGCACAGCATGAATCTTGTAACATGAACATTCAGTTACTTGATGATACAATCGCTAAACTTGAGAAGAAGATTGCTAATGAGAATAGCAACTATTCAGACGAAGAAGTACAGGCTTTTCAGGTTCAGTTAGACTCTGCCAATGAATCACGGTCTAAGTTTGTGGAGACTCAGACTGAAACATTAGAAGTCTACAACAAAGTTGTTTCTGCTATGACACAGAAGAACGCTGATCACTTTGGTAACTCTGCGGATGTTGTAAGAACTGTACTTCGTGTACTTGGCTCATGGGATAATTCAAAACTTGTAAAATATGCAATTATTCCTGCCTTTGAATCACCTGCACTTTATGAAGCTTTACAGGCTATTCATATCAACTCAAAAGCAGGAGATGACGGAAACCTTGTGATGTCTAAGGAAGTTAAAGAAGCTTATAAGAAGGCTTCGCAAGAGTTAGAAACAATCATCAAGACAACTTTTAGTTTGCCTTTTGAAACTCCGTACACAGACAAGACAAGAGTAAAACTTACAGCAGAGGACAAAAAACTTCTCAACGATTGCTACATCAAGGGATTTTCTAACAAGTTTGATGTAGATGATGAGAAAGGAACTGTATCATTCAAGAAACGTCAGATCAACACGCTTATTAAAGCAAAAAAGAACCGCAAGACAGGTGAAATCATCTATGATTACTCAGGACTTGCAAGCACTATCAGTAACATTGTAATCAAGCATTACTTCGCATAATAGAAATTAAAATGTATAGTACGAAAGGCAGAATTTCGATTCTGCCTTTTAATAGTGTGCATTTTAATAAAAGGAGAGTGAACGCAAATGAAAATGCGAATTAGACGGACACTTGGAAACGAGTTATATCACGGAAGACAATTTCCAATTAACACAATCATTCTGCATGGTGAAAACGAAGTAGAGATTTTCTGCTCTGATTTTAGAATGAGAAAAGGCAAAATTACTGTGCTTATTCATATTCCAGGTAGAAAGAAATTTCTCAAAACTGAAATGCGTAATGAATATACAAAGGCAATGTATGACTATGCGCAGAAATTCAAAGACGATTCAAAACGCTTGAATTATAAACAAATGATGTCACATGATCGTAAACGGAAATGCGGATCTGGTGGAGTACGTTTAGGTAAATTCTGTGGTCAAATCACAGACTATGAATGTACAAAAAATCCTATGCATGATTTTAGAAGAGTTTATTGCTAATCACAATTCTTTGTGGTAGAATGGAGGTGTAACAACGGAAAGGAGAATAACAAATGATTGTATATAAGAAATTAGATAAATTATTGCAAGATAAAAAAATGCAATGGAAAGATTTATGCGAAGCGGGTATATCTGTTAATATGCCTCAAAGATTTTCACAAAATAAAACAATGAATACTGATACTCTAAATAAAGTCTGCGAATATCTCCATGTCCAACCAAGCGAAATTATGGAATGGATACCCGATGAAGAGTATAACAAGGCAAATGCAGAAATTGCCTCAATTGACGCACAAATTGCGGAATTGATGGCAAAGAAAAAAGAATTACAAAAATAAGGAGGATACAACTATGTCAAATAATATAGAAGAAATGCGTCAGTCAATGGCACAAGCAGGAGTATATTCAAAGGCAGATATAGATAAAATCTGCGAACTCGAAAAGCAGTACAGAGAGGAATGCAAAGAGATAGCTGAACAGTGTGAAGCTGAAGGATATCCTGCAAACGGAAGTAACTATGAACTCCGTTGTGAAAATGCCCGTAAATATTATGACGAGCAAATAGAAATTATAGACGCAAATTACGATTCTGATGAAGAATAATTTACAAAACACAGCACCCACCAAGCACCTAAACTACTAGGTGCTATTTTTATACCCAAAAAACAAACAATAAGGAGGAATTATTATGTATCAGTACACAAACAAAAACGGAGAAACTTTTGGGATCACACATACGGAGAGCAGCACAATGGCTTACATCAATGGTTCATATGTCGCACAGGCAGAAACAGACAGAGAACTTGAGGAAGTCCTTGACCATTTCTCACATGCAGATATTAAGAAAACGCTTGATTATACTGGAATTACGAGAGAAGAAAAGACTGCCGATTAAGGCAGCCTATCTTTTAAAAGTTTTCTTTAATTCTGAACGGAAAGCGGTGTTGTCAAAAACATCAACATCATTTTCGATAATGCCTAATTCTTGTAATACTTTACAAGTAGTACGAATAGAAGCAAAGCGATCAAAGTCACTGATAGTACGCAAAAGTTTTATAACTTCTGCAACTGTAATTGTGTCGTTCATATCTTTTTTGATTGCACCATGAAATGCAAACTCAAAATTAATATCTTCACATTTACAAGCTTCTTCAGAAGCTAAAGCTAATTTTGAAATCAATTCGCTTGTTTTAATTTTATCCATAATAAAAGCCTCCTTTGTAAAATAATTATACAAGGGAGCACGTAATAAATCAAGGAGGAAATCGAACCATGAAAAACAAAATATTATATTTCATCACAACCACAGTACTCATCACAGCAGCCTTTTTCATAGGCAAATCCACAGCACCAAAGCAGATTATAACTAAAACAGCTATCAATTCTATTCAGTTAGAAAAGGCAATTCCATTGTCGGATGTAGCATGTTGGTATGTAAAAGACGGATATATCACGGTTGAATTAAAAGATGTTACACACCAGCTTGACAGTTATGCAAATGCAAATTATACAGAAGTCTTAAAAGACATACCAAACGAAACGGTGACATACAGAAACACAATGTTTGATATGTCAAAAGTAACCGATTTTTCCACAACGGAAAATAATCTACAGCTCTATATGTCCGATGGATCAGGATATTACTGGGAAAGATAATAAAAGAAGGGAGTGATAAATATGTCAGAAAAAGCAAAAGAAATCCACAATGCTTATTGCGACTACGAAGTCGCAAAGGCAAAATCACCGTCACGGATCATGTCGGTACGGACAGAAGTAACAAGAAAACCAAAGGGAATCAAAATAACAGGTGTTAGTCGTGCTATGCTTGCAAGACAGTTGGCATCACTCTATTAATGTGGTACAATAAAAAGAAAACAGGAGGGAAACCATGAAAACAGTGACTTACACAGAAGCTCCAAATGGAGCACGTTATTTGTCTAACGAAGGCAAACAGATGGATATTTTAGAAGAAATCACAATGGCAGAATTTAAGCAGAAATTCCCGGAAATTTCTACATATGGATTAGAGCACAATTCGCCTGTGTTCCTCGAAAACGGTGTGATCCTCATTGATTCTGAATGGAATGGAGAATGTTATCTTTCTGACGGAAAAGAATACAGACCGCTTTACAATGAAGTAGATGATGATGATACGGAAATCATCGGATTCTATGAAGTTTAAAAGGCTGCCATTTCTGACAGCCACCGCACTTAGAATCATACCAAGCGAAAACTAGGTGCATATTTATAATAACATATTAAATCATTAAAGACAACTTACAATTTTTGTAGGCTGTCTTTTTTATTGCACAGAAGGGAGAATATATAAATGCAGAATTTAAAAGATGGTTGGTATGCAAAAAAAGAATACCGTGACGAAAACGGTGATTGGCATACCGAGATTTTAGATTACATGTCGAAGGCAGATGCGAAAAGAATCTGTGATGCATGGAACAATACACACGACGTAATCGAAGGTGATTGTTCTTTGTGCTACAGTAACGATTTTGACTTAGAGGAGGTATAAGCAAATGATAATAGTAGCATCAAATGGTTGTGAAGTAATTGACAACAGACCAGAAGCAGAAAACGCAGATTCACTTGCAAAACATTTTGAAAATCGGTATGCAAGGGAACAGAAATGCAAACTTGCAAAGCGGTTAAAACGGAACAAGCATCCATTCGCTGAAAAACTCATGTCTGCATGTGGAATGCTATAGAAGGGAGAATAAAATTATGAGTGAATTATTAAAAACATATTCACTGAAGGCAAATTATTATGCCTTACTTTTAGCAGTAGCGAAAAGAGTTTCTGCAAAAGAAGCATTGATTGAGATGGGAATTTCACCAGACAATATAAATAAGGAGGTGCAGACAGATGATTAAATGTAAATGCTATTATGTCCCAGATGGATACATGGGATACACGAAGGGAAAGTATCAGCTTTTTGAAACAGAAAAGGCTTATCACGAATATCTTTTAATGGAGGAAGAGATATGAACGGCATAATTGAAGAACAAGTAAAAGAAATCAAACACAATCTTTGTGTGAATTGCGGTGACAGATGTTGTTGTCACGGAATGGAAAGTTGCAAAGATGCAAATGAATATATTGCGAAGGGAAGTGAAGTAAAATGTTAGAATACAGTGACTTTTACGACATTGCAACATACGGAAATAATCATTGGAGAGGCAAATTTACCCCAAAAGAAGTTGCCTGTTATGCTTATGATTATTGGTGCGAATTTCAGCATTCAAAAGCAAATGGTGTAATGACAAATACAATATTAGTTTTAGTTGAAAATTTAAGAGAAGATGATACAAAAGAAGCAAAGGAATGGATTGAAAAAATAAGAAGGGAGATTATATCATGAATGAAAAAATAAAATACCCATGCAGGAATTGTGCATATTATAATGCATGTGGAGATTCTGATAGGACAGCACCTTGTAAAGGTAGAGTAGTAAGAACTGAAACTAAGAAAGATAAAGCGACTGCAAAATAATGTGGTCGCTTTTATAGTGCAAAAAATTAGAGTAAAAGAAAGGTTAAAAAGGTAAAAATTATGTGTTATTCAAGAAAAGTAGAGCCATCAGTAATTGAAAGAGAAATGCAGGAAGCACGGAATGCAGAAGAATTTATAGGAAAGGTTGAAGCAATTACAATCAAGCAGATTGTTGAAAACGCAAAGGTAAATTCACGGTTTGGAGACAAGATTCTTGTCAATATCAATCCTTTACATGTACATATTCCATCATGGCAAAGAATGTGTGATGTAGTTGCAGCAACGGAAATCGGAACAAAGTACAACAAATATAAATGGGAAGTACCGAAGCTGTTATATCTTAATGGAAAACTGTTTTGTGTAGATGGTATGCATCGTATTTATGGAGCTTTTAAAGGCAAAATCGAAGCAGTTATTTGTGAGATTATTGAATGTTCAGAGAAAGATGCAATTAGTTTGTTCCTTTGTCAGACAGATGATAGACGCAAAATGTCACAGGTTGATTATTACAGAGCTGCCGTTGCAATCGGAGATACAAATTATATTAATTTAAAAGAAATCTGTAATCGTCATAATGTAGCTGTAAAGGGAGATCCAATTGAAAACCAGGTAGGTATTTTTACACCTATTAAAGATGGTATTAAGTCAATTCGTAAAAACGGAACGGAATTGCTTGATAAAATTATTACTCTTATTACCGATTTACAGTGGAACGGATATGCAGATACATACAATGGGAAAGCATACACTGCAAAGTATATTAGAGTAATGCATTCACTATATGCGTATTATGAAGGCAGAACAGAACAAATGGAGAATATCTTAAAAGAGAAATGCATGGGAACAGAGTTCTTTGTAGAAAATATTATGAACTTGGAACAGTGTGCAGTATTTGATTATCTGTCTGAAATTATTAGATATGAAATGGAGTCACCATTTACGGAGAAAAAGCGCAAGTCAACAAAGAAATCTACAAAAGCGAAAGTGATGTAGAGAATAAAAAAGCAAACCAAATACATACAACATATAAATACGAAGCTGGGATAACGGCTATACGGTCACAATATAATAAGGAAAGGATTGGTGAATATGTCATATAGAAAAACAAAACAATTAAGAGAATTTGAACCCATTTTGTATAGAAATGGTTATAGATTTGTACGGTGCAAGGGAAGTCATTTTATTTATATGAATCGAACTTCCCATAAAATCATAGCAGTTAATAAGGACTTAAATAAGATGGTTCGAGAACGATTAATAAAAGAGAATAATTTAGTGGAGGTGTAAAATGTCAAAAGATTTAAGGCTATACAAATTAATACAAAAATATGCCATTGATCTTGGATGGATGGATGAGGGAACTTCATTTTGTATTTGGGTTCCACTCAGTGATGTGAATGATTTTGTACAAGAACTTAGAAAAATTGTAGGAGATGAATATTTTCAGGATGATGGAATGTGTGTAAAGATCCAATTAGAAAATGTAATTTTTGAAGAACTTAATATGATCTTTGACGAACTTGATTTTGAAGGAATGTTTGATAAAACAGAGTAAATGGATATTTCATAAGGAGGAATGATAAAAATGACATTGGGTGAATTGATGCCTAGTTTTGGAAAATTCTATTGCAAAGAGACTTGCGGAATTGACGGAAGTGCATTATACGCAAATAGAGTTTATCCGATTGCAGTTGATAAAGAGAGAAACAGAATAAGAATTACAGTTGATGATGTCTTCTTATTTTCAGATTTTAAAGAACTTGAAAAATATGGAAGAATAGAAGTGTAGAAATGCGTGTTTCATTAGAAAAAACGGAGGTAACGGATATGAGAAAAATTACGGTAACAGAAGACAATTTTGAAAAAGTCTTAGAAAAATTACGGAAAATGTGCGATAAATACAAAATGCTTGAATTCTACAGAGCTTTATCGGAAGATCTTACAGAAGTAAAATGTAAGACTAATTCAATGGGATTACGAAGTGAGTTTGATAAAGAATGGAGAGACAAGAATGGAGAATATAAGTACAAGGTAAAAAAGAAATTCTTTATGTATAGCAAGTATGTCTGTGTTACAAAACATCCTTTTAGAAGAGATTATGAAACTGATAAGGAATCATATAATGCAAAATATATGTATCCTAAAATGAAGAGTTTGATTCACCTTGATTTATCAGCTTCGTGTGCTTTAGTAATTAGTGAAGGAGATAAGGTGCAGTTTTTTCCTTTTGGTGGTTTCATTATATGGACAGATGATGATTATACGAGATTTGATAATCCACTTACGATATATAAGCACATTTATATTCCAGATTTTATAAAAGGTAAGATTAAAAATCTTGAACAGGAAAAGGAAACAAGAGAAAAGGAATGGAAATGGGAAGAAGAAGAAGATGCTGCATGGTGGGATGAACAATATGAAAAAGATATGGAACGTGAAATGAACGAATATATGTAAGAATAGAAGTAGTATTTGAAATTCGCATTTCTTTAGAAGATTGGAGGATAACAGGTATGACTTACAAATATAAATGTGGAAATGAAGTAATCAGAGTATTTGTGTGGAATGATGACTTTCATAATGAAGTATCAGTTGAAGATACAAAAACACGGAAATCATATGACCGTATAATCAGAGAAGATAAAAATGGAAAGTTCTTTACATGGAATCGTAATAAAATTTATCTTAATGATTGGATTAAGACTTCTATGAAGGAGTTGAAAGAGAAAATCAAAAATGGAGAATGGGTTACTTCAGACGATTTATGTCAGGCTATTATGACGGATGGAATTGAAAATGTAAGATTTGTTGTACCACTGAATACAATATGTAACGTTGGATTTCTCTTAAATGGAAATGAGTTTAAAGACACATTATGTAAAGTAGAAGAGAGATGGAATAGGGAAGTAAAACAGAACTACAAAATTGTTCTTGTACCAGTTGAACCAGACGAAAGCATTGCAAGTAGCTCTGATTATTATACAATGGATTTTATCTCGTTGATTAAGAGTGGAAATATTAAAATTGTAGCATAAAAACACTTTGAAACTAAGATTTCTTAGTATGATTGGAGGTAAATAAGATGTTTAAAGTTGGCGATTTAGTATATGTATCTAATCCAGATACAGAATACGAAAAGGAATATGGAGAGAGAACACATAGAAGCTTCTTTGGTACAGTAACAGATGTTACAGAATATACAGATGAAATTTGTGTAGAAGTGAAATTCCCTGCAACACCAAACGGATGTGCAATGGAATGGAGTTATGATGCAAATGAATTGTCACTTGCAAAGGAACTTAAAGATATGACTATTGAGGAGTTGAGCAATAAATTCAACCTTCAGATTTTTGCAGAGTATCTGTAATGTTTAGCAACTAAACAAAATAATGCAACCGTAAAGGCAGTTAGGAGAATAATCTACTAGCTGCCTATTTTATTACAAGAAAGCGAGGAAATGAATTATGGAAATTGTAATCAGAAACATTACAAAAGATACAATGGTTGACTTTAATAATGACCATGTAATCACATTACCTATGGATGAAGAGAAATTACGGAATATGTTAGGCAATGACGAATGGATTATTATTGATACACCTGTTGGAGATGAATTTACGAATATTGAAAAGTTAAATGCATTGTTAAATGAAACTGATGAAGATAATTTGCGAATTTTAACAAAGGCTTTTTTACTCAATGAAATAATGGAAAGTGGATTTGATAATTTCTCAATTGTTGATTTTGATGCAGAAACTTCGCAGTATAACGGAGGCAATGGAGTCATAGCTGATGAAGAATGGTATGGAAGAGTACTTCATGATTTGGGATATATAAATTTCCCATTCGCATATACAGAAGATATGGAAGACTATGTAAAATGGGAACAACTTTGGTATACAGCGAATAGTGATGGTTGGTGCAATGTTAGATATAACGGAAATACATATCTTGTAAAAAGGTGGTGTTCATAATGTTAAATATCAAATGGGATAACGGAGTTACAGGATATTTAAGCAGAAGCGAAACGGAAGTGTGTGAAAAGATTGATAGAGAAATCAGTGCTATCAATGCAGTAAGCAAAACGGAAATATCTGTAGTAATCAGTATTGAAGGTGGTAATCAATTCCACATAAAAAGAGATACTGGTTCGTTAATTGGATATATGAACGCAGAACAGTGTTGGTATGCATTGAAGGGAATTATGACAAGTTTGTTATATATGGAAAGGCAGGTTGATTAGTATGAGTAAACAGAAAATCACAAAGAAATTTCTTAAAGAGAATTATCATATTATAAATGTTGGAAACGGAAATCTTCAGAATTTATTACAGTTTGAAAATGCAGATTATTATTGTACAAGAACTGAAGGTTGGGCGTGTGATGCCTATATATTTGGGGACTATGCAATTTTAGATGGTTATGATTGTATAGGTAAAACGGTATCATATGACATTATGAAAAAATATAACGACAAGGCAAAAGAAATTTTCAATAAGTACAATTATTCTGGTTCTAAATATTGGACTTATAATCGCATGATTTCTACATACAGAAAAATGATTCAGAAATTTATCAAGGAGGTTAGTTGATTATGCAGAATAATTTGTATACAGCAGAATTAGCTGGGCAGTCTTGGGATAAAGATAAAAGATATGAAATGGTGATCATCACAAAATGGAAAGACAGAACAGATAAATCGTCAGAAGTGGGGCATAAGGCATATTATTTTAATCCTGATTTTGATCTACTTGCAAAGCAGATTAAAGATGAGGAATGGTGTAAAGAGATTTATGAAAATTATTCAGAGTATACAAGATTTAAAATTAAAAGCGAGGTGAAGTGTTATGCAGAAAATAATTGATAGTGCTGTTTTACCAGATGGAACGAAAATACAGCTTGAAGATTGGCATAGTGAAAACACAAAAGCATATCCAGACTTACACGGATATACAATTGGTGCTTACCCGATAGCGAAAAATACAAATAAATGGGGACTAATAAAAACAGGTAAGAAATTCAGATTAACTATTGCTAGAAATGAATATGCAAAATATACCGATGATATGGTGCTTGCAGATTATGAAGCGTTGAAAAATGGAACTAAAACACTTGCTGATTTGCGAGAACATTTTTGGAACAGAGAAAAAGATGCGTTTTACTTAGGCTTAATTGATAAAGAGCAAGAGTGGTAAAGGAGCGTGATTATATGGCAAAACATATTATTGATAAAGACAATACATTAAAAGCATTGGGAAGCATTAACACGTTATTATCTCAGTCGTTACAGATAATAAAAAAGGTAAATAAAGATGAGCAATGGGATTTTTGTACAGATGATGTTTTAGCAAGGCGAGTTAATGATGCTGAAAGATTAATAAAAGAAATATCAGACATTGTATTTCAGAATGAAAAAGCAAAGGAAATTGTAATTTACTAAGAAAGAGGGTTGACATGTATGAATGAATTAGATAGGATCATTAAAGATTTATCTGAATCTATTGAAGATGATCAGAAATATATGGAAGAAGAGTTTGAAGCAGTAAGAGATTATTGTATAAAACGGGAATTCAAGTTATCAGAGGACGAAATGAAAACAATTAAATCAATCGGTTTAGAAGATTGGATCGAAGAATGGAGAAGCGACTATGAAGAAGTATAATGTAATATTTATAACAGAGGAATAAAAATATGGAAGAATATATTTTGGATGAATGTAGAAAACGTATTCTAAAATTTCATAATATGTCTGATACAGAGATTTATAATTGGATGTGTGATAATTATAAAGGATGTAGTAATTATGAAATGATAAGAAAATGCAGTTTCGTAATATTTGAGGAGAGCAGATAGTTAAAAGCTATCTGCTTTTTTAATGCAACAAACAGAGAATAAAAAAAATATAATAAAAAAGGAGACTAAAATTATGAAGGTAAACGAAATTAGAAAAACAGAAACAATTGAGAAACTGGTAAGAACAGAGTACATTGCAGAGGATGGAACTGTGTTTAGCAACGAAGAAGAGTGCAAGAAATATGAGGAGTCAGCACTGTTTGCAATTAGTAAAAAATTGAAGAGGCTTGATAATAAGAAAAATGGAGCCTCTGAATATGATATTTATGATGAATGTTCTGATGAGTATCTGGTAGAGATTTTCAATGCAGAAACAGAAAGAGATATCGAGAATATCAGAAGATATGTATACCTCAAAGCTTTTTCAAATAGTTCGTATGCGAGAAAGGAAGATGTTGATTTACCTAATATTACAGCAGGGCATGAAGTAATTATCCATTGGAATTATGATGAAGATAGTTGTTGGACAATTGGAAATGGAAGTATTGATGCTTTCTGTGGCTACATTAAAGAAAATCTTATGAGTTTAATTACACCAAAGGAGGAAAATGCAGATGCTTAATATAACATTCAAATATAAAGATGCAATGAGTAATTGGGAATGGAGAACACAAAGCTGTACAGTGTCATCTGTTGAAGAATGTAAGCGAATTTACGGACTTGACAATGGAGATGTTGAATACGAGATTTTAGAAGTTAAGGAGGAAAAATAATATGAATGGATATGAATTTAAAAGAGAAGTCGAAAGAATTTTTAAGGTTGCACGAAACATGTACCCTAATGTAACAGATGAAATGCTTGATACAAACGGAGCTATTCATTATATGAATGGCAATGACAGCACACCCTTTGATTGGAACTGTAACAATAGGTTATGTGAGTTTCTCATTTTCCATAAAAATGAGATGGGTTTTATCAAGGCATTCGTAAACAGTGACAATACAATTGATGTGTATATTTATGAAACCGATGATGCAATGGAGCCAACTTATAAATTTACAGAGGAAATGGAGAACTTAAAAGCAAGAGATTTTGCAAAGGTAATGAACTACATTGCAGATGACAATCAGTTATGGGATAAGCCGATTGATGAACTCGACTGGGATGTTAATGTAACTGAATGTGACGAGATTGATTAATACAGAGAATAAATAAAGGCAGATGCAAATAATTGTGTCTGCCTTTTGTAATGGAAGGAGAATGCGAAATGAATACAAAGAATTTACGGATTAACTATCACATTGAGATTGTCAATGATTCAAAAACATGGGATAAATTTGTAAAGGCAACGGAAAGTCTTAATGCTCCACATAGCGATGCACCTTGGGAATTATATACAAATAAAGATTTTGACAGCTTTGAAAAAGCATTAGAGTATTACATGGTTTGGTATGTAAACGATGAATGTTTTGATATTAAAATGTGGGAACAGATTTTTATAGATAATGAAATGATTTATGAAGAATATTGTGAACCGCATTGTTGCACTAAAAGCGAAATGAGAAGAATTATAGACAGAGATACTTATGACAGATTACGTAATTATGATATGCAAACAAAAGAACTTGAAAAATCTAATGAACTAATGAGTGGATTTATCAAGCGAATGGGAAAGCAGTTTGAAGAAATGTTTAACAAATATGTAAAGGAGATTGCAAATGAGTAATACAGAATATGTAAGACAGAGTGCAGATAAATATGGGTGGAAAAAATATTATTCCACATTGCGTCCTGTAAGTATGGGAACGCAGCCTAAAAATGGATTTATGGATTTTGTAAATTATGACGACAGAACGGAAGTTGATGGAAGAATGGTGTGGGCTGAGTTGTATTACAACAGAGAGCTTACTGAAAAAGAAATGAGAGATTACGACTTAGTTAAATAGAAAGTGAGGTTGGTTGATATGGTAGAAATCAAAATAGATAACACAGGCGATGGAACATGGTGGCTGTACAATAGTAATCAGGGCTGGAAAGATTATTGCGGTTGTGAAAACTTCGATGAACAGGTTGTTCTTACGGGCAATAGAGATTTTACAGGATGTACTGAGGCAGAATGGTATCAGAATGCAAAAAAGATTTTGGATGATATTGATTGTTATGACGAATATCCAACGGATGTATCTGATGAAGTGAATGCAAAATTAAAAGAAATGTATGATAAATGCAGATGTACAGAAGATATTCTGGTTGATGTAATTAGGCTTCTTTATCCAGAAGACACCTTTAAAACTGGAACAATCAGAGGGTATAGCCAAGGAGATTGGCAAGATTACATTGTCATGGGAGATGTGGATACAGATTTACTTGAAGCAATGTATTTTGGAAAGATCTCTGATATTACAGTAACAACGGACGAAGAAGAATTTGGAGATGTAATCACTCATGATGAACTATGGAGAGCAGAAAGAGAAGAGGGATTAAAAGAATTTTTCAGAAATCATTACGAACTTGATAAGGATGAAGAAATTCATATCTTACAGGCAGACGGATATAAGCAGGTAGTTGATTGGAAAGCAGTTGGATAACCAAAGGAAAGAACTGTTTCTTAAAGAGAAAGTGAGGTAGTAAATATGGAAAAAGATTTTAAGACTGAATATAGATGTGAAATTGAATATAGAGATGAACAGATAAAAGAATTGAGAGAGGCGTTGCTAGGAACAAAAAGAGAGATAGGTTATTTTAATCCATTAAAAGGTAAATGGGAAATAAATTATTCCTCAATTTTAACAAAGCTGATCCAAGAAGCAGGTCGTTGGTGTGAACATTATGCGAGCGACTTATTTATCATATGGAAATATAAAATTGATAAGAAGTTAGATGACGGAACTATGGATACAGAGCAATTCGTATTCGGTTTCAGAAATGATGGTGTAGATCACAAAGAATGGTATGAATTGCATAAGAATGATACAGGCAGATACATAGCAGTGTGGTTCTTAGATGTAACAGTTAATGATGGAAAAATGAAAATGGTATTACACAAATAAAGGAGAGTGATTGAAATGTATCAGCATATAGAATTTATTGATGGTAGTAATTCTTATATCAGCAAAACGGAAAAGGATTTTAAATGGATTCGTGAACATTATGTTCTCATTCCCATTGCAGAAAATTTCTGGAAGGCAACCGATAGAATTTATTATAAAGTAGTTGGCTTTGCAGATAAAGATAAGAGAGCTACTTTTAACAGAAATTACAAATCAAAAGCAGGTGCAATGAGAGTAATTCAGAAAGCAATTAAAGAGAATAAATTTGAGCGTATTGTACTTAGAAAAGAGGTTGAAGATTTACGGAATGATGAACACTTTGATATTTCAGTGAGTACACCTATTAAAACATGGAATTTGGGATAGATTGGAGTAATGAAAATGACAAAATTAGAAAGTATTAAATGTGAAAAGTTACTGAATGAAGCTATTGAATATGCGATTGATGCAAAAGACAAATTGGATGTAGCTGCAAGACATCCTAATGCAACGGAAAGATATGTTCTGGAAAATACCGCACATAATCACAGAGGTTATGCAGAAGGAATTAATCAGTCACTTGCAGTTTTAGGATTTAAGCATGAACGGATGGTAGAGTTAGAAAAATTGATAGGTTAAGAAATAGCAATTTCATAAGGAGTTGATTCGATGGAAATTAGAGTAATTGATTGTGATGCAATCGTAGGCTTTGTTGATTATGGAACTATTGATAGCGAAAAGAATGGTGGTTGGTCAACGAAGATGAGATGTAAAAAATGCGGCGCAGCATGGTTAGCAGAAAATTATATAAATGGAATTGAAACATGTCCAAAGTGTAACGCAACGGGTAAAAAATATGTTATTCCAGTAAATTAGAAAGGACGGTTGATGATTATGTTAAAAGCAATAAATATTAAATGGGACACAGATGGAAACAAGGATATATTCAATAAACTTCCAACGGAAATGATTATTCCAAATGAATTGGAAGAACTGTACAAGAAAGATAGAGAATACGCACTTGAAGAGATCTCAGATTGGCTATCAGATGAGACAGGATTTTGTCATGACGGATTCAAAGTTGTAATGGAAATCACAAGACAATCTGTTGAGAACGAATTGTTTGATTTCTTCAATGACAAAATGAAAACTGGCAATGCACCTGAAATTAAAAGAGTTGGTCGTTATCCGGAAGAATATATCACAATAGATAGCGGAATTGTTATTGATTGTGTAGGTGGAAGGCAGATTAGATTGATTATTCAGGTAGATTAAGGAGTGATGATTTATGAATTATACTTATTTTGGAAACAGAATTGAAAGAAGCCCATTAGGGAATATGGGGTTACAGTTATTAGAAGCTCAAGAGAAATTAGTTTCTCAGGAATATGAAGTTAAGAATCTTAGAATTAAAGCAGCTATGTATAAAGCATATTTCTTTCGTAATTCCATATTAGCAGAAAAATTAGAAAAACAAAGTGAAGAAAACAGAGATGCACTTATCGGAGAGTTTGATGGTTTTTCATATGCAAGTTGGAGAGCTAATGCTGTATATAGAACGCTTGAAGATATGTGCGATGAAGGACTATTAACTGAAAAAGAATATAGAGAATGCAAAGTATGAAACAAGAGTTTCCTATGGACTTTAGAATGGAGGATATAATATGGCAAAGATAACGGAAAAAGAAATGGAAACAATTTTGCAGAATGAAATTCAATTAGACTTAGAAGTTGATAGTGGAATTTTTGAATTTCATGAATGTGGAAATGTAAGCATTGGCGTAAGTTATGAACACGTTGGTTTAGGGACTCATTGTGTTGGTTATATTTTCAATCTTTTTGTTAACGGAGAGTATATCAATATCCCAAGTTCTTATAATAATATTTGCGAGGCAACAAAAGTGTTAACGGAAGAATGGAATAGATGGCAATGAACTGAGGATTTACAAGGAAGGTGAAATTATGAAATATGCATGTTATGATTGGAATGGAAATAAAAAGGCAGACAATATTTATAACTTAAAAGAAGCCGTAAGAGAAGCGTTAAAATTAGAATGCGAAATACATGATGAAAGAGGAGATATTGTTTATTCATCATGGGATGGTTGGAATGGTGACTACCCCAATATTAAGAAAATTCAGTTTCCAGTTGCAGATATGGAATCTGTCAAGAAGGCAAAAGAATTTCTTGTTAAAACAAATATGTATTATGAATGGAATAAATTCACATGCAGTCAGTTTTATAAATGGATAGGCAAAAGCGAATGGTTGCATAGTGACAGATGGAGTGCGACTTATGATTGGGTAAACGATGGAAGATTTGCAAATGTAGATGTTCCAGAGAATATTGTTAATTGCTTAGTTGAAGAATGGGAAACCAATGCTATACATTTAAAAGTAGGAATTTAAGGAGAATATATGAAGAACCCAATATATGAATGTTCAAATTGTTATAATGAATTTTCGGAGCAACTATATCCAGTTAATATATCAGATGTTAAATGGATAAATCTTATTTGCGATAAATATCCGAATGGTTGCATTCAGATAAGTTGTTACGATGCACAAGAGAATGCTTATTACGCAACAAGACTTCTTAAATGTTATGTAAACAAAAAAGGCAGATATGCAATTTGGGGTAAACACAGATTTTATGAAGGGTATTCTGGAGCATTAAGACTGAGAGGTGTTCCTTGTAAGACAGTTGATACAATCAAAGATGCAGCTAAACCGTATGGAACAATTGTCGAATGAAACGATGATTTATTAGGAAGGTGATATATAAATGAAATGTTCAAAATGTCCAGCATGGGGAATTGATAATCTAGGTTTTCGAGGGTGCTTAATAAGAAATTCTATTCTTGGTGATATATATTGTAATTATCATTGCAATAGGCATAAGAAAACAATTTTAGAAGATATAAAAAATGTTAAACAAAACGAACCAAGAAATAAGTTTTATAAATGGTTACATGATGAGAATTAATAACCAAATGAAACGGAAATTTACTTGGTTTAGAAAGTGAGGTTAATTTTATGGATTATAAATTGTTAGCAAAAAAATATATTAAATATGGAATTAAATGGCTTGAAGGTGAATTTGATACATACAAAGGTATGACAACCATAATGGAAACAGAAGAAAACCTAAATGGAGAACAATTAAGAATGTTGTGTGACGAAATTAAAAAAGACACTAGAGTTAAAATGGCAATGATTGAAAGTGAACATGAATATACTATTACAATTATGTTTAACCGATAAATCAGAAACTTCAAATTATTTTAATAGGATACAAGACATGATATAATATAAAGAAAAACGGAGGTAATTATTATGGCAGAGTTGATTGGGTTTGTATTAGCGATATTGATTTATTTATGGCTTTCAGGTGTGTTTAGCGGAGAAAATCAAAACAATCAGAAATTTGGTGATGGAAAAAACCGTTACGACTTTAAAGATTATGTTGACAATAAGGCAGATAGGTATAATAAATAGGAAGGTGGTTGATGAATATGCTAGTAGAAATGTTAGCATTGTTAGGATTAAAAGGTGTTGCAAGCGTAGGACGTGCAGTTGATGATGCAAAAACGAAAAGAAATACGACAGCCTTAGATTCAAATGGAAATGTAACTTGTATAGGTAGAACAGGTAAGTATTATGTCAATGGAGAAGAAACATATAGATGGACACAAGAAGACAAATATGGAAATCGACATGATCTTACAATAGGTGTAAATTCCGGCAAGGTTTACCGGGATAATTTTGACGATGAAGTAAAACGAATGTCAGCTAATGATGAAAAAAATAAACAATGGAGCTTAAGTCATGGATATCTTGCTTATAATAAGTATGATCCACGATTTCGAAGAAATGTAACAACAGAAATTAGCACAGGAAAAGTAATCGCTACATTATGTGAGGGATATGACAACAACAGAGCAAATGGGCGTTATTATAAATTTTATTATAAAGAGAAATCGCCACACTATAGAGATGATTTTAATAAATCTGCTCCTGGTGATTACGGAATTGAAATCAGTGAGGATGAGTATAATAAGTTAAATATCCCGACAAAAACATGTGGCGAAATACCAGATGATCCGAAAGTATTAAATAAAGTATGGGGTGTTGATTGTTTTTAGATTGGAGTAGCAAAATGAATAAGAATAGAAGAGAAAAGATAAATATGCTCAAAGCAAAACTTCAAAGTACACAATCTGAACTAAAACAGATATCAAGTGAGTTGTCTTCTATATTAAGCGAAGAACAGGATGCATTTGACAATATGCCAGAAGGATTACAAAGCAGTTATAGAGGAATGTATTCTGAAGATGCAATTGATAGTATGGAAGAAGCGAGTGAAAAACTTGATGAAGCGATTGAGTTGTTAAATGATATTGTGTAGAATGTAGAAAGGAGAATAGTATTATGAATGATACGCCAGTATATGAATGGGAAGATGCAATAAATTTTATTGCAGAAAGATGTAATATTGACAAAGATACAATTGAGACAGTGCTTACGTTAGAAGAGGACTATATGAAAAGTATTGGAATTATCATGGAAGAACAATCTAATTTTGAGATTGATGGTCAACAAAGAGAACAAAGTAAATAATAGTTTCATTTGAAGATTGGAGGCAAAAATATATGAAATATGGAGATATTGTTGTATATAAAAATCAGATTGGAACAGTAGTAAAAAGCGAAAATGATTTTAAGTTCCATCCATGTAATTATGGACGTTGTTATTTTAGCGAGTTAGATACGATCACAGATGCTGATGTAAGAGAAGCGACACCTGATGAAAAACTGGAATTAATAAGGGAAGAATTTACATGGGGCAAAGTGATTGATATACATTGTATTGGAGAATATCAGATTATAGAATACGAAAGCAAAACTGCACCTAAACATTTATGGAATACATATATTAATTATGCTGATACAAATAATTCTTATATGTCTTTAGACTCGGCATTAATTGGTTGTATTGGACGTAAATACGAAGGCGCAAATGGAAAGGCTGCAATGTATTTTGAGAAGATGATTGGATTAGAATAGATTTATTAGAAGATTGGAGATAAATTACATGAAAATTGTGAGTGTTGAATGGATAACAGACGAAATCACGGAACGATTAAATAATGAAAAAACCTGCTATTTGTCAAGTGATAAAGAATATTGGTTATTTACAGATGATAATGTGTTTAATAAAATTGGCAAAGAGTTACATTCGATTTCTGTTGCAGAATGGTTGTATGGAAAGTGTGAAGACAATGATTTATCTACAATATTTATGAATACACAATATGATTGGAGCGATTATAATATGGATGCAGCCGCCGATGTAGATGTGTCTAAATGTTGCAACAATCAATGGGATCAGGTTATGATAAACTATGTGAGAAATGTAGTTGAAGAATCCATTTCGTATAAATTAGAAGAATCGTTAAGAGAAATGGTGAATTACAAATTCGAAATGGATTATATAAAAGATGCTGTAAAAAATGTTTTGGACTTAGAAGACAAATAATAGCCAATGAATCCAAGTTTTCATAAAATAGAAAGGAAGAATGTAATATGAGCAAATTAAGAGTATGGTGGATTCCACAAACAGGTATTGGACAAACGTTTTATATTCCAGTTGAGACAGTAGAAGACGGAAAGAAAATGATGGATGTTTTAGCAGCGTATGATTTGTTTCAATTACAAAATAATGTAAAACCAGACTATTCAAATGTAGGTGGTCTTCAGATGTGGGATGAAGAAGAGAAAGAATGGTGTGATTGGTACATGGAAACAGAAAATGATTTCTTTGAAAATGTTGATGAATATTGCGAGCAATGCGAGAAATCAGAAGAATTGAAAAAATTCAATAAAGAATTATATACACAAATTGATTATAACAAGATACAGAAAATGATTGGTTAAAAATTAATTTCTTCATAAAACGGTAACGATGTCCGTAGGCAGAAAATCTCTGATGTGTTATAGTCAATTAAAAACACAAGGAGAATTTAGTATGAAGAATATTGATAGAATGAAGCTGGCTCTTATAGATCAGATTACAAATATGACGACGGAACAATTCAAAAGATTGAACGATATATTGTGTGAAGAATATGACTTTAATCCTAAGTATATTAACAAAGCTGCGATATTCACTTGTGAAGATTGCAGAAAATTATATGGAAAATGTATTGAATCTGAACGAACAGAAGAATGCGATGAACGATTTATGAAGTATTTGAAAAGCGAAGTGTAATTTAAATGGAATCTAAGATTCAAAATGGAAGGAGATGAAGAATATGGGCGACTTCTTAGATAAATGTGCTTCTGATGCGTGGGATATAATAAGCGGAAGAAAAAAGATTATTGGAAACAAGATAGTTTCATGCGAATGCAACGAATTAAAAGAAGATACAAATCAAGATTATGGTTGGCTTGCTCCTAACGGAAAGTTTTATCCTGCTGACTTTGGAGAGCATCAAGCATGGGCGAGTCAATATTTATTGGAACAATATAGAAATGGGAAAATTGATTTGAAAATTAACGAAGAACCAGGTGATGTGTTATGTAAAATGGGATTCGTTCTGCTTCATAATCCTCATAGATATAACTTTTCCGTAACAAGAGATTATAACAAGAGAATAACAAACAAGCAGAAAAATTTTTTGATTGAATATTTTGAAAACAGAAACATGAATGACTGGTTAAATAAAATATATCAAGATGAAATTTAACTTTCCTTTGATGATTGGAGGTAGAAAAATGGAAAATAATAAAGCTATTTGTAGAAAAACAGACGACCACTTTACAGAGGGCAAGGAATATGAATGTACATCAGCATATGCAAAATATGAAAGTGCAGTTGTAGATATTCTTGATAACAATAAAGAACTTATCACAGTGGAAATAAATGATAAAGATTTTCAGTTTATTTTCAACTAAGAAAGAATGATTTACTTGGAAGATTGGAAGAGGTGATACAATGACAAATATGACACTAAAAGAATTAATGGAATATTAAAGAGAATTATGTAGCTTACAACAAGAATATGAGGGTAAATTGACTAAGATATACGGAGAAGCTGATTCCTCAAATGAAAAGAGGAGACTAACAATTGTTTTGAATCTTATTATTGAAGAAAGACAGAAAGTAAATCGTCAAAAATATAAACCAGTAAATTAATTTTGTTTATGTAGAAGTGAGGTGTTATAAATGGAATTACCAGTTTGTATATACCGAAAACGGAGTTGAGAAAACTTCGGTTGATGAAAATAAGAGAATGAATTATATTGATGATTTGAATCGCAGGTGGTTAGATAGAAAAGGTGATGGCAGACAGAGAACCACAAAGATTGAAGATTATAGAAGTGGTAAAATTTCACTGTAAATGATGGAGAATGCAAATGGAATCAATTATAAATGAATTGGCAAGAAAAGATAACTACACAAATGATAAGCAGTATAATTCAGGTTTAAAGCTAATAAAAGAAATGGGTTATCGCTATGTCAGTGGAGAACCTGATGTTAAGTATTATTGTATGTGTAATGGATACTAAGAATTTGTTGGAAGATTGGAAGAGGTAATATAAATGGATAGAAAACGAAATAATCCTACATGGTGTTGTGATCAAATTGAAGAGAAAATTAAAGATTATAAAATATCTCTTACAGAAATTAAAGGAGAAGAAGTAAAAAGACAGATGGAAATTGTGATTAATGATTTGGAAACAATTCTATACAGGTAGATTAGAGGGGAGGGTGATATAAAATGACTAATGGCATTAAAGAGAAAGACATTCGTGATATGCAAAAATGCTTTGATAAAATGAGATATATTCTAAAAAGGATTCAGGTATATAATCCTGAAGCACAAATTATTTGTATTGAAAGTGATACAATAGCTCTAGTTAATTTCAATGGTGAGTTTATTGATTCAGCTCCACAAATAAAAGATGAACATATTGTTGCAAGTCAAGACATACCAGCAATGGATAACTATTGTTAAAAGAAATGACGATTTCTTGGTAAATAGAATGGAGATGATTAAATGGCGAGAAAGAAAGTAAATAAAGAATTAACCATAGAAAAACAGTTGCAACAAGAAAGAGAAAATGGATTAAGTTTTATTAAAGATGAGGTACCACATCTGAATGAGCCAACTTATAGGTTTGAAGTAGGAGATAAGGTAAAATATGGTGCATTAAAGGATTGTACAGTAAAAGAAGTGTTATATAATGGAAGGGTGTACGGATTACATTGTATTTCTACTGAAGAAAATTATGGAAATCCTTATGATAGAGAAGTATATAGAGTTGCTGGATGGACTAGCGTTAGACCACTTACTAATGGAAATTCAAGGTTTAGTAAAAACCAGGATGTAAAAATCAATTTTGTCAATTCAATGATTGAGTCTCTTATCCATAAATATTATGCATTTGGAGTAGATATGAATCCTGAATATCAGAGAGGATATGTATGGGAGTTAGAAGATAAACAGTTACTTATAGATAGTATATTTAATAATATTGATATAGGTAAATTTGCTTTTATTCATTTGGATGATAAGAAATGGGCTGAGACAGGTAATGGATATGAAATACTTGATGGAAAGCAGAGATTAAGCACAATTATTGATTTTTATGAGAATAGATTTCCATATAACGGAGTTTATTACAATGACTTATCGGCTAAAGATAAGAATGTTTTCTTAAACCATTATATTGTGCAAGGAGAAGTAAGAGAAGCAGATAGAAAGGCAGTATTAAAATATTTCTTAATGCTCAATAGAACTGGAAAGTCAATGGATCAGTCACAGCTTGATAAGGTTGAGAAGATGTTGGAAGAATAACCCAAAGAAAAATTGCTTTCAAGTGGAGGTAGATATGTTATATAATATTGGTGATAAATTAAAATGTAAACGTGAAGTTAATTCACAATGTCTTGAGATGAGTAATCCAGATTTTATAATAAATATTGGAGATATTTATATAGTAACCGATAAAGATGATTATCCTGATGATAATCATTGTCATTGGTACGAATTAACTCAAGAAAAAGATAAAACTGTTATCTTAAACGTATGGAACGATGAACCAGAACACATGATTATAGATGATAGATTTGAAAAAATAATAAAATAGAACTACAGTATAATAATATTAGAGGCAGGAATCAACTGCTTCTTTTTTTTATTACAGAAAAGAGGTGACGAAAAATGAATATGGGAAATCCAAAGAGAAGTTCAAAATTTTTATGTTTAAATTGTATGAAAATAAATGAACTTGGATCTGGAATTCAGCGTGGAGGTCATCAGCGTGAAAAATGGCATATAAAGGATCTAGCTTGTTTTAATAAACCTTGTTGCGGAAAACAAACTAAGAATATAGAAATTAGATGGTGTGACGATTTATTGGAGGCATATGATAGAGCCGAACAAATTAGAGATAGATACTATAAAAACGGAGAATAATACATATAGAAAGAGAGGTTATTTAATATGGCACAGACAAGAGATTATGCGACTAAGAAAAAAGGTAAAACAGAGGTGCAGCCATTTTGGAACATGGAAGATATCAAGAATGTTATTGAGTGGTTTGAAAAAAATGAAGAATGGGACGGATATCTTATTACATTATTAGAATTGCTTCTTGGTAGACGAATTGGTGATACAGTTATGATGAAATGGTCGGATCTGTATTACGAGAACGGAAATCGTAAGAGTGAAATTGATACCATCGAGGAACAGAAAACTGGAAAGATCACTAATCTTCCTGTAAGTAATATGGTTTGGGAGGCGGTTGACAATTATTTGTCACACGTAAAAATTGACCCAATGGAACATTATAATGAATATATATTCAGTTATATACCTAAAACATTATGGCTGTTAAGACATCCTAATACACCTTTTTATATGAATATTGAAACATGGTGTGGTTATTTAAATAAAGATTTTTCTGATAAGAGAAAGCAGAAAATTTTGGATGACTTTCATAAGCAAAAAGAATACAAGAGTCTTGGAGATTATTTATATTATATTATAGAATACAATGATGTTGTAAAGTGGCAAACAGATGATTATAGAAAGAAACTAAAAAAAGCGGTTGAGGATGTTGGTATTCGATATCCTATATCAAGTCACAGCCTTCGTAAAAGCTTCGGGTATTGGATTCATAAGACACACCCGTTTGATCCTGATTGTCTTTTGTCATTGCAGAAATTGTTCAATCATACTGATTTACAAATGACAATGAATTATATTGGATTAACAGAAGAGAAAAATAGACAGTTGATTAATGACCATGGAGAATTCATTCATAACGTGCTTGCTGGTAAGGGAGATGAGATAGTTAAAAATATGCCAGTTGTCTCATTAAAGTCTGATGATTTTGGAAAGATTATAAGAATGCTTACTGATGATGTTGATAAATATCAAGCTGCAATTAATATGGCAAATGAACTGAGAATTTTATAAATATGTTTGCGATATCCTATAAATATGTTTGTGATATTCTATTGACTTTTATGAATCTTATGAATATAATAACTATTAGTTAATGACAATAAACGACATAAGATTGGAGGATTAATATGAATCAAATAGGTAGGGCTTTCTTAAGTAAAACAAAGTTAGACGTGAATAACAGTGACATTGTGGCAATTGTGGATTTTTTATCCTCGGCAGATTCCATCAATAAGATGATAGTGGTGTCGGATTTGGGATTACCCGCGCTTACGGGAGTTGTGAAAGATCTCGAAGAGAAATTTGCAAATTGCAAAGGTTTTCCTTTGAATCATGACGCTCCCGATCACAATGCTCCAAATAGGCGGAGTATAGGATGGATGATTAAATTCATCATGAAACAAGTTGGGTATTCGCCGGTAGATGGTGGATTAAGTGAAAGAGCAAGATTGCGAGATTTTGCGGGGAGCAAATATTTTTCAACGAGTGCAATTTATCAAAAAAATTGTACCCCAAAGTTTAAAATCAATGTTGAACTGGCAAATGTTAGTTAACAAAATGTAGGATTGCCAATGTAATAAAATAAAAAAATAGGACATACTTATGTGATTTCGTCCTTATCAATGAAATTAATATCTAAATAGATATTTAATGCATCGCATAATTCGAGTAAATTATTGATTGAAATATTTTCTTGCTTAAATCGTGACGTTAATGCAGCCTGTGAGATATTTAATTTTTCGGCAAGTTCTTTTTTCTTTATATCTTTTTCAAGCATTATGGTCTTAAGTTTAAGAAGAATTTGTTTAGTGTTAGCTACTTCCATTTTTGTCCCTCTATGTTTCAAATGATTAAGATACATCTTAATTATATAAGATATATACAAAATATACAAGATATAAGTAAAAAGTTTATACATTATTATATCTTGAAAAATTAAGATATATATTGACTATTTAAGATATATGGACTATAATGCAAAGTATCAAAGGTAATCCAAGTACATAAATAACAAAGAGAGGAGGACGTACATATGGATTTACAGAGATACGATGTTATAAAAGCGAAAATCAAATATCAAGGCGAAGGATCAGTCCAGACTAAAGAACGTCCATATGTTATCATAAGCAATCCAATAGGAACAAAACATGCTTCTATAATTACAGTGATGCCTTTGACAACTAAGCTAAAAAAAATAAACATGCCTGTTCATAGTTGCATTAATGCAGATGATGATAATGGTTTAACAGAGTATTCTATGGTGCTCGGAGAACAAATTATAACAATATCCAAGGACGAAGTTATTGAAAGACTTGGAAATATTACTGATGCTTATGAACGAAAACTTATAGATAAAGCTTGTTTCAACGGCTTGTTTTTTGGAACTGAATATAGATTAGAGGAGGCGAGGGCGTAATGTATGTAAGTAAAGAAAAGGCAAAACAGATAATTGATGAAGCTCCTGGTATGATATGGATTGATTCTTTTAATGGAATGACTTTTATTCATACAAGACCAAGACAAATTACTATTGATGAGGGGAAAAGAATAATTAACAAGGCGAATACAGTTGACTATCAGAATAATGATTTCTTTGGATTGCTTTCATTAGAGGGAGTACAGGAATTTATGGTACACAATATTAAATTTCCCCAGATAGAGTCCTGATTATAGGACTCAAAATATGATATAATAAAAATATCGAACAAAAACCGAACATGATACAAACACCTGTTCGAAATAATGATTGACAAGAACATTTGTTTGGAGTATTATAATTTTTGTAAGCGACAAAAAAGATAGAGCCAAGCGATTCAAACGCTGCGCCAACAGCTTTCTACTTGACTCTATCAACCAAATACATACAACAGCATTAAGCCATTGCAGAAGCGAAATATCGCTTGTACTTATTTTACATATATTTCGAAAGAAAGTCAAGTTTCAAGCGTTTTCTGCAATTAAAATTCCTAATTTGCACAATTGAATATGGAGAATAATATTATAGGGCATTCGCCAAGAGGTAAGGCACATGACTTTGACTCATGTATTCACTGGTTCGAATCCAGTATGCCCTGTTATGGGGATTTTCTACCCAGTGAGTCCTCAGAACGCAGATTAATTATCTGTAAGTGCAGTCTATAAGCTGCATAAGTTCTTATAGAGAATAACTCACTAACGAGTTACATAACCGACATATACTTTTGTTTCGTTATTTGATATATACCTTCCATATGTCGGTCTGGATCATTAGTTCAGTTGGTTAGAACGCTCGGCTCATAACCGAGAAGTCGTCTGTTCAAGTCAGACATGATCCATTAAAAATAAAAGAGAGGAGATGATATAGTTGGATTTTGTTATAAAGAATAATAAAAATGTATATATCCGACTAAGTGAAAATGGTAAAGCTGAAACATGCAAAGAAAAAAATATGGGGAAATTTACAGAACAGAAAGCAAAGAATATTCTAAAGTCGCTTCCAAAGACTCTTAAGAATCTGAATTTTCGGATAGAGTGTATTCCTGATATTAAAATGGAAACACCTGTTCAGAAAATTGTAAAAGAAGAGTCGAAGAAAATTATCGAAAACACAGATTATCAACCTTCTGGCAATATTACGCAATGGGTTGAAAAATTTGGTGCATGTTCGGATATTTTTAAAGAAGCAAGAGAAAGATATGTTGAATTGGAAGATGAGTTACATACTTCTGATGCGGCTTTGATGGATGCTTTACATAGTATTGAACTTGAAACACCGAAGGATCTTTATTCTGCTTGGCTTGTATATAAAAAGATAAGAGAGAATAGAAGAAATAGAAGACAACTTAAAGATGAAATGTTAATCATACATAGTATTTTAGAAGAAATTGATGATACAAAAATCAGCAGAGAACGTACACAAAAGGCTATTGATGGATTATTTGATCGTAAATATACATATCGAGTTGTGGAGGTGGACGAAAATGGTGATTTGTAAAAGGTGTTACACATCTATGATTGGTGTGATGTCATTTTCTAAGGACAAGCATGAAAAGTTTTGTAGATGTCCAAAGTGTTATTCAGAGACAAAACATAATCAAATCAAAGATGATGAACTGGATTTTAAAGAGATATTAGAGACAAAAATGATTGGAGACATGCGAAAGTGACAGTAAAAAAAATAAATTTATCACCCGATCAGTTGGCAATAGTTGATAGATATTGCCGTAATGATTTACGAGAATTAAAGAAAATTTGTCTGCCGCTAATATCCATGAAGGGTGTTGCAGATATGGAAATTGATGATTTGTTAAGTGATGCGATGAAGGTATTGCTTGAGACAGTTGAAAATTATGATTGCTCAAGGAATGATAATTTCGGAGCATATTTGACAACAAATATTAAACGTTCGTATTTAGATTGGACAAGAGATAGAATGCGAGATAAACGTGTTAATTATGCAAGGGATAGAAATGGAGATATTATTTATGAGTACTACGAAGAGAATGGAGAGAAGAAAAAAAGAAAAGTAATTCTTAAACCATTAACATTAGATGTAACGACAGAGGAAGGAAAGGAAATTAGAGATACGATAGCTTCAGATTTTCGTGTGGAGAATATTTTTATAAGAGAAACAAAATCTGAATGGCATCAAGAAGTTAATGATTACTTAAATAGTTTGTCTCCTTTGCAATACAAGATAATTATGATGCTTGCTGATAAATATACAAAAGAAGAGATTTGTGAAATTTTACATATTGAATCATTTCATTATGACAATCTTTTAAAAAAGATTACTTCTGATGAAAAAACTAAGCCTTTAAAGAGTTTGATGGGAGGAAAAATTCTATGAAATTAATAAGAGATAAGGTAAAAAAAGATACCTGCATGGCATCTAAAATATGTGGAATGATTGAAAGAGAAGATCTGAGAAATGATCATCCACAGCAGAGAAAATCTGGTCAATGGGAAGAAGAGGTTAGAGATAATTTTATAGTAACCGTTATTCAGAATGAAGATTTTGATCCAATTAAGATTTGTGAACAGCTTACAGATAATGGTGTTATCTTGTGGCTGATTGATGGATTACAGAGATGTACCACAATAGAAAATTATAAAGCAGGTAAATTTGCACTTGGTAAAAAAATAAATCCATCAGTGATTGAGTATCAAGAAGTAAAAAAAGATGAAAATGGAAAAATTGTTAAAGATGAAGATGGTAATACAGTATATGAAATCGTTTCTTTTGACTTAAAAGGAAAAAGTTATGCTCAATTACCAGAAAGATTAAAGGAAGATTTTAATAATTGTCCAGTAGAGGTAGTAAAACATCTTGATTGTAGTGATGAAGAAGTGGGGCGACATATTGTTAGATATAACAGTGGAGCGAAAATGAACGTTGCCCAAAAAACAATCACCTATATGTGCAATGTTGCAAAAGATGTTAAAGAATTATCTGGACATGATTTCTTTAGCGATTGTGCAAAATTTTCCGATGTTAAAGATAGAAATGGAACTATTGATAAGATTGTAAATGAAACAATTATGGGGCTTAACTTTTTTGATCAGTGGAAAAGAAATGCAATGCAGCTTGGAAAGTTTTTAAACGAGAATGCAACCAAGGAGATGTTTAATAAGTTCAAGGAATATCTTGATAGATTGTACAATATTGTAACACCGACAACAGGGAAATTGTTTAGTGAGAAAAATGCACTTATATGGTTTATGCTCTTTGACAAGTTTGAAAAAACAGGATATCCCGATGAAAAATTTGGAGAATTCTTAAACGACTTTGAGAAGTTAAAGAACGTAAAAGTTGTTGTAGAGCATACTAGAAAACCAAAAGGAACTGAAGAAACAAACAATTTATCATTTGCGGAAATTGATACATGTAATTCTACAAAGGATAAAGGAATGATTACAGACAAATTACATATTTTAGAAACACTTTTAAAAGATTTTTTAGCCAATGAAACAATGACGACAAAAGAAACAGAGAATATTAAAGAAGATGTCGAAGAAGAAACTACACTTTCATTTGTTCAGAAAAATGTAAATTCAAATGTAATTGAAGAAGACATTGAATGTTATGAGGGTATGATTGACTGTTGCGTGAGAGTCGATTCAGAAGTATACAAGCAGTGTAAAACGGCATTAATTGCGATTGTAGCTTATGCTTGTAAAAATGAAAAAGACATGGATTTTGAGCGATGGATTCAAAAGTATCAGAAAAATAGCTCTGATTTTAGTGATGATCAGAAAGAGAATTATACATATATGAGAAACAGTTTTGATAGCTTTTTGAAGCGTGGTTAAGTTGGAGGTGAGAATGTGAAGATATCTGATAAGCAAGAAATAATTATTTGTCCTAAATGTAATGGAAATGGTAAATTTATACATTCAGAACGGATAACATGGAATGAAGATGAATATTGGGAAGAAAAATGTGATTATTGCAATGGAAAGAGAGTAGTAGAAAGAAGAACATTAGTGGAAGATTTTGAAGTTGAAGAAGTAAAGACAGATACTAATAAACATGTTTATTAGTATATGAAAATTCTCTTTCTTTGGATTGCGAGGTGAAAAGATGCAAATAAATATTAGTTATACATTATATACAGATGGGGATTACAGTTTAAGGAATGCTGAAGAGCTTGGTTGCACTAATAGAGACGTAGTAGTTGATGATTTTGAATATTATGATTATGTTGGTTCTATGGAATTTAAATATGAAGAGGAGTGGCGTTGTAAAAGCGAAGCAAAAGATTTTCTTTGGAGATTTTTATGTGATGGAATTCATATATCTTATACACATCCTTGGCTGCTTAAAGACTTTTATGACATTATGGAATCTTTAGAGAATGTTATTAATGAATATCAAGAGGGAATATCTGTAGCCCAAAGGCATATAACAGGTAATTATGAGGGAACAGAAATAAGAATAGAAATATTGAAGTAAAGTTATTTGGATTGTGAGGTAAAAAGATGGAAACAAAAGAAATAGAAGTATCTAAAACAATAAAACAATACACATTAACAGAGGACGAATACCATAATCTAATAAATAATAATATGGAATATGGTAGTAGAAAAACCAAAGCGTATATTATTTTTTGTTTCAAATATTACAAACTTAAATTAAATTTTAGTGGAATGGCAAAGTTTATTGAGGATATTATTCATTTTGTAACAGGAAAAAGGAATTATATTCCAAATTTATATAACAAAACATTCTTTGAATGGTTAGATGAACATAGATAACAATAACAAGAAAGTTCGATTTCATGTGGAGGTATAAAGTATGACGAATTTAATAGATATTTATAATGAAATTGAAAACAGTATTAATAGTTTATACGATTTTGACTTGAGTTCCCAATATAAAAAAATGATTGATGGTTTGAACTCAGCAATAGAAGATTTATATAAATATTACGGTATTAGAAGATTAAAAATAGATATAGAACAATTTCATAAGAATGAGATTGTAAAAATTGAGCAAGGAGAAGGTGGTTGTTTCTTACTTGGGTTAGATGAAAATGATTCAAGAATTGTTGACTTATACGAACATATGGACTTGTCGATTGATGAGCTATTTTTCTAATCACAAAACAAGGAGATCGGTAAAAATGGAAAATATAAGAAGATGGTTTGAGAATGACAAAGTAAACAATGGTCAGGATTACGAGATTTATGAATACGAAGGTCATTTAGAAGCAAGAACAGATACAGTTATTTTTATGATAGTAGAGCCTCATAGCGGAACTAGAAACAGATGGTTACTTAGAGTTACAACAGAAAGTGCTTTTGACAGATGGGCTAATTCAACTGCTGTTGAAAAGTTTTTCAATACAGATATTGAACTATGTAATTATTTACATGAACATCAGTTAGATATTTATAAAGATTTGATTAAATATCTGTCAAGCGAATATGATGATATAGCAGAAGAATATTAGTAAGAAAACTTCGTTTCATTGGAAATTTTTAGGAGGTGATAGAACAGATGATGGATTATACTGAAGCAAAAAAGATACTCAAAAGAGATTTAAATATTATGGTTGAAAATAATTCTCTTCCAGATGGGATTGAAGCCATGAAGACTGCTATTATTGTCTTAGGAGCAATAGAACAAATTAAGTGGGAAAGAGATCTTGCAATAGAGCAATTACATGAATTAGGAGGAGAGCTTGGAGAAAAGACAGAGCTAATTAAACATCATATAATTTGTAACTGCTGTAAATCGGGGCAGGAAAATATAGTAGGTAGAAGGTGTCAAGGATGCATAGAACATAATATGTTTGAATGCATTTCACAGTAATCGCACATTTCTTGTGGAATTTTGGAGGTTAAGACAATGACAATTGAACAGATTAAGGACAAATTAAAATCAAAAGAGTATGACTTCCTGAGAACAGATAAGAATTTGGGTAACAATATCATTATCTTAACTCTTGGTGGAAGTCATGCATATGGAACAAATAATGAGGGTAGTGATTTAGATATTCGTGGTTGTGCATTGAATAGCAAAATGCAGATTCTCACTAATGAGAATTTTGACCAATTTGTAAACAATGAAACAGATACCACGATTTATGCATTTAATAAATTGGTCGCATTATTGAGCAACACCAATCCTAATACAATAGAAATGCTTGGAAATAAGCCTGAACATTACTTTTATGTATCACCTATTGGTCAAGAGCTAATTGACAATGCACATTTATTTTTATCAAAGAGAGCTTGTCATTCGTTTGGCGGTTATGCTAATCAGCAATTATACAGATTAAATCAGAAAGCTGCACATCAGATGTCGCAGTCTGAATTAGAGAAACATATTCTAAAGACTCTTGAATTTATGCAGACTGACTTCACAAAGAAATATACACCATATGAAGATGATTCTATGAAATTATATATTGATAAAGCTGTGCAGAAAGGTTATGACACAGAGATATTTATGGATGTAAAATTGCATCATTATCCATTAAGAGATTATTGTTCTATGTGGAATGAGCTTCAGAATACAGTTCGTCAGTATGGAAAAATTGGTAAGAGAAATGAAAAAGCAATTGAACATGGTAAAATCGCTAAACATTCAATGCATTTGATTCGTCTGTATATGATGTGTTTGGATATTCTTGAAAAAGAGAGAATAATCACGTATAGAGAAGACGAACATGATTTACTTATGGATATTCGTAATGGTAAGTATTTGGATAGCAACGATCAGCCAATCCCAGAATTCTTTGAAATGGTAAATGATTATGAAAAGAGATTGGATTATGCGAAGAAGAACACAAATCTTCCTGATAATCCTAATTATAAGGCTATCAATGAATTTGTTGCTAGTGTAAATGAAAGGGTGGTAAAAGGTGAAATCTAATCTAAAAATTGAAATTCCATCTGGTGCAAATGAAATCATACATAGTCTACAAAATAATGGATATGAGGCTTTCTTAGTCGGAGGTTGTGTGAGAGATAGTATTCTTGGCAGACCAATTCACGATTATGACATTACAACTTCTGCCACACCAGATGAAATGATGGAAGTATTCAAGGACAAGAGAATTATTGAAACTGGTTTGCAACATGGAACTATTACCATTGTAATTGACGGTGATGGATATGAATGTACCACTTACAGAATTGACGGTAATTACTCAGATAGTCGTAGACCTGATAGTGTAACATTTACACGAAATCTTAAAGAAGATTTAAAGCGTAGAGATTTTACAATCAATGCGATGGCATACAATGATGAAGTTGGTCTTGTAGATCCGTTTAATGGCATGGAAGATATTGAGCATTATAAAATCAGATGTGTTGGTAGAGCAGAGGATAGATTTTCAGAAGATGCTTTAAGAATTTTACGTGCCATTCGGTTTGCATCACAGTTGGGATTTGTCCTTGAACCTGATACAGATTGGAATATTTCTAAAATGTATAAGAATTTGGAGAATATATCTATTGAAAGGATCAATAGTGAGTTCTGTAAAATTGCTGCATCGAGTGATTTCTGTGTACAAATGGTCTTATATCACAAAGTATTCTCGTTGTTCATTCCTGAAATTAAAGATATGTTTGGCTTTCAACAGAATAATCCATATCACATTTATGATGTATGGAATCATACAGTACATGCAGTACAAGCTTATGAATGTGATTGTGAAGAAGACTTAAATCCAATAGATTTAATTACATCATTAGCGGTGTTCTTTCATGACATAGGAAAACCACATTGTTATCAGGATGGAGAAGATGGTATCAGACATTTCAAAGGTCATGGAAGAGTCAGTGCTGATATGACCAATGAAATAATGAAGCGATTAAGATTTGACAATGATACAAGAGAAAAGGTCGTTGAATTAGTCTATTATCATGATGCTACTTTTGAGGTGGGAAAGAAATATATCAAGAGATGGCTTAATAAAATCGGAGAGGAACAGTTCAGAAGATTACTAAATGTTCGCAGAGCTGATATTAAAGCACAAGCAGACATGAATCAGGAAACTAGATTGCAAAAGATTGATAACATTGAATATATTTTAGAAGAAGTCTTACAAGATGATGAATGTTTTTCTCTAAAGGATTTAGCAGTTAATGGAAAAGATGTAATGGATACAATGCTCATTAAAAGTGGAAAAGAAGTTGGCTACTGGCTCAATGAAATCTTAACTCGTGTAATAGATGGAAGATTAAAAAATGATAGAGAAGATCTTATTTGTTGGATGACTGGTATTACAGATGGTTGGATTAAATATTAAAGTGAGGTGAAATGGATGGATATTATAGAAGAAATTTTGGACAAGTATTTTGATGAAGAACATGAATATTATCATCGTTACAGAGAAGATGAAGAAAATTATTATGATGTCGTGGACGAGTTAAAGCAGGAATTAACTAAGAAGAACATTTCTTTTAAGTTGGATGTTACAGACGCATTTGATTCTCCTGGTTATGAGTGTTCTGTTTTATCAATCGCTTATATTAAACCAAATAATAATTGGGGTTCTATTGAATTGGAAACAGTTTTATTAGAAAGCATGTAGAGAATAATCTAATATAGAAGTAATTCTATTCCCGGCTGATCAGCCAAATTTTCCAATTAAAAGTAACAAGAAATATTTTTTTCTTATGGTTTTGCAGACGTGCAAATTCCATAGGATTTTACAACAAAATAATTAAGAAGAAAGGAATTAAGCAGTAACTCCTAGGTAATTGTGGTTACGTAACCTCTGTAAAATAGTGTATTTTGACAGAGAATAAAGAAAAAAATAATTCTCAAGGGCTACGAGTATTAAGTTTATTTGATGGAATCTCTTGTGGAAGAGTTGCATTAGATAGAACCAATATTCCAGTCAGTGAGTATAACGCATTTGAAATTGAAGAGAATGCAATCAAAATCAGTAGATATAATTATCCTGATATCAAAAGATACGGTGACGTATTTTCTACCGACTTCAAGGATTTTAATGGAGTCGATCTATTAATAGGTGGTTCACCTTGCCAGTTCTGGTCGAAAGCCAAGTGTAGTAAAACAGCAAAATTGAAGAGAGAAATTGATACAGAAGGCGAAGGTTGGAAACTGTTTCAGAAATTTGTGGAAGCAAAGAATAACACAAATCCAAAATATTTCCTATATGAAAACAATTATGGAATGGCTGATGAGATTCAAGACGCTATTAGTGAGGAATTGGGTGTACAACCAATTATGATTGATAGTCAATTATTATCAGCTCAGAGAAGAAAACGTCTGTATTGGACGAACATACCAAATATCACGCTTCCTGATGATAAAGGATTATTAGTGAAAGATGTTATTTGTGATGATCCAGATTTAGTCAAATACTTTGATGACAGAATCAGGAACACAATGATTAAGTGTGAGAATTACATAAAATATGATCTTGGTGGCAAAGGTCATTATTCGCAACAGGACAGGCTGTACTTTTTAGATAAGAAAGCTCCAACAGTACCACGTTGTAGAACAGAAACAAAATTCAATGTTTGGCTTGGTGGAGAAAAATATAAAAAGACATGTCCATTAGAGATTGAACGACTTCAGACACTTCCAGACAATTATACGGAGTTTGGAATGGATGAGAGTGGCAATGTAAAAGCAATGCCTAAGACAAGAAGGTTTGAAGCAATTGGTAACGGATGGACTGTCGATGTTATAGCACATATTTTGAGTTTTATGAAGTGTAATGGAGAATAACATAATATGAAGTTCGCAGTAAAGCGGAATTTCTTCTGAGTTTTCAGAGAATAAATACATATAAAAATAAAGAAAAGAGGTAACAAAATGAGCAAAACATTAATCGTAGTAGACATGCAGAATGATTTTATTGACGGAACACTTGGTACAAAGGAAGCACAGGCGATTGTATCAAATGTAGCAAAGAAAATTAAGGAGTATAAGGAGCGTGGAGATAAAATTTATGTAACTCAAGATACACATTATGAAGATTATTTGAATACATATGAAGGCAAACATTTACCTGTAGAACATTGTATTGCTAATACAGATGGCTGGCAGTTAAATGATGAAGTTTATAACGTATTAAAAAATGCAAATGCTACATACATACTAAAGCATACCTTTGGTTCAATTGAACTGGTAAACAAAATCAAAGAGTATATTTCTGAGAATAATATTGACCAGAAACAATATTCAATCGAATTAATTGGTTTATGTTTAGATGTTTGTGTCATTTCAAATGCAGTATTAATAAAGACTGCATTCCCAGAAGCAAATGTATCTATTAACCTAGATTGTACAGCAGCAGTTACACCTAAAACATTCAACGCAACGAAAATAGTTATGAAAAGTTTACAGATAGAAGATAAGTATGTATAGAAAATATGATATAGGAACAGTATGGAGTTCAAATAAATATGGCGATTTTGAAATTGTAGATATAGTATCGAAAAATAGATTTAGAGTAAAATTTATTCTTACTGGATTTGAAAAAGATATATCAAGGTCTTGTTTAGCGGCTGGTGAAATAAGAGATCCATATTATCCAATTTATTATGGCGTTGGCTGTTTGGGAAATATAAATATTAAGTCATATAAAAAAGAATTAAATTTATGGAGATTCATGCTTTCGAGATGCTATGACAAAAACAGTGATAATTATTGCCTATATGGAGACAAAGGGATAAAAGTATGCAAAGAATGGTTATGCTTTAAAAATTTTGTAAAAGACATTCCAGAAATAAAAGGATATGACAGAGAAAAATTCCTAGCTGGTGAATTAGAATTGGATAAAGACATGTCATATGTTGGTCATGGTAGTAAAGAATATTCTTTGAATACATGTGAATTTCTTCCATACAGAGTTAATTTTTCAGAAATGTTGGCTAGAAGGAAATTACATACATCGTCAAGATATGTTGGTGTAACGAAATTAAAAGATGGAAAATGGCAAGTTACATTTTGTGGAAAACATAAAAATATCTATGTAGGAAGATTTTCAACAGAAAAAGAAGCACATGAAGCATATGAAAATTTTAAGAAGAATTACAGAGAAGGAGTAGAATATGGATAAGTACATGAGTGTGATAACCAATTTTGGATGCCACTATTCATGTCCATATTGCATTGTAAAGAATAATAATCTTCAGATTCCAAAGAGTACGATTGATGGATTGAACTCTTTGGAAGAGGAGATTAAGAAAAATCAATGTAATTGGGTATCAATATCTGGTGGTGGAGATCCATTATGGAATTTAGAGAATAACATTGAGTGGTATAAAAAGTTTTTTGATATTACATTAGGAAAAGTTAAGACAGAATTACATACAAGTATGCCAAATGTGAAGTCTGCACCATATCCTTACTTTAACAGAGTTGTATATCATTTACACGATTTTGAACAGTTAAAGTCTATTGAGCGTACTGGTTATGAAATCGTAAGAGTCGTATTCGTAGTCACGAAAAGTTTCACAGAGGATTTAATTAACAGAATAGCAGTGTATTGTCATAACTCAGATATTATTGATGAATTGAGTTTTAGACAGATGGTAGATGAACACTATCAAGAAACAGATTATTGTAGAGAATATCTTAGAGAAGGACATCAGAAGTTATGGTGGTATATTGAACAGTGTGATTACAATTTGTACTACTGTGAGAACAAAGTATACACGGAGTATAAAAAGATTGGAGAGAATAATGAAGTATAAGAATTATATCATTAATACTTTCAGACATTTTAAGAAAGTCTGTACGCATAAACATTGGGTGTTCTACTATTGCTGTAAAGTGGGGATTCCATTTCAAGGGTTAATACATGATTTATCTAAATTTTCTCCAACAGAATTTTGGGAGAGTGTTAAGTATTATCAAGGTACTTCAAGTCCAATAGATGCTTGTAAGAAAGAGAATGGTTGGTCAGCAGCTTGGATGCACCATAAGGGAAGAAACAAGCACCATTACGAATATTGGCAGGACAATTTTGATAATGGTGGGAATCCTATTGAAATGCCAATGAAGTATAAAAAAGAAATGCTTTGTGATTATCTTGGAGCAGGTAGAGCATATCATGGTAAGTCATTTAATTTTGAGAAGGAATTAAAATGGTGGGAATCTAAGAAAAGTAAACCAATTGCAATGCATCCAAATGACATGGCTTTTATTGATAAGTACATTAATCTGTTTTATGAGTACGAAAACAGAGAATATGATATTAGAACAATATTTAATCAAATCAAGAAAGAAGGAAAATAATATGGAGCAGATTATTACAAGTTTGTTGGAGACAGATGCCTACAAATTGTCAATGGGACAGGCTATTTATCATCAGTTTAGCGATTATAAAACCACTTGGAGCTTTAAATGTCGTAATAAGGATGTTCATTTTACACCAGAAATGGTAGAAGAGATCCGTAGACAGATTAAATTATATTGTGGTTTGAGATTCACAGAAGATGAACTTACTTATATTGACAATATCAAATGGATGAAAGGTTCATATGTTGATTTTCTGAGATTGTGGCAGCCAAGATATGAGGATTTTGAGATTACAACAGATTCAGATTGTGGTCTTTCTATCGAAACATTTGGTACATGGCTTAATACATCTATGTATGAGATTCCTACACTTGCGATTGTGAACGAAGTATATTTCAGAATGGCATATAACTATGAGGAATTGCTTGATAGTTTCAAAAAGAGATTAAATGAAAAGTACGAAAATCTCAGAAGCGGTCATTGGTACGCTGGTACATTTTCTGAATTTGGTCTTAGAAGAAGACTTTCTGCTGAAGCACAGGAGTTAGCTGTTGAGAAGTTTTCACATTTGAATGATACATTGCATAGTCCATCTAAGTTTGTTGGTACATCTAATGTATATCTCGCAAAGAAATATAATCTCACGCCTGCTGGAACTATGGCTCATGAATGGATTATGTGTTCTGGTCAGGGCAACCACAAGCACAATCCAGCATATTCAAACTGGTATGCCCTAGACGCATGGGTTAGAGAGTATGGTGTGTTAAATGGTATTGCGCTCACAGATACAATTACAACTGATTGTTTCTTGAAAGATTTTCAGTTGACATATGCAACATTATTCAGTGGTGTAAGACATGATAGTGGAGATCCGATTGAATGGGGTGAAAAGATGATTAATCATTATGAGTCACTTGGTATCAATCCTAAGACAAAGACACTTCTGTTTAGTGACAGTCTTGATTTTGAAAGAGCTGATAAGTTATTCAGACACTTCCATGATAGAGTAAACGTTGCATTTGGAATTGGTACTTATTTGAGTAATGATACAGATGTTCCTGCTTTAAATATTGTAATGAAAACCACTAAATGTAATGGAATGGATGTTGCAAAAGTGTCTGATGTAGAAGGCAAAGGCATGTGTAAAAACCCTGATTATGTTGATTATTTAAAAAGATGTATTAATTGGAGAATGAATCATGAATAAAATTTTACTTATACCAGGAAGTTTTAATCCAATTACCAACGCCCATGTTGATATGGCATTGACTGCTAAAAAAGCGGTTAATGCTGACGCTATATTGTTTATACCTGCACATGATACATATGTTGCGAAGAAAAAGACTTTGATACCTGGATATTGTCGAGTATCGCTAATTAATTCAATGCCAAATTGTGATGAAAATAATATGTGGGCATCCGAAGTTGAAACAACCAGCTTCTTTCCACAGAGGACATACAATACTATTACTCAGATAAGAGATATGAATGAGAAAGATTATATCTTCAACGAATACTATATTTGTTTAGGAATGGATAATATTGAAACACTTACAACTTGGTATAATTGGAAACCGTTTGTTGAGGAATATAATTTTGTAGCATGTGTGAGAGAAGGTCAGAATCTTGAGACTGCTTTAAGAGAAGCAAATCTTATGGAATATAAAGATCACTTCACAGAAATTCAGATACCAGAAAATCATACTTCTTCAAGTTTGGTTAGAGATTTATGTGAAAAGGGTGAATTTGAAAAGGTTAAAGAATTAGTTCCTAGAAATGTATATGAGTATTTAATTCGGTTCTATGATGTGATGAATCGAATGTAGAAAGGAGAATATATAAATGTTTGATGCTAAGAAAGTAAAGAATGAAATCGTAGAGTGGATTAGAGATTGGTTTGAACAGAATGGTAAAGATTGTATGGCAGTAGTTGGAATTTCTGGCGGTAAGGATTCAAGCGTTGTTGCTGGCTTATGTTGTGAAGCTCTTGGCAAGGATAGAGTTTTTGGTGTGATGATGCCACAGGGAAGACAAAGAGATATTGAATATAGTCGTAAACTTTGCAGTTTTTTAGACATTCCACGTACTATTATTCCAGTCGGAACAATTGTGAATGTTACTGAATATGAAATTAAAACATCATTAGATGAAGAGTTATCAATTCAGACAACAACAAATCTTCCTGCTCGTATTCGTATGGCTACACTTTATGCAGTATCACAGACAGTAAATGGTCGTGTCGCTAATACGTGTAATCTTTCAGAAAATTGGGTTGGATATTGTAGCAAGTTTGGCGATGCTGCTGGTGATTTTAGTCCACTAGAAAATCTTACAGTAACAGAGGTAAAAGCTATCGGTCGTGAGTTAGGGCTTCCGTCAGAATTAGTTGATAAGACACCTACCGATGGTCTTTGTGGAAAGACTGATGAAGATAACCTTGGATTTACTTATGCTGAATTAGATGCATATATCAGAGATGGAATTGAGCCAAGTGAGGAAGTAAAAGCTAAGATTGATTCAATGCATGAGAAAAATCTGTTTAAATTACAGCCAATGCCAAGTTTTGTGTATCAGGCGTAAATGAGATACTATATATAGTGTTTATGTAAAATATAGACACTATATATAGTAATATTTTTACCAAGAAACATAGATTTCATGGGGAAATGGAGGCAAGAAAAATATGTTATATCAGTTAAGAACCGGAGATGTAATTCTTTGCGAAAACAAACCACTAGATCAAACAAATGCCTACCTAATCGTATATGACACAGATAATGGGTTTGGGTTATGGTGTCTTGGGTGTGGCGAAGCTCTTGGATTTTATGGAGATGACATTGAAAAGATGAAAACAGATATTTTAAATAAAGATTTTCTAAACATTCAATCGGTTATTCCAAAAGAACTTATTAGTGAATATTTAAGCAGCCAGTGTAAACTTGCGTCCCCGGTTAAAGCGCATGATGGATTTCATGAATTAAATATTATAGTAGATTTAGGAGAATAGTATGGCAGGATTTGTATCAAAACAACCAAACGGATTATATTGTAGATTTTCGAGTGTCACGGATTGTCCTACAGCATGGAATATGACGAGAGAAGATTATATCAATATGAAAATGCAGGAAGCAAAAGAAGATGCTGAAGATGTGTTGAATAATTATTTGAAGCCGTTTGATATGGTGGTGGCTATGTATTATCCAAACAATATGACAAAAGAGGAATTTGATGAATTCCTTGAAGAGACTGGATATGATAAAGAACATGAAAATTTAGTAGGAGGTTCAGTATGAAATACAGAAAGAAACCAGTAGTAATTGAAGCTGTTAGATATATGATTGAAGATTCTTTGCCAGATTGGTTTATGGATAGAGTATCAAATAATACTATTGTAATTCATGAAGACGGTACATGTCATATCAAAACATTGGAAGGAACAATGAAATCTGAATATGGTGATTACATAATTTTAGGTGTCAATGGTGAAGTATATCCTTGTAAGCCAGATATTTTTGAAAAGACTTACGAAAAAAATTAGGTAATAGGAGAATAAATCATATGAAGAAGAAAATTTTAGCAGTTGCATTAGGATTGACGTTATGTTTTGGAATGACGGGATGCCAGTCTGTTACAAAAGATTTTGGTGGTTCAACAACAATTGAACTTGAACCAAACCAGAAACTTGAAGAGATTACATGGAAAGATGATTCATTATGGTATCTTACAAGACCAATGACAGATGATGACATTGCGGAGACGCATACATTTCAACAATCATCAAATTTTGGAGTGTTTGAGGGTACTGTAACTATTATTGAGAAGAAGGAATAGTATGATAGACAACGAATTACGTCAGCAATATAGACAAACTGTTGATGATTTGAGAATAGCATTTAAGAAGACTTGTTTGTACAGATTTTGCGAAGAAGTTGTGAAGAGATTAAGTAAGATTTTGAGATAATAAAGGAGAAGTAGTATGGCAGAGAATGAAGCTATTGAAGAACTAAAATATGATTGTAATGAACTTGGCAAAGCAATTCCATGTGATACTTCATGGGGATGTTCTTTTGAAAATGCTTATGGAATGGCAATACAAGCGCTTGAAAAACAGATACCAAAGAAAGTAAAAAATAGCGGAGAGAGAATTCCGTTTGAATGGTATTGCCCTACTTGCGGAGAATTATTGTGTGACGATGGCTACAAAGATACCGACATTAAATATTGTGATCAATGCGGTCAGGCATTAGATTGGGAGAATACATAAATGAGTAACTGTGGCAATAATGACTGTCAATGGCACAAATATTGTGAAAGCGGTTTGATGTGGCATGACGAAGATATTACAGAATGTCGTCATTGGATTAAGCCAAAACCAACTAAGATGAAAAATATCAAGGTAGCTGAAGCTGATTATGATAAGGCAGTTAAGGTATTAAAAAGAAACAAGATAGAGTTTAAATAAATAATGAAAGGAGACGAGGTTCGTGTACACAAGAAGGAATTCCTTACTCCAAGTAATTTATGAAATATATGGGTTCAAAGTCTCGAATAGTTGATAACATTTTACCGATTATTCAAGAAAGATTGCGAGATTATAATATCAAAACATACATAGAGCCATTTTGCGGTGGTTGTAATGTAATCGACAAAGTTCAGTGTGATACAAAAATCGCATCAGATAATCAAAAATATTTGATTGCATTGCTGAAGAATGTACAAGAAATTACTGAATTTCCAGATGAATTAACAAGGGAACATTATTCAGAAGTAAGGGAATGTTTTAATAAAGGATTAAATACATATCCTGATTGGTATATCGGTGCTATCGGCTTTCTTGGAAGTTATAATGGCAGATTTTATGATGGTGGATTTGCAAAAACAAATTATTCAAAGAGTAAAACAACAGACCATATCATAATAAGAAATTATTATAAAGAGGCAAAAGAAAATTTAATTGAACAAATTCCAAGGTTAGAAGATATTCAATTCCAATGTGGAGATTATGAAGAGTTATATTCTGATAAAGTTGACTGCTTATTTTATTGCGATATTCCATATAAGGGTACGAAACAATATGGATCAAGTAAGAACTTTGATTATGACAGATTTTGGAATTGGGCTGAGAAGATGAGTGAGAGGAATATTGTCTTAGTCAGTGAGCATGAAGCTCCTTCAGAATGGGAATGTATTTGGCAACAGGAAGTCAAAAGAACGATTGACAATACAAAGCGAGTTAAAGCAGTAGAAAAGTTATTTGAAATAAGAGAATAAATATCTGGGAGGTGATAATTTGATAGAACCAAAGTCTTGTGTACAAGAATTAATATCTATGGAATGTATAGACAGAAGTGTTTTAATCCTATATCCATATGGACTTAGCAATGAACCAATATTAAAAGACAATATTCCCAAAATGACAAAAGTGATAAGAGAATATATAAAAGAGTCTGAGATGTATAGAAAGTGTGTAGATACAATTCCAAATCTTATATGGGATTCTCAAAAAAATATCTATGCAAAATGAAGCTGATGAACATCAAAGAAAAGCTGATGAACTTGCAGAGAAAATGAATGAAGGTATCAGTCCTTATGCGTGGTATGTCAAAGGTAGGTTTAATGGAGAGATAGGTGGGTTTCACTATAATGTAGATAATATAGTTTATTTGGACAAAAAATAACAAGAATTTTTGGTTTCTTGGCTTGTCACGAAAATCATACAATATTTAGGATAAAGGTGATTGATTATGAGAATTGAAGAAAGAAAGTATATTGAACCAGAATCCATAAATGAAGAAATTATAAATGCTATAAATACAGTTAAAGAGTATTGTAGAACACATGAAGAATACGAAGATTGTAGAAGATGTGTTCTTGGAGACGGTATTCATAATTGTGGATGTAGTAGTCCTTATTTATGGAGCCTTAGAAAGAAGTAACAAAGAATATAACAATGTAATTACAATGTTAAAAATCGAAGTAAAACCACGTTTCCTATAGTCATGAAAGTAGGTGAGAATAATGTATTTTGATTTAAATATTGAAGAATGGGAGTTTGAAAATAATTATGAAGACATCTATTTTCTGCTTCATTGTTTATACAATGCAAAAACTGAGTTATACGACAGAACTCTTACTGATATGAGAAGTAGATATGATCTGACTGAAACATTTATAGATGGCTGGAATAAAAGTAAATCGAATTGGTATTCCAGGAAACTATATGATAAATGTGTGAAGTGCATTGAGTTAAAAACAAAAAGTTGTTTTATACACAGATACTGGAAAGAATGTGTTTGGAAGTTTCAAAGTCTTTCTGCACAAGAATGGATAAATTTATATCAGCAGTTGATTAAAGAAAATAAATACGATAGTTGGATAATGGAGTATATAGAAATTGGAGAATAACAATTTGAAAAACACACTATTAGATGTAGCTCAAAATTTTGATAAGATGAGTGATTCAGAAAAAGCAGAAGTAAACGATAATGTCAGAAAACAATTTGACAATATTATTCATGGTAAACCTCCGGAAACGGAACGAGAAAAAGAGATTGACAAGCTTGCAAGAGAAGAATTAGAAGAGTACAGACGAAAGAAGAAAGCTTTTTATGACAATCCTATCCATTGGAATAACAACAAGCGTAGAAGGCACGGACTTCCTGTATTAAGAGGTAGTGTTAATAAATATCGTTTAAAAAAATATCCAGGATTCTTTCCATCTGTACGATTCTTTTGTATGATGGAAGATTTATTTGATGAGATATTGATTACAACTATGGAAGATAATCTAAATTCTTTTGTAGAAGTAAAAGATTTGGCAGTTGGTGATGCGAAGGTGTTTAGAGTAAGTGAATAGGAGAATAACAATATGAGAACATATGAACTACGACAGCATGACGTGATTTCTTATTACCCTCCGCAACCACACAAACAGGAATACAAACTTGGAGAACATATTTCTATTAACGAATTAGCCGAAGTAATGTTTGGTTCACCTGCTTTAAGGTTAGATAGAGATAAAAATGAGGGCAAGATGCTTCGAGCTATAGAAATAGAATATGTGAAATTTCCGTGGTGGAAGTTTTGGAAGAGAAGAAAATATGTTGAAGAATATCATTTAGAAGTAATGTAAGGAAGACAAATTAAATTATGAACAAGAGACAGAGGAAGAAGTTATTTAAACAGACACTTATTAAGGTTAGAAAACTGCATCCACAGGAGGGTGATGTGATTTGTTTTCAATTTGATCCAGAACAACTTTATGTAGATGTAATAACTGAGTTTGAAAGGGCATGTCTTGATAATCAGATATTTGGTGAAGCAAATATTGCTATTGTTCCGTCAAATATTAAAAAATTAGATAAAGAAGAAGCTCAAATATATATTGATAAGTTGCAGAGTATTGTAGATCAGATAGGAGAATAAGAGCATGGGTAAAGTTGTAGATATGAGTAATTTTGATCCCTTACTTGATAATTTGGAAAAGTATGTGAATAAACAAGGGTGTACTCTCGGTAAAGACGCTGAGAGGTTACAAAAATTATTACATTCAATTCAGTATTGTTATATACATGGAGTATTAACAGAGAGTCAAAATGAATCAGCTTGTAAGAAATTTAGAAAACAGTTTCAGAAAGCTTTATATGAGAAATAAGAAAGAAGCATTTCTTTAGGAAAGGAGAACAATAAATGGAAACATTTTCAATAGTAGATAAGATAAATGTGGATAAGTTGAATACAAAAGTTGCAGAGTTTGTATGTAGGGAAGGGCATGAGCCTTATATATTTGCAAATAAAGAGACACTTGATGCATTAGTTAAGCCAATTGAGCAGGCTGAAATGTTTATAAATTCTTGGGGAATTGGACTTGTAAGCTCATATAAGGGTTGTCTTACTGGTATGTATCGTGGGAATAAAATGTTCAGAGATGATACATTAAAATTCGGTGAAATCGAGCTGAGATAAGAGAATAAATATATAGAAAGAGATGATTCGATGAGATGCAGAGATTGTCCTTATGGGATTGAAGATTTTACATTAAGAACAGAAATGTATAAATCGGTATATGGTGAATATCCAGATGAAGATAGAGCTAATCAATCAGAACAGTTTGTTTGGTGTGATAAAGTTGGTGGCAAAGTTTATTCTTTTGGTCATTGCAGTGATTGGTATGAACAAGACGAAGAAAATTATAAGAATCATTCTAAGAAAAAGAGAATAAATAAACGTGAGAGATATTTGAGACATCAGAATCACCTCAGATATTTATATGAAACTGTTGGTGGTTATTATCCAACGCCTGTTAGATATGTGGATGAAATATGGATTAAGGGTATTGGTTATATTAAAAATCCAAAGCCATATTATCAGAGATTGTATCGTGGTAAGAAAAGTAAATATTTGAAACAGTTATCTAATAGGAAAATACGTAGATATAAAGGTGAATTGCATAATGGTTATCAGCACATCCATAAAATTTTTGATTGGTGGAATGAATTTTGTTAGGAGAATAAAGAAATGAAGATAGAATTAATCAAATTAAAATTCAATGATACTCATTCTTATAAGCATAAGCCATTCACTCATTGCTGTGATGAAATTCAAAATGATAAAGCTATTGTATTTACAGGTGAAGATTTGGTTCATAGTGACGATTGTTGGGATAACGAAAGATACATTCCAAGATTCTGTACTTCTTATACAGAAGTCATTACGTCCTATGAGGATGAATGGGAGCAGACAGACAATTATCCAATCCAGTTTTGTCCTCACTGTGGCGAAAAGATTGAGATTTCAGTTGTAGATGAGATTGATGTATCGGATAAATACAATGAATTATCTAAGCAGCGTGAGGAATTGTGGAAGAAGTGTCAGAAAACAGATAGTAAAAAGAGAGAATCTGAGTTAAGAGAACAGGTTATAAAGCTTGATAAGCAGATTGACAGTTTTTATTGGTTAGATGAGTGGAAGGAGGATATCTATGTATAAACAAATTATTATTGCTAGAAAAGATTTGAATATGAGTTCTGGCAAGCTCGCAGCTCAAGTCAGTCACGGCTCTATGGCATTTCTCAGTTGGTTTATTAGAAATAATGCCGATTTAGATGGTCATGTTGATGGCTATATTGACGAAGATATTCTTCACAATTGGATTGAGGGTGAATTTACAAAATGTGTTCTTCAAGCCAAGAATAAGAATCAGTTGCTAAAAGCTAAGACTATGGCAGAAGAATTAGGAATGGTTGAAGGTAAAGATTTCTGGCTTATAAGGGATAACTGTCACACTGAATTAGAACCCGAAGAGGATGGTAGGACACTTACTGTAATTGGTTTTAGACCAATGGACAGTGAACTTATTGATCCGATTGGAAGAAAATATAATTTATATATGTAGAAATGGAGAATATTAAAATGGAGAACAGATTATTACTTGAGAGTGAAGTGATTAAAACAGTAGGTAAACATACGAACGATGAGAATCAGTTAGATAACGACATTAGCTGCATTCTTGAAGAAGTAAATTCTGTTGTATTGGTTGGTTCAAAAGAAGCAATGAATAACTTTAAAATAGAAACTAAACCAGTACAGAAACAGAAACGAGTTGAACTATTCGAGAATGAAGATGTTGTACTAGAGCAACGTGGCAACAGATATTATTTGTCTCTGTACGATAATAAAGGAAATTTCCAGAGAGAAGTTACTATTGATGTTAAGGACGATTACAAGGTTGGACTTGGAAATTGTAAGTAAAGGAGATTACTATGGCGGTATTTAAAAATTTTAAAGATGATGAGTTAATCGTAAGCTGTAAATGTGGATGTGATGAAGGTATCCACTTTAAGATTCATGATTATGGAGATGGTGATTATGCTTTCTTAACATATACAAATGGAAACTTTTACACTCAGCAAAGACCATTCTTTGAGAAGTTGAAGAAAATTTGGGCGATTATTTGGAATAAGGATTTTTATTATTCTGATATTGTGCTTACAAAAGATAATTTTAAAGAATTCAAGGAATGGGTCAATAGAAAGTAAAGGAGATTGCTATGAATAGAAATTTGGATGGATACTATTTTAGAGTTAAAAGAGATGGTAAATGGGATAATATTTGCTGGTCTGATATGACAGATGAAGAAAGAGACGAGCAAATGACCAATCGTAGTGAGGAATGGTTAAAGTCGCTGTGTAAGGGACTTGGTAATGTTATTCATAAGATTGGTGAAGATTTAGACATTGCGTGTGAATAAAAGTAAATTCAGGTTTCTTTGGTTATAAAGATAGAATATTGAACTAAGGAGGTAAGAAAAAATTGAAGAGACAGGTTAGAAGGGGTGCTTTTGAAACTAATTCAAGTAGTACACATGCGATTTGTATTACAAAAAGTAAGTATAGACATAATTCATTTAGTCATATTGATTTTGAAACTGGTGAATTTGGCTGGGAAAATGATGAATATGATAGTTTATATAATAAGGCTTCATATTTAATTACTGCGATTTTAAGTTTTGACAAAGATGAGGCAGATGAAAATTTACAGAAGTTAAAGGATATTTTAGATAGTAATAATATTGAATACACTCTTCCAGAACTAAAAGTAGATTCATGGGAATATGGTGGTAAAACTAGATATTATTATGATATTGATGGTTACATTGATCATTCAGGTGAAACAGAAGATTTTGTCAATGATGTATTATCGGATTCAGATAAGTTATTTAGGTACTTATTTGGTAATTCGGTAATTATTACAGGTAATGATAATTCAGATGAATTTAGTGACAGAATGTATGTCAACGAAGGCGAAGAAGAAACAAATTGGGGTACTTATACAAATTACGGTGGTTTAAAGCCAGAATTCGATAATTATGAAGTTTATATGAAAGGAAATTAATGATATGAATAGACAGATTAGACGTGGAGTATTTGAAACTAATAGCAGCTCTGTACACAGCTTAACCATGTGTACAAGCTCAGATTATGATAAATGGAAGAATGGCGAACTTGTTTGGAGCAGATGGGATGATGAATTAATTCCTATTACTGATGAAATTAAAAGGTCAATGGATAATGACGAGAGAGAATTTCTTACATATGAGCAGTTTGGTGATTATGATTATATGGAGTATGAAACATATTCAGAATCATTTAAAACTCCGAGTGGCGAGACAGTTTACGGATTTGGATATTATGGTCATGATTAAATAAAAATTTGGAGGATTTTAAGAATGGAATTATTAGGAAGATACAAGAATGGCAACTTTAAAACTATAATTTTGAGCGATGGAACAAAGATTAGAGAGACAGAAGATGATGAGTTTGTACCAGCTTTTGCAGAGAATATGGATATAAAAATTTGTAATTTTTGCGATATGGGATGTCCATTCTGCCATGAAGGTAGCACAACAGATGGAAAATTTGGAGATATTTTGAATGAGAAATTCATTAACACACTTCATCCATATCAGGAAGTTGCTCTTGGTGGTGGAGACGCTACAAGTCATCCTGACTTAATTCCATTCTTACAGAAACTCAAAGATAGAAAAATTATTGTAAACATGACGGTAAATCAGATTCATTTTGAGAAAAAACAAGAACTTATTAGAAAGCTTGTTAATGAAAAACTTATCTATGGTCTTGGTGTATCACTTGTAAATCCCACAGAAAAATTTATTGAACTTATTAAGAAATATCCAAATGCGGTCATTCATGTAATCAACGGGGTATTAAAGCCATCGGATGTAGAAGCTTTAGAGAATAATGATCTGAAGATGCTGATTCTTGGTTATAAACATTTAAGACGTGGTGATAATTTTTATTCAGAAGATCATGAAAATATTGTTGTAAAGCAGAATTGGCTATATGAAAATCTTGCAGATATTATTGAGAAATTTAAGGTAGTTAGCTTTGATAATCTTGCCATCGACCAGTTGAATGTTAGAAGATTGATGTCTGATGATGAATGGAATGAGTTCTATATGGGCGATGATGGAACAATGACTTACTACATCGACATGGTTGAGCGTAAATTTGCAAGAAGCTCAACAGCAGCATTTGATAAGAGATATGACTTATTGGACTCAGTAGATGACATGTTCCAGAAGATTTTATCTGAGTAACTTCACAAGAAAGCAACATTTCGCCACTTTAGAAAGGACAAGCACAAATGAATTTGAAAAAGATTAGAAGTGAGGATTTGATTTTTAGCAATGAAATTGAAGATGATAGAACCAATACATACCTCACACTGAATGATTATGATTGGATGAATTATAATCTGTCTACTCGTTTTAAGACAGAAGAGATGGGAGTATTAGAAGTTGAGTTTGAATATTTCGGTATAGTTACTTCACAGATGAATGTAAAACAGACATTAAACGGCAAGGCATATGAAATTACATATGAATATCCAACAGATATTTTCAGTAAAAATTTGATTAAGTTCTTAGAAAAACATATCAGACACTGGAATGAAAAATACGCATTTAATGGCGAAGAAGAAGTTATAGATTTCTTTAATGAAGTTCTCGATAAAGGGACTGTCAAAGATGTTGCTGAAATCAATAAAGATGACAACAGACCACAATGCTACATAGACCATGATAAGTATTTTTCAACATGTGATACTTGTGAGTTTGGAGAATAATATATTGGAGGTAAAAATATGTATCAAAATTGTTGTAAGAAATGCGGAAGTATTTCATTACATACAGAAGTAAAAGGTAATAATACAGGACTTTATTGTGATGATTGCGGTGCATGGATCAAATGGCTCGGAAAAGATGAGCTGAGAGCTTTCGAACATGCAAATAAATCAAGAGGTTTAAGAGCGACTGCAAAAGTATATAAAGTATATGATGATGTAATAAGTGAAAATACGACAATTGACAATGCACGTAAACATAGTCATTGGTTTGCATTAGATGAATGCGCAAATGAAGGTGTATATTGTTCAGTTTGTTATAAGAAAGTATACAAATTGAACTATGCGAATCAGAAGTTGAAATCAAAATATTGTCCTAATTGTGGGGCAATTATGGATGAGAAAGAGGAATCGTAAGAATCCAATCTTTCATTGGAAAATTTTTAATCATATCTAAGCCATTCGGCTATGGGAATCCCAACAAATAAGAGAATATTACAGTGTAACTAATAAAAATATTACATATAAAGGAGATTTTAAATGAAAAACACAAATTGGAAAGTGCCAGTAATTATTGGCGTAGGAGTATTAGCGGTTATTTTGATGATTGTATTTGGTGTACAGAGTTCGCAGAATAAAGCTATTGCACTTGAGGAGCAGGTAAATACAGCATCATCAGATATTAAAGTACAGGAAAAGCGAAGAGTTGACCTTGTGTATAACCTTGCTGATTGCGTAAAACAGTATGACAAACATGAAGCTGATACATTGACAGCAGTTGCGGATGGTCGTGGATCAACAGGAGATATTGAGAATGTAACAACAGCTATTACAGCAGTTGCAGAAGCATATCCTGAGCTGAAGTCCAATGAGAACTATAAGACTCTTATGAATGAGTTATCTATGACAGAGAATATGATTGCAGAGTATCGCAGCAATTACAATAAACAGATTAAGGAATACAAGAGATATGTAAGAAAGTTCCCTACAAGACAGTTCCTTGGATTGCTTGGATATGAAGTGCAGGAATATGAGTATTTGGATTACAATGCACCAGTTGATGCTCCACAGGATTTGTTTAAAGAGGATTAGTATATGAGATATGGTAGAAAAGGTTTTGATTTTGGTGATTTTGAAATAACAAAACGTGAAATCTTGGCTAGCATTTCTATCATTGCAGTTATGATTCTGTTTGGTATTCTGATTTCTTCCAAGATTTCAGAACACCAAATGGATAAAAATGAAATTTATAACAAGGCTGTTAAGATAGAAAGTCAAGAAATGTTCCAATATGGAATTGATACAAATGTTGGTAATGCGTTTGTATATGGTGATTTGAAAGCAGTAGATACAGTTACATATCCTGAAATTGGTGGAGAATATATGAGTGTAGAAAAAGATGAGGAACACTACACAAAGCATACAAAAACGGTATATGAGTATGACGATGATGGTAATGTAATTGGTAGTCACGAAGAGGAATATTGGACTTGGGATTTATATGACAGTGATAACAAACGTTGTGATAAAGTAACTTTTCTTGGAATTGAATTCGATTATGGTCAAATTTATAAACCATATGAGAATTATATTGACACGATTGATGGCGATTATCATGTTAGATATGTCTATTATGGTAGCAAAACAGAGTATACAGGAACAATTTTTACAAAGTTAGATAACCATACAATCAATAAGACGGAATTTTATAAAGATATGAATATCAATGATACAGTAGACCACTTACAGTCTAATGTAGGTGTGATTGTTTTCTGGATCTTTTGGATAATTTTAATTGGTGGAATGGTATTTGGGTTCTACTATTTAGATAATAGGTGGTTAGATTAGTAAGAAATTTTTCTTTCTTTTGGGCAGATTGGAGGTGTAAGTGATGTGTAAATTTTGTGAAGAGCGACAAAAGATTAGCTGGGAAAGTAATAGAGATATTTGTCAAATAGGAAATTTTTCTATTGACAGACATTATTATAATAACACATTATTTGCTGATAGTTCAGGTGGTGAATATGCATCGGCAATGTTAAAAATAAAATTTTGTCCGTTATGTGGTAAAAATTTAGAGGAATAACGATATGAAGGGAAATATAGAGGTTGCGACATAGAGTAGAACGAGGTGATTGATATTTCAGAGTTACATGATACTTTTGAAAAAATAAGTGATGCTACAAAAGTCTTAATAGTTGGTAAACAGATAGATGCCATAGGAAAAATGATAAGTGCAATGGCAGAAGCTCAAATACAAAATGAACTTGAACAAAAATATAAAGACTTAGGCATACAGGTACAAGAAGATCCAGTTACAAAGCTTCTTGAAACAATTAATGAAATGCATTTTGGTGATAATTTTCCTATTGAATGCCTTGAACCTCCAAAACAAGATATATCTACTCTTAAGAAGAGAATAAAGTATTGTAAGAATCCTATGGAGAAAAAGAAATTAGAGCAGGAATTAAATGCTTTATATAAGGAGCATAAAAGAAATAGGAGAACTGTATTATGAAGCTGATTAACAAATATGCAAATTCAAGATATTCAAAAATGAATGAATATTATTGTGGAATCACAACAGAATTGGACAAGCTTGCTGGACTTGATCCTAATGGACACTGGAAACATTATGTGCTTTGTGATTATGAGGATGGTTGTTTTCCTATCAGAATTCCAGGTGGAACACTTGGAAGTATTGAATATGACGAGAATAGTGTTATTACTAAAATTCATGTTTGTACTGATTATGTTGTAAAAACTTATCCTGATGATGTAAATGAACAGCTTCAGAAATTCGTTGGTCAGAAGATAGAAATGGGAGAATAACTATATGGCAGACAGACAAACCAAAACTATACAGTGGACAATAAATCTTCCAATGGACTTTCCTTCGGATTGGGATGATGACATGATTGAATTTCATCTTAATGAATCAAGCTGGTGTTGTAGTAATCTCATTAGTAAACTTGAAAAATACGATGAGAAAAATGGCTGTATCTGTGGAATATGTGAAGCAAAAGTCGCTGATAAGATAGGAGAATAACATATGGGACAGTTAATTGATAAAACAGTATTACGAAAAGAATTATCTAAGCTGCCATCTGAAATGGGATTTGTAAGGAAGTCTGATGTGATGCAGATTCTTGGTAGTCAGAAATGTGCTTACAATATAAAAGAAGAGAAGAATAAAACTCTTGATGAAGTTCTAAAGGCTTGTGACATTGAATGTGGACTTTATAGTGGTGATGTTAAAAATCTTACAAGACATGTTTTGATGAGAGTATTAGATAGATTGAGAGAATAAATGTAAATAAAATAGAAAGGATATAGAGTATGTATACAGAGCAGAACAGAGGGTTTACTGTGATAACAAATTTTGGATGTGATTGCCATTGTAAATATTGTATTACAAAGCATCATCCAATTTTGCAAAATGCGGTAACTGATAAAAATAAAATAGATTGGGAGCATTTAGAGAAGTGTATTTCTGAATCAAATGCACCTACTGTTAATTTATCAGGTGGTGGAGATCCATTTTATGATTGGCAGAATAATATTGATTTTTACAATCATATGTATGAACTGGCTACAAAATATGGAAAGAAGCTAGATATACATACTCGTATTCTTCCTACAGATATGGATTTTATTAAAAAGTTTAGAAAGATTGCCTTAAGCATTGAGCCTTACGATACAAGAGCAATGGAACGATTGCAAGTCATATTACCTGAGATTGAGAAAACTACTAAGTTGAGAGTTATTAATGTACTAAATGAAAGAATGACTACAGAAGATTGTCTTGATTATATAAACAAGATGCACAATATTGGTGTTAAGCAGATTACGTTTAGACAGATGTTTGGTAATAAAAATGCATATCAGAACTTCTTAAATATCAAAAACACCATCAATATTCCAGGTGTTGTGTTCCTACCAGATGGTGAATATCATCATTACTATTTCACAACCAATAACAAGCTTTATCCATATTTCTTTGGTTATACAGAGAATGATAGAAAGGTGTGGATGAAGAAATATGAAGAAATTGAACAATATTGTGGTTGATCCATATCTTAATGATGATATGTGTATAGATCGCTTGGTTGAAAATTGGAAACTACACAATGGAATAATAATTGCATTTGATTTTGATAATACAATTTTTGATTACTATGACAAAGGATATAGGTATGACAAAGTTATTACTCTATTAAGAGAATGTAAAGATATGGGATGTACATTGATTCTCAGTACATGTTGTGACGAATCAAAATTTGAATTTATGGAGAATAAATGTATAGAGGTTGGAATTCATATTGATTACATAAATGACTCACCACCTTATATCCCTTTCACTGGCAATAAAATCTATTACAACATTATGTTAGACGATAGAGCTGGTTTGAGTGCAGCTTATAAAATTTTGTATGAGACAAAGGAGAGAATTAAAAATGAAACATTTTGAATTAGTAAAAGAGTACGCATATCCAAGTGGTAGTGTTTATGTTCTTTATAATAAAGAAAAGAATTTCTACATTGAAACTACTTCTATGCAGGATGTAAATACAAAAGGAAAATCTCAGGAAATCATTATGACAGATGATGCAGATTTGATTAAAAAGAATCTCGTTCCGTTTGAGGAAAAGTGGCTTACAGCGATTAGTACACAGTACGGATGTCCACAGCATTGTCAGTTCTGTTTAGTACCAGAGTTAGGATTTCACGGAAATCTTTCTACAGAAGAAATGTGGGAACAGCTTGAATTTGTATTTAATCAGCATCCACAGGTCACAAAGAGCGACAAGATTAAAGTGGGCTTTGCACGTATGGGAGAACCACAATATAACTGGAAAAATATTTTACAGGTAATGAGAGATATGAAAACTTATAGAGAAGGATTTACTTTCTTGCCTTGCTACAACACAATTCTTCCTAAAGTGAAAGTATTTGGTAAGAGTCCAGTTGATGTTCTGAAGGACGAAGTTATGTCTGTAAAAGAGTATCTTGACGGATTTATGCACATTCAAATTTCAACAAATAGCACAAATGAAGATGAGAGAAAGTATCTGTTTGGTGGTGCTGATGTTGTAACTATCGAAGAGATGAAGAAAGAATTTAATAATATGCCGAATAACAATAGACTTATCACTCTGAATTTTATTTGTGGAGCAGGATGGGAACTTGATCCAAACAAGTTATATGGTCTTGATCCGAATGTGTTTTGTGTTAAAATTACACCTCTTAATACAACGACAGCTACTAAGGAGCATGGTCTTGAAGATGCAATTCAGTGGAATTGGGAGAATATGAATAAGATTAAAGAAAAGGTTGAGAGTTGTGGTCTAAAGGTAGTTGTAGATGTAGCTGCTAAAGCAGAATTACCATTATGCTGTGGTAACTTGGTTCAGGATTATAAAAAGAATAGATAGGAAGAAAGATTCGTTTCCTTTGAAAAATTTTACAGAGAATATAAGAGTAGGAGGTAAAATTAAATGCATTATTGCGTTCATTTACTCACAAAAGAATTACCAAGTGAGAATAAAATTGCAGCAATTATGAAGCCATACAATTCAGAACTTATATATGGCTCAGATGAAGAAGACAAAAAGATTGATTATCCAGTTTTTACATGGGATTATTATCGAATCGGTGGCAGGTACAAGGCTGAATTAAAACTAAAAGTAGATGAAGAAGGATCTGCAAATAGAGAATATTATAATTGGGGCTACTATGACAGACAAGATAGAAACGGCAGATTGTTTTGGTCAAGTCTTTTATCAACATTAAAAGAGAATATTACACCTGAATGGATGTACCATGAGGAAGATTGGTTTATGAATATGGGTTTTGGTGATGGATATATTCTTGTTGATGGAGCAAAACAAAGCGATGTTTTAAATATTGACAAGCTTGGATGTTACATATGTATTCTTCCTGACGGTTCAGCTATTGCAAGAGATTCATGGAATGGTAAAGATATCATCAAAGATGAAAAATTCGATGAGAAATATAAACAGGCTATAACAGATAATATGGATGGATTTATTACAGTGCTTGATATCCATGATTAAGGATGAATATATTTTATTTTAACAGATAGGAGTGATATAAACGAGAGTATATAAAGATAAACAGTATCTTATTTTCGATTATGAAGATGGACGCACTGTAAAATATGATTTCGCAACAAAGACCGCTATTGGAATTAAGGGTAAGCCAGTAAAGAATTTGTGTAGTCAACTAAGTGGTTTTACCTTAAATGAGTTATTTGATTGTTGTGATGATGAAAAGTATGCAAAGTTTTTACGATTTATTAGAAATTCAGAAACATACTCATATTCAATAAGCAACATAGGAACAATTCTTGATAGAGTTCCAAGATATGATAGATTCGAACAAATCTTCTCAGCAGGATTTGATGACATTATCAAAGATGGTTATCGGTTTAAGTATTCTATAAATGAGATTCCAAAATCTCTAATCAAATTATGTCGTAAATATCCCATTAAATTATCCAACAATACTGTTAAGTATTATAAAGAAAATCAAGACGCACATTACATAGCTTATAACTTGGATTATCTAAGTTTAGATTCTGATGATATTTATATTGTTTGGAACACAGATACATGGGATAGAGTTGATGGAGATTTAATTTACTATTCATTTTTTAATAAATTAGTGAATGAATATGGCTACAACGCAAAGGATTTATGGCTGTATCTGGATAGAATCAAGACATTTGAAGCAGTTGAAGATATGGGTTTCCTAATTCGTGAATTGTACGATTATGCTAATATGATGAATCAACTTAGTCCAAAGTATGATAAATATCCAAGACATTTCCTTACTACACATAAAATCGCTTGTAGAAATTATAATCGAATGAGGAAAGAGTTCTCAGAAGAGTTATTTAAAAAGAGAATAAATAAACAGTACGAATGCTCTTTTGGTGATTACATATTTATTTATCCAGATTCTACGCAGGATATTAAAGATGAGGCTGTATCACAAAACAACTGTGTTGCTTCGTACATAGATAAAGTTATTGACGGTCAGTGCCACATTCTTTTCTTGAGAAAGAGGAACAAACCAGACGAGAGTTTGGTAACGATTGAAGTAAGAAATAATCATATCGTACAGGCTAGACGAAGATTTAATGATGATGTAACAGCAGAGGATCAGAAAGCTATTGATGCATTTAACAAAAAGTTTGCTAATAAGGAGGATAAAGCAGCATGATTAAAGGTGATCGAATTAAATTAGTTAAGAAGATGGGCGTTTTTGATAACATTGGTGAGATTTGTGAAGTGACGGATATTCAGGAAGGTGGAGTAATCTGCTTTAAGTTCGGTGGTTGCCATCTTGGTTGTATGTCATATGACGAGTATGAAAAGTATTTTGAAAAGGTTGAGACACCTGTAAAGAGAACTTGGAGTGAGTGGAGTTTGGCACACGAACTTACTTTTATTGATATTAGGGGTGATGAAAAGACCATTAAATATCAGTATAGAGATAATGGTAAGAGAGTCCAGGTTAGAAGTGGTGCTTTGAAAGCAGGTTCGTCTTGCTATGACGAGGATGGATTTAGTCTTAGTAGTGGTTTGGAATTGGCAGAGATGAGATTGGTTGTAAAATATCTCAACAATCAGGTTAAGTCGATTGCAAAGGCGATGTAAGAGGAGAATAAATATATGAAAACAAAAATTATTAGTGCATTCCCTGCTTGTGGTAAGACATATGCTTTTAAAAAACTAAATGAGAAAGGCTACAAGATTCTTGATAGTGATAGCAGTCAGTTTAGTTGGTGCTATGATTATAATCCAGTTAATTCAGATAAAATTGAAAGGTATCGCAATCCTGAATTTCCAAAAAATTATATTCAGCATATTAAAGAGAACATTGGAAAAGTTGATTATATCTTTGTAAGCAGCCATAAAGAAGTTAGAGACGCTTTGATTGAGAATGGAATTTATTTCACATTAGTTTATCCTGGCAGAAAGATGAAAGCTGAATGGGTTGGTAGATGCTTCTTGCGTGGAAGTGGCGAAGAGTTCTGTCAGCTCATTGCAGACAATTGGGACAAATGGATTGATGAAATGGAAGAAGTAGAAGATTGTGATAGATATATTCTTGGTGAAGATGATTCTATTGATCCAGATGACTTAGATAGATATTACTACTTAGGAGAATTAATCGAAAAAGGATTGGTTTAAAGAACAAATAACAATATATAGAAAAATTAAAAAATAATACACTATATATAGTGGTTAAATAAAATAAAACTACTATATATAGTAACAAAATGGACAAGAAATATCGGTTTCCTTGGGAGGTGAAATAAATGACTTGTAAGTATCCAATAACTAGCAGAAGTTATAAATTTTGTTTAGGCTGTAGCGATATAGATTGTTGTGAAGATGCAGTTACTTCTAATATACCTATGCCAGAAGTTCAGCCACCAAAGAATGTTATTCCGTCTGCATCAGAAGCAAATAAAATGACAAACAATGCAATTGATAGTTACACTACACAGCAATTAGCAGAGTTATCAAAATTGATTAGAGATGCAATTGCAGATGGCAAATTTTCAATCAGTGAAGATGGCTGTTTAAAACCTGAAACACGAAAGAAATTAGAGGAACTTGGTTATAAAGTTGAAACTGGTACTCAGTACAATGAACCATATTACAGTATTAGTTGGAGAGAAACGAAATGAGGTGTTACATATCGGAAATTTAGTAGAAGAGATGAAAAAATATGATGATGTAGATGAACAGACATTGTGGTGGATAAATAAGGCACTTTCATATTCTGGGTATCCAAGTCATGTAGGAAAACAAAAAATAAAAGAACATATAAAGGAGATTGAAACGATGGAGAATAATAAAGTAAGACAGTTTATTGATTTACTTGTCAATGAAGAAGAAACAATTGAAAATGCAGCAAAGGTATCTGGAATTGGTGATATGAAATTAGTTGATGTTTTAAAAACTATTTCAGAGATGGAATTTGAAAGTATTAAGGCTTTTTCAAGTGCTGTTGCTGGTATGAATAGTATGAAGGAAGCTATTCATACAGTTAAGGATTTGGATGATGCATTAGTAGAGCTAAAGAAATCTTCTGAAAAGTAGAGAATATATAACTGTAAACAAAATGTAAATTGTGAATCTAGGAGGTGTATATGTTAAAGACTTTTGATGAGTTATCTGACGAGGAAAGTTTGTGTAAATATTGTTCAGCAACCGATTATGGGGAACATAAATCGTGCATTACACCAAATGGATATTATTGGTGCGAAGGTGCGCATTGTGAAGATGCTTACAGAGAATATTTAGATGATAACGAAACAAGTGAAAATGTTGTGAAATATGCAAGTAAAGTAATACTTACGAATAAGGAGGATATTGATGAGTACACCACTAAAATTTGAATTCGATTTTGAAGAGGTGTTTGAAGGAATTAAACAAGGTGTTATTAGAGAATTGGAAGAAATGAATTTTGATGCTGCAAAAGATAATGCTATCAATCAGATAAAGAGTGAAATTAAATCAAAGATAGAACTTACATACAGTGACGAAAGAGAATTAAAAGACGAGATAAAAAATGAAATCAAGGAAAGAGTTTATGATTCGATTATCAAAGAAGTCGGTGATAAATACGCTGATAAATTTAATGATTATGTAGAAAATCAGTTATCTAAAAATCCAGAACGTCTCAGTTCATTACAGAATATTATTAAATGCGAAGTGAGCGAGAATCTATATGAAAATTTGTATAGTTCTATAAGAAATGAAGTAATTGGACAGGTTAAGGATGCAACAACACAGTTATGTAATTTAATTGGTAACAATTCTGTCAAGGTTAAAGACTCTAATAAGACTATTAGCAAAGAAGAGTATGAGGATTTACTTGATAGAGATAGAAAATTAAGTGCATTAGAAGCAGGTGGAGTTGATAACTGGGAGTGGTATGGAGAATCACTAGCTCAGTATTATAACGAAGAATAGCACAAGAATTTTCGATTTCTTGTGAGGAGGTGAAATATTGGAGAAAGTAATTAAATATAGATGTTCTGAATGTGGAGAATTATTTGATGCACCTGAAGATGCTTTAGCTTGTGAAACAAGACACAAAAGAATTGAGAGAGCTAATGTGATGCTTAGGCATGGATATACATTAAAACAAATCAATGACGAGTGTGAGATTTGGGATTCTATACCAAAACATTTAGAGAATGTAAATACGGACAACTGTTTCAAAATCAGCTACTGGCAATGTTGTCAGCACCCTGCTTATAGAATTACTCGTATCTGTTTTGATGGAGAGGTAAATGTAAGAGGTTGTGGTTCGTGGAGTGGATATTATGGTGATCATCTTAAATTAAGTAGCAGTGACTTAATGAATCCAAGACCAAAGGAAGAGTTATTTATAGATAGTAGATATACAAGCAGATGGTAATTATATTTGGAGAATATTAAAGTGGAGGTAATTAAAATGACATTAAAAGATACAGTAGAAATGATGAATAGCAACGACTATAAGGAAAGGTTTAAAGCTGAGTATTATCAGTTAGAGATTCGAGTAAATGGATTGAAGAAGATACTTGATAAATGGGATAATGGAGAATTAGATTTTACTCCTACTTGTCCAAGAAATACATACAATAATCAGTTTGAATATATGGTTAATTATATGACTGTATTAGCTGATAGGGCAGCTATGGAAGGCATTGAACTGTAAAAACGTAAATTCGAAATTCTTTTAAATCGAAATAGAGAATATATAAGTGTAACAAGGCGATAGCCTAAAATATAAAGTTTAAAATTCAAAGTTAAAAAGGAGAGAACATTATGACAACAGAAAAGATGACAATTCACAAGGCACTTGCAGAGTTAAAAATCGTAGATGACAGAATTATTTCTGCAATCAATGGTGGTACTTATTGTGTAGCAAACAAGCATTCCAATGAAAAGATTAAGGGTGTGCCAGTTAAGGAATATGAAGGCGTTATGCAGGGCTACTACGACAAGGCAACAGACCTTATTAAAAGAAGAAATGCAATCAAGAGAGCAGTTGTTTTATCAAATGCTACAACAAAGGTTTCTATTAATGGTATTGAATACACAGTGGCAGAAGCTATTGAAATGAAGAATCATGGTGTAGAGTTTGATGAGAAGATGTTAGCCGCATTAAAGAAACAGTATGATAAGGCACAGGCTGAAATCCTCAAACAGAACGGTGATGACCTTGAAAAGAGAGCAGAACAGTATGTAATTGGCATTTACGGTTCTAAGGAAGGCAAGACTAATACAGATGATTTCGAGAAGACAAAGAAAGATTTTATCAATGCAAATTCATATGAGTTAATTGATCCTATTAAGATTTTAGACAAAATTAATACATTAGAAGAGAGCATTGCATCTTTCAAAGCAGAAGTAGATGCTTCACTTAGCACATCAAATGCTGTAACAGAGATTGAAATTAACTATTAAAGAGAGAATAGTTAATTAGAAGTTATTCACTGTTTACCGAAAACTTTAAACTACAACTCATCAGTCTTTTGCAGATATAGACTTATGTAAAGCTGAAAAAGAAATCTGCAAAATAATAAAAAATGCAAATTATTGAATTGATAAAAGATGATTAATTTATATGATTTGTATAATTTCAACTTACTACAGTACATAATTCGGCAAGATAATGGTGAAACCATTGGCTGATATGTATAACATCAAATATGAAATTATACTTTAATTATCAGATTGCCTACGATAATGATAGGTGTGTGCTGTAAAGTTTAAAGTTGTAAGACTCAAATAACAACGCTCAGAAGTTCAAAGTTTAAATTATGAGTCAAAGTTAAAAGAGTAAATAGTAAAGTTGTAAAGATTTATCAAAACCTTGATATACAGTTTAGCATAGTTGTATTTGGCTGTAAGCATCTGCAAGGCTGGTAAATGGTGAATAATTTTATATAAAACCTTGGGTGTTTTATGGAGTGTTTAAGCACTCCACTCTTCCAAGAGTGTGATTTATATGTTACAGGAATATTCGAGAGTAATTAACTTGAATATTCCATTAAACATCCAAGTGAAAGGTAATCCCAAAGGTTCACAAAACAATTGGATAGAGGCTATGGTTTTTAGCCGTTTATCAAATATTTTGATAATAAATGGTATTTTTTAAAGCCAATGAATCTGACATTTCTTGGTTGTGGAGGTGAGATTGTGAAATACAACATTAAAACAGTAAGAACATTAGTAACAGATAACAAGAAAAACTTTAGAGTTGGTGAAGATATTGCATTTACGTTATTCAATAAAGTGACAAATCATCATGATCACTACATAGGAAATATTGTAGAAATGACAGACACTTCTATTAAAATTTCTAATATTGAAATTGATAGATATCATGAAGATGGCGAAATGATTATTGACTTAGAAAATATTGAATCCAATAGCTGTAATTATGTGTATTGTGATTAAAACAGAGAATATATAGTTGGAGGTAAGAATGTGATATATACAAGTTATTTTGCAAAACTTAAATCGTTACCAGATAATATAATTCCAATTTCAATTTGTGGAAAAGCACCTAATTGGTATACAGGCTTGCAATATAAAAAGCTTGCACCAAAATATGACTTCTTTATGAAGTGGAAAGAAAATCATGATAATGATTATTATATAAAGTGCTTTAATGAGCAGGTATTAAATAAATTAAACGCTACTGATGTTGTCTTAGATTTTTCAAGAATTTGCTATGGATATAATGTTGGAGAAAATGACATTGCTTTGATTTGCTATGAAAAGCCTACAGATTTTTGTCATCGTCATTTAGTATCCGATTGGTTAAATAAAAACGGCTTTAAATGTGATGAATATTTATTTAGCAAGTAAATCTAACTTATCTATGATTCCTTCGAATCACAATTTCCAATAAAAATGAAAATCAAATAGAGAATAAACATATAAAGGAGGATTTTATGTTTGCAGAATTTGAAGATGATATACAGTTTTGGGGATGCAATATTCCGAATGAAGTGAAAATGGTTATAGATTCAGCAAATGAAAGTGTAGACAAATCATTTGATAATGAAGATCAGAAACAAGCTTATCATCTTGGCGTAGAAAATACATTGTCTGTATTGAAACAGTTGCTTGATGAAGGGTTAAGTAGAAATAGCATTACATTTTATTATCCAAACGCAACTACAACAGAAGAAATGGATATAGAAGATATTAACCAATGGCTAGAAACATTACCATATAAATAAATCACTGTTTTATTGGCTTATGAGATTAGAAAGGATAGATTTATATGAGTTTATTTAAATGCAAGCATAGATGGGAAGTTGTAGAACGTAGTAATGCTTTACAGCAGGATTCAATGGGGTATCCATTAAGGTTGTGTATTCTTAAATGCAGTAAGTGTGGTAAATTAGAACAACAATGGTTAGATACATCTGAAGGTGCTTTGGGTGAATTAAAAACGGGTAAGTCGTTTTTAGTTAAATGGAATTAATAAGAATAGAGAATATATAAGTGAGGTGATATTAATAGAGATATTAGCAGAAACAGATTATCAAGATCTTTATAGAATATCTGATGGAGTGTTACTTGTAATTAACAAATTTAAGAGAATTGAATATCCGTCTGAACCTTATTTTCATGTATATACAAGTGATGCAAAGTATAAATCATATAATACAGGTTGTCAAAAGTGGTTAAAGGTTTTGAAAGAAGATTACAAGAATAAATACAATGATATTGTTGTTCCAAAAGGAACAATATTATATATGGATTATCCAGTAGAATCAACAAGTAATAAAGTTGATTGGACTTATGAAATAAAGACAACTGCTTCTTGTTTAGGTGGAGATTTCACGACCACAGAGAATATGTTAAATACAATACTGAATATTATGAAGAACAAAGTAAGTTCTTAGTCTTGAACAATTCAGTTCAAAATTTCCAAATACGAACAACTGAACAGAGAATATATGAATGGGTGGAAGAACAGCATACCCTTGGGTTTTTACGCTCAAAAATCACTGTTGAAGATAGATTTTTACATAAATTTATTTTCTGTGTTCCAGTCGCAAGACTGTTCAAATATAGTTATCAAAAAATTTTATTTCATATTATAAGGAGGACATTTTTTAAATGGCAACAAGATTTAACTTTACAGGAACGGTTATGTTCCCTAAGAAGGATGCAAAAAGACCATTTGTTAAGGAAATGGAAAAGAATGATCGTAAGATGTTAAGCATGAACTTTGGAATTAAGGAAAGCGATAACAATATGGCTTTTGTAGAAGCTTTCGATGGAGAGCAGGAAACTATTAAGTCCAAAAATGCTGACAATGAAAACATTGAAATTAAGTGGAAGGACAGATTTGATGATGAAGTTGTATCATCTGTTGCTTCTTATCGAAAAACAGTAGTTGATCTTGGAGAGGAATTTGATGGAAGACATGAGTTTGTAACTTTGTACGATGCAATTGTGTATCTTCAGGAGAATTTACCTAAGTACAATGGAAAGGTTACTGTTACAGGTCAGATGGTAAAAGAGCCTTACAATGGTAAGTATTACGATAAGTTTAAGATTCAGAGTGTTTATGCTGTAGCAGATGATAAGAAGAATCGTTTACTTATCACCGCTGATATTTACTACAATAAGGATTCTGTTGATAAGACTGATTGGAAGACAGAAAAGAAGATTATTGTCGATGGATATATTCAACAGTATATCAACAAGGATGAGGGAAATAAATTCATTCCACAGCAGTTTGTATTTAATGCGAGCAAATATGACGAGAACAACGAGAAACATAAGAAGCTGTTGGATTATAAGATGAAGTATATTGATATTTCAAAGAAGACTATGCAGCATCTTCTCTGGGAATGTGTAATGCTTAATGGTGCAGAAACAGTTGAATTTGATGAATCTCAGCTTACTAAGGCACAGAAAGAACAGATTGAACTCGGAATTAGAACTCTTAATGATTTTCGTCCTGCTGGTTCTATTTTTGGAGATAGAGTAACTGAATATAGACTTTTCGATCCAAAGCTTACAGGTGATTTTGCAGACGGTATTGTTGATGCTGAAATGTCTGCTTCTGAATTTGAGGACGAGATCTATGTAATGGCATCTGATGAAAAGATGGATGATGTTATGAAGAAAGCAGAAAAGAAGGACGAGCCGAAGGAAGAGAAAACAGAAACAACAACTGATTCTGAACCAGAAGTAGACGAGGATGATTTATTTTAATTAAACAGTAGGGGAGAAATCCCCTACTTAAACCACAGTGCGAATTTAAGGAGGAAATAATTTTATGTCAATGTTCAAGACAAACAAAGTAAAGTGCGATATTGGAAGTTATATTCATTATTGGAGAGGTATTAAGAAAGTAGGTAAGACAACATTATTTTATAACCTTGTTAAAGCTCAGTATGGAGATTTAAATAAGGGACTTTTAATTTCAATTGGTGATGAAATTGGATATCAGGCATTAGATGATTTAGTTTATGCTGAAGCACCTACATGGGCAGATTTAGTAGAAATTGTAGACGAGTTAGTAGAAAACAAGTCAGATAATGAGTTTGAAGTAGTCGGATTAGATACAGCAGATGAGATGATTAAGCTCGCAAAGGAAGAAGTAAAGAGATTACATAAGAAAGCAAAGGGTTCTGCTGCTGAGTTCAATGCTTGCTTTGGTGGATATGGAGCACCAAGAGATAAGGTTAATGAACTTATTGATGATATTCTTGCAAAGATCAGAAAAGCCGGATACGGTATCGTAATCATTGGACATACAAAAATTAGAGATGTCAAGGAAAAGAACGGTGATGAGTATCAGCAGCTTACATCTAACCTTAGTGCAGATTATGATGGTATTTTTGCCAATAAGGCTGATATTGTTATGACAATCGCTGTTGAGAAGAATATTGATGAGAACAAGCACGTTCAGGGTACTACAAGATATATGTGGTTTAGAACAGATGGTTTCGTAGATGCAGGTGGTAGATTTAGTGAGATGCCAGAGCGTGTTGAATATGGTGCAGAGAATTATATCGAAGCGTTTGAAGAAGGCGTAAAGAAAGCTATCAATGGTAAGGTTTCCGATGCTGAGATTAAAAAGCGTAAGAATGCAGAAGTAAAGGCTCGCAAGGAAAAGGCTGAAGAGTTTGCAGAAGAGGAAACAAAAAATAAGGTTGACATTTCTAAGAATGAAGAATTGATTGATACGATCAAGACTAAGTTCCCTGATGCGGATGACGATACGAAGGCTAAAGTTAAGGATATTATGGCAGAGTACAATATTCCAAACTTTAAAGATACGTCTGTATCAACTAAGGGATTAGAAGCAATTGTTTCTATTCTGTAAAAATATAGGTGGGGAGATTTCCCCACCGCCTGAAAAGGTGGTGTAAAGATTGGCACGAAAAGTTAAATGTCAAATAACTGGCGAATATGGAACTTCTGATGTTTTTTATAAAGCTGACAATGGCAAATATTATAAGTCCAAAGAGTTGTATGATGTTTGGAATAAAGAAAATGAAGATAGAAAACATGTTATAGAACGTTTTGCAATCGAATTCCTTGATTATGTTCCTGGTCAAGTATTTCCGACAATTCTTACAAAGAAACTAAAAGAACTTGAATTTTATGGATATGATGTAATTAACAAAACAATTGATAAATCATATGATTCAATTCAATATGCACTCAGAACTAAAGATTTTAAGAACGATGTAGGTAAAATATCCTACATTTTTGCCATTATTAAAAACAACATTAACGATGTGTATAAACAAGTCGTAAAGGAAGAGAAAGAGCAGAAGAGAGAATATAATATTGATACAAGTGTAGATATTGACAATATCCAAACTACACATACAGAAAAAAACATAACGAAATGGTTGGAGGATGACGATTGGCTTTAAATGATTATCCAGAGAAATTAACAACAAAAAGAGATGCAATAGAATGTAACTTTATTTTTGCATTATACAAAGAACCTTCACTAATTGATGATTATAAGAATGTAGTCAATGGTACAGATATTCTTACGGATGATGGAATGTTTTATTATGGATTAGCACAGCAATTATATAAGGCTGGGTATCAGGCGTTTGATAATATTTCATTATATACATTCTTAGAAGACAAGAAAACTTTAAAAGAGGGGTTTGAAGATCGTGGTGGGTATAAGTCTATTACAGAGATAACATCACTAATCAATATTGACAATATAAGTATTTATTATGATGAATTGGTTAAAAACAATATGATGTTAAGACTGTATGATGCAGGATTTAATATTATGGACAAATATGACAAGATTGTTCAAATGACATCAGAAGAATTATATGACTATTATGATTTTCAGTTAAACAATATCTGTGTAGGAAAGATTGAAAAAGTAAAAGCAGAGAATTTATCAGAAGGATATGAATCATACATAAAAGAATGGGATAAAGGCAAATCTGTAGGATACAAGATTGGCTATCCGCTTTTGAATTATAGATTGGCTGGCGTTCATAAGAGGAATTTGCTTCTTCATTTGGCACATATCGGTAATGGTAAAACTACAACGGCAATTCTATTTTATATACTTCCAGTTCTTGAGAGTGGAGAAAATGTATGTATTATTGGTAATGAGCAGAGTGTTGATGAGTTCAGACAGATGATACTTGCCAGTGTTTTATTTAATAAGATTGAATATTTCGGAATGAATCGTCAGAAATTTATTCTTGGTCATTTCTCAGATGAAAACAAAGAAAATATCCAAAAAGCTGCAAGGTGGCTTGAAGATTGTAAGGGTAAACTTCAGTTTATTGAAATGAGCGATTATTCAATTGGCAATGTTAAGAAAATCATTAAGAAATATAGCAAACTTGGAACGGGTATGTTTGTATTTGATACTCTGAAACCTGAACAAGAAAATTCCGATAAAGCATGGGCTGATTTTAGTGAGGTTGCAAAGGAATTGTTCTTACTTGCTAAGAAAGAAGACGTGGCTATTGTTGCAACAGCTCAGTTATCGTCTGAATCAATGGCGAGAAGATACCTTGATTTAGGATGTACAGGTAAATCAAGAGCAATAGCAGAAACTGCTTCGCAAGTAGTTATGTTTAGAAGTTTAACAAAAGAAGAAAAAAATAAATTAAAACCATATCAATTCCAAAAGAATGAAGATGGTAGATATAGTAAAGTTAGAAAAACATTTGATCTTGATGAAGATAAGGATTATATTGTTTTATTTACACCGAAGAATCGTTTTGGTGAAACTCAACCTCAATTGATTTATGAGAGAAATATGAGTTTTAATACATTGAAAGAGATAGGATATATCGAAATGCAATATGACGGTTTCAGAAAGTAGGTGAAACAATGAATGCTTTGAAACTGACAGAACACTTATCTAATAATCGTGATGGTATTCAAAAAGTCTTAGAGTCGCTTGACTATCAAAATATTACATATAACAGTTCCCACAATGAATACAGATTTGCAAGAGAATATGGTAGAAATCCTTCGTCTGTCAGACTTAGCGTTGATACATTAAGTTTTATTTGCTTTAGTACAAATGAACGAGGTAACTTATATTCTCTTGTAATGAATAAAAAATCTTTGAATTTTCCGCAAGCACTTGAATATATTGCAAATCTTCTTGGTCTTGAAAAAAGTAATTTTTATAAGGCTGTTAAAGTGCCATTTGGAGGTTTTTATAAAAAACTTATTCGAGAAATTCAAGAGCCAGAAATGTCTATGAAAACATATGACGAATCAATACTAGATGAATATCTTGGAAAATTTAACACAATGTTTTTTAATGATGGAATTTCGTATAAAACGCAGGAAAAATTTAATGTCGGATATGACATTTGGACAAACCGCATTACCGTACCTGAATATACATTTGATGGAAAAATATGCGGAATTATGGGCAGGTCAATTGATAGTAATTGTGCCAAAGAAGAAAGATGGCTTCCAATCATCCCATGTAGTCGTAGTTTGACATTATATGGTTATCACACAAATTATGAATGTATTCAGAGAAAAAACTTATGTGTAATAGGTGAAAGCGAAAAATTTCCACAGCAATTAGACACTATGGGAAGCAATGTGGGATTAGGATCTTGTGGATGTCATTTATCAGATACACAGACAAAGTACATTAAAGGATTGTTGGTAAGCAAAAATATTTTAGCTTATGATGAAGGACTTGAAGAGGAATATATTCGAGAAGAAGCAAAAAAATTAAAGATAGATAACGCAGTTTTTCATAATAATGTTGGATATATCTGGGATTCAGAACATCAGGTCATACCTAAAGGAAGTAAAGGAAGTCCTTCTGATTATGGTAAAGAAGGATATTTATATCTTATGAAAAATTGCGTCAAATGGATTTGAGGTGAATAAAAATAGGACAGAGAGCAAAAGAACCAGAATTGCAGAAGCTATTTGATGAAGGAAAACATGTATATAGTTTCAGTAAATTAAATACGATTGATAATTGCTTATATGAAGCATATTTAACATATATAAAACATAAAAAAGGTATTCCAAATGTATATGGATGTATGGGTACAGAAATTCATGACACATTGGAAATGATTGTGCATGGTGAATGTACGGAATCTGAACTAATAAAAGCAATGAATAAAGAATTGTCCGATATGGAGATGCTTGGAATTGAGTTTCCTAAAGATAGAAATGGTGGAGATTCCATTAAAGACGGTTGGGTTGCCAATATGGGACATTTTTGTAGACATTTTGTTAAACCTAAAGGAAATTTTGTAACTGAGAAATTTCTTCTTTTGAGAATTGATGATGATCACTATTTACAAGGATATTGTGATTTAATAAAGATTGTAGATGAAGAGAATAAAATTGTAAGCGTATACGACTGGAAAACAAGTTCACAATTTAACACAGCAGACTTAATTCATCATGGTCGTCAGTTAGTTATTTATCAAATGGCATTGGAACAGCTTGGTTATAAAGTCAAAGAATGTGCTTGGATTATGTTAAAATATTGTACAGTCAAATATATGGGAAAGAAAACTTCTCGTTCTAAGAACGACACTTTGATTGAGAAAGTATGTGAAAGAAGAAAGATTGTAGAAACACTACAGTCAGATATTGAAAGTAAGCTTACTAAATTAGGATATGATGAACTTGATATTGAAGTAATGCTACATAATGCTTTGCAGAATAATAATCTTGATGATTTACCTAACGAAGTAAGGTCGGAATATAAAATTATTCCATATGTTCGAAAATATGAAGTAGATGACGAAAAGAAACAAGAATGTTTAAATTATATTACTTCTACATATTCTAAATGGGAAGATTTAAGCGGTGATGAAAAAGATTATCCGCATCGTAAATTCACAAGAACTACCAAATCTGGTAAAGAATCCCCTGATACGTTTTTTTGTAACAATCTTTGTGGTTTTAAGGATTGTCCACATATTAGAAAATATCTTGATACAAGAGAGAATAATACAGAGGAAGATGATTTATTTTAGGGAGGAGTAAGTATGCAAAATTACCATCGTCATACATCCTACTCCAATATTTACACTGCTGATTCGGCTGCTGTTAATGAAGATTATGCTAAACGTGCAGTCGAATTAGGACATAAAGTAATAAGTAGTGTTGAACATGGATGGCAAGGATATTATTTTGAAACATATGAATTAGCTCATAAATACAATTTAAAAATGATTTTTGGTGCAGAAGCATATTGGGTTTATGATAGACACACAAAAGATAAGAGCAATCATCATATTATAATCTTGGCGAAAACAGAAAACGGAAGACAAGTAATTAATGATATTTTATCAGAAGCAAATATTAGCGGATATTATTATAAGCCACGAATTGATTTAGAATTATTGTTGTCACTGCCTCCGAAAGATGTATTTATTACATCTGCCTGTATTGCGTTTCGTTCAAAAAATATTGGGCTAACAGGAGAAGAGGATATAGATAATGCCATTAATAAGTATTATGGTAAAAATCTTACATATTCAATGGATGAAAATATTATTAAAACTCTGCATGACCATTTTCAAGAAAATTTTATGTTAGAAATTCAATATCATGATACAGAACAGCAAAAAGAATGGAATAAATTTCTCTTAAATATGAGTGAAAAATATGGAATTCAGTTAATTGTTGGTCTGGATAGTCATTACATTTACGAAGAAGATTCACAAGAAAGAGATTATGTATTAGCTGCAAAAAATATCCATTATGAAGATGAAGATGGATGGTATATGGATTATCCCGATGACGAAACTGTTATGAATCGTTTTTTGAAGCAAGGAGTATTTACTAAAGAACAGATACAAAAAGCTATGGATAATACAGATATATGTTTATCATTTGATGACTATGATGATGTTCATATTTTTAGTAAAGATATAAAACTTCCAACGTTGTATCCTGATTTAACCAAAGAAGAAAAGGATAAAAAATATAGTCGTTTAATTACATCTAAATTCAAAGAATATATGAAAAATGTTCCTAAAGAAAGATATGACGAATATTTTAAAGGTGTAAAAAAAGAAGTAGATACATACAAAGATACTGGAATGACAGATTATCCGCTTATTGACTACGCTATTGTGAATGATGCGGTAGAACATGGGGGGCTGATTACTGATACAGGAAGAGGATCTGCTGTAGGTTATTTTACAAATACGTTGTGTGGATTCTCAAAAGTAGATAGATTTACATCGGCTATTAAATTATATCCTGAGAGATTCATTAGCAAGACTCGTATTTTGGAAACACACAGTTTGCCAGATATTGATTTGAATGTTGGTACACCAGATATTTTTGAGCAAGCACAGATAAATGTTCTTGGTGAAGATCATGTAGCACCTATGATTGCTTTTGGTACTTTTAAGAAAAAATCATCATTCAAATTATACGCAAGAGCACAGAAACTTGATTTTGATATCGCCAATACAATTTCAGAACAGATTGGTAAATACGAAGAAGCTATGAAATATGCAGACGATGACGAGAAGGATGAGATAGATTTATATGATTATGTAGATAAAAAATATGAAAGTTATATTAATGCAAGTGAGAAGTATTGGGGAATTATTTCTGATAAGAAAAAAGCTCCATCTGCGTATCTGCTTTATCAAGGAAATATCCGTAAAGAAATCGGTTTGATTAAATGTAAAAGTGAATCGACCAAAAAGGAATATATCACATGTGTAATTGATGGAGCTATTGCAGAAAATTACAAATACTTGAAAAATGATATTCTTAAAGTAGATGTCGTATTACTGATTGATAAAATATTTAAACGTATTGGTATTGAACATTTTGGTGTAAACAAGTTACTAGAGCTTGTTGAAAACGATCAAAAGGTTTGGAGTTTATATGCTAATGGATATACTATTGGATTAAATCAATGTGAAAAAGAGTCTACAACAAAAAAATGTATGAAATATAAACCATCGAACGTGTCAGAGTTAAGTGCATTTATAGCTGCTATTCGACCAGGTTTCAAGTCTATGTATTCTAAATTTGAATCAAGAGAGCCATTTGACTATGGTATTCCAGCTTTTGATAAGATTATTCAAACTAAACAATTCCCTTATTCTTTTATTATGTATCAGGAACAGACAATGAACACTTTGAACTATGCAGGATTTCCTCTTGATGAATGCTATGGAATTATCAAAGCTATTGCAAAGAAACATCCTGAGAAAGTAAAACCTCTTAAATCAAAATTTATTGATGGATTCAGAGAAAGAATTATTGCAGATGAAGGAATTGAAAAATCAAAAGCACAAGAGATGAGCGAGAAGGTATGGCAGATTATTAACGATTCTTGTGGTTATGGTTTCAATAGTGCTCATGCCTTCTGTATGTCGTTAGATAGTCTGTATAATGCTTGGCAAAAAGCAAACTATCCATATGAATTTTATGAAGTAATGTTACAACATTATTCAGATAAAGGAAACAAGGATAAGGTAGCTTTAATCAAAGAAGAAATGTTAAGAGCTTATGGCATTAAAGAGGGCAAATATAGATTTGGTGCAGACAATAGAACTTTCAAAGCAGATAAGGAGAATAAAGTAATATATTCATCTTTATTAGGAATAAAGGGATTAAGTCAGAAATGTGCAGATGATTTATACAAGCTCTCACAAAAAGAATCTTTTGATAACTTCTATGATTTATTCAAAGCAATGAAAAAAATTAAGAGTGTTAATTCAGGAAAAGTAAATGTCCTTGTTAAGATTGGATATTTTGATAACTTTGGGAAAATTGGTAAGATTCAAAAATTCTTATCAATTACGGATGATTTATATGAGCGTTCTCAGTTTGGTAAATCAGATATAAAAGCAGAGTATCTTCCTTATATAATGAAATATTCTGAGGAAACTGAAAAACAATACAGAAATTTTAATTATGATGCAGCATTGTATGATATTTGGAATGATTTGGAAGATTCTGATATTTCTCTAAACGAGAAATTACAAAACGAATTAGAGTTACTTGGATATGTTCAGACTACAGTTGATAATATTCCACCAGAATATGCATTTGTAAAAGAGTATGAATGTAAATTCAAAAATCCTAAATTGACATTATATAGATTATGTAATGGTGACATTGAAGTAGTAAAGGTTAAAAGACCTAAATATGATGAAAATCCGATTCATCAAGGAGATATTATCAAAACCATCGAAGCTTCAAATGAAGGAAGATGGTACAAAGACAAAGATGGAGAGTGGCAACAAGATAGAAATGATAAGGAAACTATTTTGAAAAAATGGTCATTCGTAAGATAGGAGATTTATGAAACAGTATTATACAGATAAAAAATATAAAGAACTTTTATCCCACCTTATCGTTCTTGTTGATACAAGGGATCAGACCAATCAAGAAATAACTGATTGGTTTGATTCCAATAACATAAGGTGGAAAACCAAAGCGTTAAAAACTGGCGACTATGGATTTATGATAGAAACTTGTCCAGAATTGGGATTTCAAGTAGATACATATTTTAGCGATGAGTTATGCATTGAACGTAAAAATTCTGTTAGTGAACTTGCAGGAAATTTTGCAAATGCTTCAAAAGACGATGACAGAATATTTAAAGAGTTGAATCGCATGATTAATATCGAAAGAAATTATCTCTTAATAGAGAATGATAAGATAGAAGATATTTTTGAAGCAAATTATAAGACAAAACTCAATCCAGATTCTTTTTTTAGAGCTTTATTGACTTGGCAAAGTAGAAATAATATGCACATCTATTTCGTGAAAAGAGAATATATGGGTAGGATGATTTATGAATTATGTAAAAATTGTTTAGATTCTAAAATATTGAAATAGGAGGAAGAAAATTGAGAAACGAAAAAGCAAAGATATTTGATTCGATTTTAAATACGATTGAAAATGAAGATATTCGGCATTTTGCTGAAGAGTGTATTGAAACAATTCCTGATTATTTTTGGGAAGTAGGAGCTTCAAGTACAGGAAAATATCATCCACAATACGCACTAGGAGAATTAGGTCTTGCTCGCCATACTTGTGCGTTAGTTAGATTTTTGAATCATATTCTGAATGTAGATTGTTTTGGTGACAAATTTACATCAAGAGAAAAAGATTTAATGAGAGTAGCTGGAATGATGCATGATACCAGAAAGAGTGGAGATGATGCAGATTATGCTAAAAGTAAATATACAAAGTTTGATCATCCACTTTTAGCAGCCAATGAGATTAGAAGTTTAATTGGATTTATTTCACCAGAAGAATTAGAGATTGTCGCAACGACTATTGAAAGTCATATGGGACAGTGGAATACGGATAAGAGAAGTTCGATTGTACTTCCGTTACCAACAAATAAATATCAGAAGATGATTCACTTGGCAGATTATCTTGCAAGCCGTAAGGACATAGAAGTTCTTTTTGATGGATATGAAGTACCAAAGAAGGAGACTGTTAAATTAGAGGATTATGTTCTGAACTTTGGAAAGCACAGTGGCGAGAAGCTTGTTGATGTTGCTCAGTCAGATCCAAGTTACATATCATGGGCTAAAGAAAATATGAATAGAGAGCCAATTAAGAGTTTATTAGCCCAACTGTAGAGAATAATATAGCAGAGGATTTCTGGAATGCCCATAAATAGGGCGTTTCAGAAACTCAAAAAGCCAAGGAAAGACGGATTTCTTGTTAGTCATTCTTTGGAAAGAAAGGAGAGAATAAGTAAATGAAAATGCTTGTGTTTTATCGGTCAAGAGAATATACAAATGCAATTATATCTTCAACAAGGTATAAATTGCAAAATATGGATATTGCAAAAGGTCTTGACGTTGATTTTATTAATTTAGATAAAAGAAACTACATTAAGGTATTGGCTCAAATGGAGGAATTGCCACGCTTTGTATATATTTGGTATGACGAAGAAAAGGTTACAGATTATATCAATGAAACATACCCATCAATAGAAGTCTTACATTTTGATGTGGAAAATTCAGTCGAAAAACACAATAGTGGTTTTTATGGATATACGACAAAAGAATATAAGTTAGCAGACTTAATGCTTCAGAAATTTAAGGATAGTCTTGTAAAGAAAACAATGTATCAGGTTGATTCTTTATATAAAATTTCAAAAATGGACATGGATGATATGGATATAGCTTGTTCAAAATATCATTCATTTGAGACAAGGGAGGAAGCAAAGCAATATTGTATTGACTGTCTTAAAAAGGAAATTGATACATTAGAAAATAGAATTGATATGTACCAAAGCAATATTAAGTCTTGCAAAGCTGATTTGAAAAAGAAAAACACACTATTAAAGAAATACGATATTAAAGCAAATTAAACGATGGATTTGCTAAGGAGGGAAAATACATGAAATATAAAATTAGCAATGTATACATAAATGTAAATGGTGAAGATATTGCTGTTGGTGTTGTTCTTGGAGAAGAAGATAAACCACAGTCTCCATTTAGAACGGAATATGTTACAAATTCAGAGTATGAAAGGGGTTAAAAGAATTTCGATACGGTAAACAACAAATTGGAGATTGTGTTTATCATTGTATAACACAGTTTAAAAATTTTACTGCTACATGCCCAATAAAACAGAAGTTGGTTGATGAATTAGAAAAAATTGGATACGACATATCAAAATTGAAATATGAAATTGCAGAGTAATCGACATTTCTTGGGAAAATTAAGAAGGAAAATGAAAATGACAAATTAGCAAAATTGCTAAGAGGATTTAACAATGCGAAATAGATAAAATAACAAAATAGGAGGATTTATGAGTTCAAGAGATAATTCATATGCAAATACAGACAAAAAGACATTGTTCTTATCTGATGATGTAGACAACGAATCTATTGGTAAATTAACATGGAGCATTTTACAACAGATTCAAGAAGATGATGAGAAAGATGAGAAAGAGAAAGATTATAAGCGTGAGCCAATTAAACTATATATCAACTCGTATGGTGGATCTGCTTATGAGATGTGGGGATTAATTGATATTATTCTCAATAGCAAAACTCCAATCTATACATATTGTACAGGATATGCAATGAGTGCAGCTTTTAAGATTTTCTTAGCAGGGCATAAAAGATTTTGCTATAAACATTCAACATTTATGTATCATCAGATAAGTTTTTGGAGAAGTGGTAAATATCAGGATTTGGTAGAAGACAGAGAAGAAATGGACTGGCTGAATAAAAAGATTGAAGAATATGTAATCGACAGAACCAATCTCACAAAAGATGATATTAAGGAGATTCGTGAAAAGAAGAAAGATTTCTATATTCATTCTGATGAAGCAGTCAAGTACGGAATTGTCGATGAAGTTTTGTATAGAACAGAGAATAATACAGTAGCAAAAATAAACTGATTTCTCATAGGAGGTGAATTATGAGCAAATCAAAGGAAGAATTATATGAGTATTTTTCATATATGCAACAAGAGGATAACAAATCACTTTTGGGTGGTATGACTTGGGATGACATTGCTTGGCATATCAAATATGCAGAAGATAATGGAATATCAAGAACACAACTAGGTTTTGATTTTCCTAAATTACTTGGGTATCTGATTATTGATGATGAAACATATGAAAAGAAAAAGAAAGAATATGCTGAAAGTATTGAAACTTATAACCATAATGCAGACTTGTTAAGAGCTAATAAATGGAAATATAAGCTAGTCGATGATTCAGAAGAAAGCAGACGACATTTGGCTGATACATATATTCAATACGCAGAAAATTGTAAAGAATTACTAAAAGACCTAGATGTGTACCACAAAGAATATTTGGATTATATGAAAAATACTAAACAAGAATCGACAGTTTCTTGTGAAAATTAAGGAGGTAAAAATGAGAATAGCATTAACAGGTCATAGACCTCAGAGATTAGGATTACCAGATGATGAGTTAGATATTAAATGGGCAAGAATTGGTCATTGGATTCTTAATCAAATACTTGATGTGTCTGACGTTTATTGTGGTATGGCAAATGGCTCTGATATTTTAATTGGGTTAAATACTTGTGTTATTAAGGAGAGTTACAGAGCAGCTTCGCCAGAGTTAGAGAAGAATAGAAATTTAAAATTACATTGCATATTACCATGTAAAGATTACAACTCATCTAACAAATATTACAATAAATTAAAGACAGAAGCTGATGAATGGGTTGAATTATCAGATGAATTCTATAAAGGTTGCGACAATGTAAGAGATCAATATATAGTTGACCATTGTGATGTACTTCTTGCAATTTGGGATGGTAATAAATCTGGTGGTGTTTGGTCAACAATTCGTAAAGCACAGAAAGCAGGTAAGAAGATTATTTACTGTCCAAAAGAGATTTTAGAAAGAGAATAATATAGTAACAGGAAACCATTATTTCATGTGGAGATTAGGAGCAAAATATGACATTAGATAAAGAAACGATGAAAGTAAGCACAGCATTAAGAATTGCAAAACAGTATTATCCACAGGATAAATTAGAACACGCACTTAGAGTTGCTACATATGTATCAGAAAATATCTTTATTCCATACGATTTAAGAAATGAGTGTGTGGCTTTGGCAATTATGCATGATCTTGTAGAAGATACAAATTTTAAATCATCTGGTTTGCCAGATAATTTCAAAAACGCATTATTACTCTTAACTAAACCAGACGATCTTTCGTATGATGAATATTGTCAGAGGTTTAAGAAGTATAACACAAATGATTATTTGTGTGCATATTGGGTTAAATTAGCCGATATGAAAGATCATTTGTCACTAACAGATACACTAACAGATAGGTTAAAAGAAAAGTATCTAAGTGGATTGAGATATTTATTATAGAAAGGGGTAAATATGAAAGTAATTTTACAGTATACAGATTGTATGTCTGATGATAAGAATATTTTTGGAGTATTAGCTAGAAACAATGTAGAAGTAATTGAAACGAAACAAGGACAGTTTTCAGTTTATCCACTTGTTACAATTAGAGTCAAAGATACAGATACACTCAACAAAATTTTAGAGCAACTAAATGAGAAATCGGTTTATGGAGTTAGAATTGTAAAAGTAAAATCAGATAAATCATTTGTTGAAAGATTAAAGATGATGTTTGAGTAATTTTGAAAAATAAAAAAGGAGAATACATTAATGAAAAATATCGCAACGACAATTGCTTATGCATCTGCATGGATTGCAACATCAATAGCAGTAATTTTTGCAATTAAATATACAGAATCTGCTTGGTGTCTCTGGGCGTTATTGTTTCCTGCTTGTATTAAAGCTAGTGTTGATATTAGTACGAGCAATGACGGTGATGATAACGAAGAAGATTAGACTATTATTTCATGTGAAAGGAAGAGATAGATATATGGGAATAAGATATATGTGTAAAGAAAGAGAAGATAATTTAATTGACATCAATGTATATGGTCATGGATGTATGGAGGGACTATATAACTGTGAAGGTAGATTCAATACAAAACATGTTTTTAGTGATGGATTCAACCCTGATAGTGGTTGGTATCGTATAGCTGATTATAGAGTAAATGACTTGAAAGTTTTTAGGAAGAAAGGAATTAATATTACATACGATGATAGTTGTAAATACGTTAAAGAATTAGTAGAAAATAATAAATAAAAATTCACAGGAATCTAAACTTTCATTTGGAATTGGAGGTAAAAAAATTGAAAGAATGCGCAACAAAATATTTGCGAGTGACAATACATGATAATGATTTTTGGTACTCATTATCATTACTTGCAGATATGTTATACGAAATATTTATTGGAGAAGGGCGATTCCCAGAAGAAGATGAGCTTCCGTTACTGAAGAAATATATACAACCATTATGGTTTTCATTGCATAATTTAGATTCTATCATGAGTTGGAATAAAAAGGCAGTTGAATTTAAAGAAACTATAGAAAAGCATTTTGAACCAACATTAGAATTTGTTGATTATCTCGATATTCCACAATGGGATAATGATGAGAGCGTATATATCCCAATGTTTAAAAATGCAGAAATTATAAGAAAATGACAAAAAGATATTTAATTAGATTTTTAGAAAACAATGAAAGGATTTAATAAAATGAAATATGATGAAATCAAAGTTGGATCTATGTATACATACGATATTAATTCTTGTATGCATGGATTTGAAATTGGAGAAGGATTAATAGTTGATAAATATATAGAAGGAAACACACAAATGTGTGTCATTTATAATAAAGAAACACATAAAGTTATATATCGTTCATGTAATGTTGTTCGTGAAATTTTATAGGAGATAATAAGTATGAAGGTATCAGAAACATATAAAAGAATTATTTGTCCTAACTGTAATGGACTTGGTAAATTGATTCATACAAATAGAATATCTATTGATGAAGATGAAGATTTGGAAGAAGTATGTAATTATTGCAATGGGAAAATGATCGTAAACAGAAGATTATTAATTGAAGATTTAGATATTGATTCGAGGCGAAATAATAATGAAATATAAAACTATTGACGAATTAAAAATGCTTTATAAAAATAAACCCATATTGAACAGATTATCAAGAAGTATAATTATACTGGACATTATTGCAAATGATTTTGAAAGCAAAAATGAAGAATTGGATGAAATTTCATTAAAAGCAACACATTTAAAAAAAGAAATACAAGAGCTAAAAAAAGATATTTATAAAAAATTAAATGAATAAAAAATCTTAAAGTGTTCTGCTCACTATTCCTCAATTTAAAAGAGAATAACTAAATATAGAGGTGATAATATGGGATGTCATACATGGTTTTATAGACCAATAACAGAAAAAGAATTTGAGTTGATGAAAGATTATGCGCCAATTGAAATTAGTGATTTAATAAATGAAGATTATATTAAAATTGGTGGATATGATAAAACTTTATATGATTTGTTAATGAAATCTTATAACGAGAACTTACCTTGTGTTTATGGATGTTATTGGTGGCAGCTTGGATGGGGAGATTGTAATCCAGAGTTAAATAGTTGTCACGCTACATGCTATATATCCAAATTAAAGGGCTTATATATTGAAGTAGAAGAATACGGTGATACATTTCGAGTGAATAATTACCCAACAAAAATTATTCATAGTCGTAGAGAATTAAGACGTTGGATGGGAAAGAAATATTTCAATTTATCCCAATATCAATTAGAAAGAGTCTCAGAGTTTTTTAGGAATAATCGAGGTGGCATTATAAAATTTGGGTAACATGAGAAATAAAAAAAACTAATATTTATTGTGGTTGGCACAGAAGTACAATTATTAAACAGCGACCTATAATAAAAAATGATTTTATATTTCAAATAAAATGTTTTGAATGTAATGGCAGTGGAATTTTTGATTGTGGAATTAAAGAAGAAAACGGAACTTGTGTTTCTTGTAATGGAACAGGGAAACAATATATTGGAACAATATAACATAATAAATGAGTTTTCATATGAAAACACATTAGGAGGACTAAAATGAAACAGGCGAGTATTCCATTATATATAAGGTTTGGTGAAATACCAACTGACGAAATAAGTGAAGTGCATAGAGGAGATTCAGTAATCAGAGAGGAAGGAGGAGTGTCTGTATGGAGAGCAGTTGAGTCTAATGGATTGTATTATCCTATACTCCCAGAAAACCCCAATAAAAATGCAATAGCGGATTATTTTGTTTTATTATTGGAAAGTGATAAAAACGTTTATTTAGTAACGGGAGATGAATTGTTCATTGAAGGTGCCGACAGAGAACCTTTATTAAATAATGTAAAAATTATTAAAGAAATCACAAAATATTATAGAAAATAATTTGAATAAAAATATAGGAGGACAAAATGGGAACAATCACAATTTTACCAGAAACAACAAAGAATCCAATAACGCTAATGGGACGAAGGGCAGGATGTTGTTGGAATGCAAATATTACAGATGATGAAAAAAATTATAAGCGTGGTTTTGATTGTATCAAATCAGGTCATGGAAGAGTAATGGAATATCCAAATGTTGAAATGATTATAGATGGATATTCAGCAAAAACAATTCGAGAATATTACACTCATATTGTTGGAGCAAGCAGATTACAGGCAAGTACAAGGTATATTGATTATTCTAAAGGAACGGATTTGATTATGTAACACCACAATCAATTAGCAACGACGAAGATGTTGCTGCAACATGGCATAGTGTTATGAGTTATATTAACACCAATATTCAGTATCTCATTAATAACGGAGTACCAGTCGAAGATGCAACAATGTTACTCCCGTTGGCTTATTGTACAAAAATGGTAGATAAACGCAGTTTAAGAAGTCTTATTGAAATGAGTAGAGTTAGAATGTGTAGTCGTGCTTATTGGGAGTATAGAGAATTATTCAAAGACATTTGCAATGCATTAAGAGAATATTCAGATGAATGGAAATGGATTGTAGACAATCTTTTCCATGCAAAATGTGATGAGGTTGGATATTGTACAGAAAGTAAATCTTGTGGTAGAAAACCAAAAAGAAAGTAAATGTAAGATTAAAAATTATTATATGAGAAAGGACTAAATTATGCAGTTTTTATTATCAGAAGAAGAAATGAAACAAGGCTTTCCTCTGCTTTATAGTTATTCGACAGAACTTCCGATGGAAGAGGCTTTTGATGAAGAAAAGAATCTGAATAACCAAGGATTCTTTACGTATATGGAAGATATAGGACGAGGACAGTGTAAAATTACAGTATTTATTAAAGATAATTGATGGAGGATAGAGTGGAAGAAGTAATTAAAATTTTCAAACAAATTCAAAGTACAAGTAGCACAAATGAAAAGAAAGCTATTATTGCAGCGAATAAAGATAATGAGCTGTTTAAAAGATGTTTAGTATTTTTACTTGATTCAAACATTGTTACTGGAATTAGCGATTCAAAGATTAAAAAGGTAAATATCAATTATACAAAAGATAAAGCCACTGTTGAATTAAAAACATTTGAAGAAGTAATGGAATATCTTAAAATGAACAATACAGGTAGAGACGAAGATTTGGCAAATATAAAAGGATTTATTTATGGAAGACAAATGGATGATGAAGAATTTTTCTTCTATGTACAGATGATTACAAAGAAATTTCGTCTCGGTTGTGATAAAAAAGTTGTCAATAGTGTGATTCATGGTTTGATTCCATCATGGGACGTACAGCAAGCGTATCCAATTTCTGAAAAGAATGAACCTAAAAATGGCGAATGGTTTGCGTTATCTCAAAAACTTAATGGCAATAACTGCGCATATTATAAAGGACAGTTAATTAGTCGGCAGGGTAAACCATTTACAGGTCTTGACCATATTATTAAAGATATTGAACAATTACCTAAACATGAAAATTACATGTTTAATGGTGAACTAATTCGTAAAAATTATGATAATCTTTCTGATAATGACAACTTCCAAATTGGAACTGGTATTATCAATTCTGATGAATCTGACAAGTCTTGTATCAAATTTGTAATTTATGAATGTATCCCAAACGAAGAATTTGAAAATGGTGAGAGTAAATTAAAGTACAAAGCTCGTAGAGAACAGGTGTTGAACCCATTAATAACAACAATTTCTCGACTTCAGACAGATAATCTTGAGGTTGTTCCTATTATTTATGAAGGAACTAATAAATCAGTTATTCAACCATTGCTTGATAAAGCTGATAAAGATGGTTGGGAAGGTTTAATGCTTAACAAGGATACCAAATGGAAGAATAAACGTAATAATGGAATTCTTAAAATTAAGTCCTTCAAACATGCAGATATTCGTTGCACTGATATTGTCGAAGGCGATGGCAAATACAAAGGAACTCTTGGACTTATCAAATGTGATTACAAAGGATATGAACTTGGAGTAGGATCTGGATTTACTGATGAACAGAGAAATTATTATTGGAATAATCCAGATAATATTATTGGAAAAATCGTACAGATTAAATTTAAGGGTGAAACAAAGAATAAAAATGGTGGAATTTCGGTTCAGTTCCCTATTTTTGAAATCGTGAGAAATGACAAATCTGAACCTTCTTATAATTAATCAATTCTTATTTCAAACAGAGAATATATCTATGTAGCAAATCAAAATAAAATCCATTGTACAACAGAATAAGGAGGAATATGAAGAAACGTATAGCAATTTTAATATGTTTATTTTCTATAACAATACCTGTCGTCCCCGTTTGGGGACGGGAGAGTAGTGAATTAAATTTAACAGCAGGCGCAACAAAACAAATTGATGATATTTTACTAAATGACATATCAGATTTTAAATTTGGATGGACAAGGACATCATCTAATGTGAGATCACAGCCAGATATAAATTCTGAGATAGTTATGACATTATCGTTTAATGAAAAAATAATCGTTAAAGATTATAATGACAAATGGAATTATGTAATTATTAATAATCAAACATATTTTATATGGAAAGAGTTGGTTTCAGAAATAGAGTGTGTATCGTATACACACAAAACTCCATATAACAAAATTAAGAGTTATATGTCTTATAAGTGTATTACAAGTAAATCTAGTGACCAATATAGACTTCAACAAATTGCATATACAGGAATGTATGGAATTAGACAAGTTAATGGGCGTTTTTGTGTTGCAGTTGGTAGTGCATATACTACACAAATTGGTCAGTATATTGATTTAGTCCTTGAAGACGGTGCTGTAATTCCATGTATATTAGCAGATTGTAAAGCAGATATTCATACTGACACCAATAATATTTTAACCAGTGATGGATCATTGGCAGAATTTGTTGTCGATATACCAAGTTTAAGCAAAACAGTTAAATACACAGGTGATATCTCAACCACATGTGAAGATTGGGAAAGTATGATAACAGAAATAATAATTTATGATAAAGTGGAGGGATTTTAAAAAATATGAATAAAGAATATGTATTAAATTTAGACAGTCTTACAGACTTAAATAATTTTGTCATAGATATATCATCAAATATTCCGTGTGATGTAGATGCAAAATATGGAAGACAAATTGTTGATGCAAAATCTTATCTTGGATTAGTCACGATTTCTATTCATCCTGTAACGGTAGTAATTAATACCGATAATGAGGATTATATCAAAAGATTCAACGAAATTTGCAGCAAATATAAGATTGTGGAGGAATAAATATGAATTATTCGCAGGTTATTGACTTAGACAGTATTAGAATTAGTGACTTCTTAAACGGAGATTTTACGGAAAGTAAAACGGCTGTCATTGAAGATGGACACATTGTACAGATTTTAGATGAAAGGTGGAATTTATAATGCTTATTTTAATGGGAAGAACTGCATCTGGGAAAACATTGGTGAGAGATAAGCTTGTAAAAAACCATGGATTTAATAGTGTCGTAACTTATACTACAAGACCAATGCGTAAAGATGAAATTCCTGATGTTACATATCATTATATTTCAGAAGAAGATTTTTTGCAGAAAGTTGAAAGTAGTTTTTTTGCAGAATGGAAGAAACACATTACTACTGAAGGTACTTGGTATTATGGATCAGCAAAAGAAGATTGTGAAAAAGCAGACGAAAACTCTGTGATTATTCTTACGCCTGATGGTATCAGAGATATTCAAAAATTAGGATACGATGTAACGGTTATTTATTTATATTCAAATATTTCAACTATCAACAAAAGATTAGCTGCTCGTGGAGATAAAAAGGAAGAGGCTGAAAGACGTATCAAAACTGATATATCAGATTTTAAAGATGCAGAAAGTCTTGCTAACAGGATTGTTTATAACAACTTTGATGAGAATATTGATGACGTGGTAAATAGCGTATTGTTTCATTATAGAAAGGCGTACAAATGAAAAATGATGGCTTAACAATTTATTTAGCTGGTAAAATGGCAGGATTAAGTATAGAAGAACAAACAACATGGAGAAAATTTGTAGCAGCAGAATTGGACAAATATTCAGATATGGCAAATTATAAAACTAATGTTATTTCTCCATGTGATTATTTCAATTTTGAAGAACCAAGACACCAAAACGAACAGGAGGTTATGAAATTTGATCTAAACTTAGTTCGTGACAGTGATATTGTTATTGTAAATACAAATGGATTAAATACAAGTATTGGATCAGTGATTGAAGTATATGAAGCGTGGAAAAATAATATTCCTGTGATTGCTTATGATGAACGAGGGGATTATAACTTAATCCATCCATGGTTAAAATGTTGTTTTACAAGAGTTGAATCGTGCGCAATGGATATGTGTGAATACATAAAGGATTTTTACATGAGATAGGAAGAGGGTGAATGAAATTAATTTTAGTGGAATTACAACAACACATCAGTTAGCAAGAGAATTGTTATCAAAACAAGATGAATTCCTAACTGTAACCGTTGGAGACAGAGAATATAGTATTAGTCATACTAAATCAGTCAAAACACACGCCAATATTGATGATGGTGTTTTGCATAAAACTTTAGTGTGTAATGAAGATAAATTAGGTGGAAATATTGTGAGGTAAATTATGAATAATTGCAAAACATTAAATTTTGAAATGCATTTTTTTTCTCGAACCGTGAAAGAGAATTACTTATTGGATTAATCTGTAATGAACAAACACACATGATTGTAAAAGATTATACTAAATATGAATCTGATGATTATAAAGAATTTGAAAAATTAAAGGTAAAAATTAAAAATATGTGAGGAAATCATATGCCAGATATTACAATGTGTAGTAGCGAAAATTGCCCAATGAGAGGTAGTTGTTATCGAAGTAGAGCCAAACCTGATAAGTTACAAAGTTGGACAAACTTTGAATATTTTTGTAATGAGAACAGTGGATTTGATGAATATATAAAATACAATAAGGAGCGTAAAAATAATTGAGTACATATGAAATCACATGTGTGACAATTTTAATATTTCTATTTGTTGGTTGGATTCCAATTAGAATGCTGTGTGATGGTATTAAAGATATAATTCGAGAAATTAACAAAGGGAAACAAAATTATAACAAAAATAAAGAGGATGATACGAAAGGTTGATTTCAAGTGGAGGTAAAATAAATGTTAGTAAAGCAACCTAATGGATTGTATTGTTTCTACGATGGTATGTATGATGTACCTATAAAATGGAATATTACAAAAGAACAATATATTCATATGGCTCTAAAGAAAGCAAGAAAAGAAGCTCTGAGTAGCTTAGAACATGCTGAAGATATTAAAATGGTATATGACGGATTTTTACCTGATGATAACATGTCTGAGAAACAATTTGACAAATTTCTAAAAGAAATTGGCAGTAATGAGACTTATGAAAATATTCATAAATATGATTGGGATTGATATGCCGATTAAATTACATTAAAGGAGAAATAAAAATGAATATTAGTAAAGCAGAATATGAAGTCAAAACAACAATGACAAATGATTTATTAAAAGCAGAAGAGTATATCAATACATTGGGCGTTGCTACAAGAAATCCAGATAACGATGATGAATTCAGAAGTATGTACGATGTGTTGAGTGACATTGTGACAGTATGGAACAATAATCCAACCATTGGCAAAGATGTAGAAGAGTTCTTAGCTGGTAATCCTGAGACTTCTGACGAATTAGATGAATTTCTAAGCCACTATAATTTGGATGGAATTATGAGAAACAGATAGGAGGATATACATATTGACAAAAGTAATTAAAAGAGATGGTCGAAAAGTTGATTTTGACCGTAACAAAATTATAAAAGCGGTTCTTGCTGCTTTCGATGAGGTAGATGGTGAAATTACACCAGAAGCAAAAAGAAAGGCTACAGTAATTACAAATCACATTGAATCATTAAATAAAAAGTCTATGAATGTTGAAGATATTCAGGACATTATTGAAACGATGCTTATGGATGGCAAGCGCAAAGATGTTGCTAGAGCATTTGTGATTTACAGAAATGACAGAACGAGAGTGCGTGAACAGAATACTAATCTTATGAAGTCTATCAAAGAAAAACTTACAGCATCAAACGTTCAAAATCAAAATGCCAATATTGATGAAAAATCATTTGGAGGTAGAGTTGGGGAGGCAAGTGATACTGTGCTAAAACAGTATGCATTAGATAATTGCATGTCAGAAATGTCAAGAAATAATCATTTGAACAATGAGATATACATACATGATCTTAACTCATATGCCGTTGGAATGCATAACTGTCTAAGTATTCCATTTGATAAATTACTTGCCAATGGATTTAATACAAGACAAACGGATGTAAGACCTGCTCAATCAGTAAGTACCGCATTTCAGTTGGTGGCTGTTATATTTCAGCTACAGTCTTTACAGCAGTTTGGTAGATTATCTGCCTGTTAAACCTTTTCTATTAATCAATAGGGTACATATATACCAAACAAATGTTATATGTGCTAACGGGGAAGCCTAAACTTATATGAGCATGGTAATCCCGTGGGAAAATAATTATTAGTATCAATAGCCATGGAGGGCTAATGATAATTTATAAAATAACAAATAAAATCAATAATAAAATATATATTGGACTAACAACTTGTTCTTTAGAATACAGATGGTCAAGACATGTAACAGAGAGTAAAAATATAAATAATACGAAACATTTGTACAAGTCAATGAGAAAATATGGTATTGAAAATTTTAAAATAGAAGCCATTGATGAAACAAATGATTTTAAAGAACTGGGAAAACTTGAAAGAGAATATATTCGTAAATTCAACTCTACGAATCCTAATATTGGTTATAACTTAACTTATGGCGGCGAATCAAATCAATATGACGGGAATCCTAGTGCAAAATTGACCATTGAAGATGTAACTCAGATTCGAGAAATATATGCTATGGGAGAATTAAGTTTATCCGATTGTTGGAAAATGTATTCTGATAAAATGTCTTATTCAGGATTTCAAAAAGTATGGGATGGACAATCATGGCAAGGAATTATGGATTGGGTTTATTCTAAAGAAAATATTACTAAACATAATATGCAAAAATCTAATCCTGGATGTAAAAATGGAAATGCACTATATTCAGATGATGAAGTAATAATATTTAGAAAGTATTATGTTAATCATACATTACAGGAAACATATGATAAATATGGTAATAAATCAAATTCAAAAGTTAGTTTTAGACAAGTATTGGATAGGACATATTCATATTTGCCATTTTATAAGAAAAATAAAAAACAATGGATTTTAAATGGAAAAGTTATTGATATTAATAATTATAAACCTGTATCGACTATCTCCGAATCGGGAGAGTAAGACTGTTATTGATACACAGTTTGAAATGGGTTTTGCAAGAATTATTCTTGTTAAGATATAGTCAGTCCCTATAGAAATATAGGACGAGACGGGAGTCTCAGCAACTCATCTTGATTGGACAATGATTCCATATGTAAGAAAAAGTTTTTATAAACATTACAAAAACGGATTAAAATACATAAACGAATCTTTAAATCCTTTATATAAAGAATTTACAGAAAGAATGAATGATACTACACCAATTAACGAATACACAGATGCTGCACCAAAGGCTTATCAATATGCTATGGATATGACAGAAAAAGAAGTATATCAAGCAGTAGAAGGTCTTTATCATAATCTTAATACTCTTCAGAGCCGTTCAGGTAATCAACTCCCATTTACTTCAATCAATTATGGAACATGTACAGAACCAGAAGGTCGTATGGTAACTAAAGCATTACTTGATGTTTCTATTAAAGGTATCGGTAAGTTACATAAGACATCAATTTTCCCATGTGGTATTTTCCAATGTATGAAAGGTGTAAATAGAAAACCAGGAGATCCAAACTATGATTTGTTCAGATTAGCATTGCGCTCAACTGCCCAGAGATTATATCCAAACTATGCTAATGTGGATTGGTCTGGTAATGATGGATATGATAAAAACGATCCGAAGACATATTTTAGCACAATGGGCTGCCGCACAGCTAACACATGGGATATTAATGGGTTCGGTCAGTTGAAAGATGGAAGAGGTAATATCTGTCCTGTGACAATTATTATGCCTACTTTAGCAATGGAAGCTGAAAGTAATGCTGCACAAGAACAAGAAATGTATGGAAATTCTAATATTGTAGAAGAATTTATGAATATTCTTGATAAAAAAATCCACGAAGCAAAAGATATGTTACTTGAAAGATTCGAGTGGATTTGTTCTCAGTCGCCAGATTCAGCAAAATTCATGTATGAAAATGGTGTTATGGAAGGTTATATTCCAGAAGAAGGTATTATATCTGCATTAAAACATGGAACTTTAGGTGTTGGGCAGATTGGATTAGCAGAAACACTTCAGATTCTTATTGGATGTGACCACACAACAAACAGAGGTATGGAACTCGCTAAAAGAATTGAAAAGTTATTTTACGATAGATGTGCTGAGTTCAAAAATGAATATAAGCTTAATTTTGGAACATATTTTAGTCCTGCTGAGAATTTATGTTACACCTCAATGCAAAAGTTCAAGGATAAATATGGTGTAATTCCTAATGTTTCCGACAAAGATTTCTTTACTAATAGTGTCCATGTTCCTGTGTGGGTTGAAATTACACCAACGCAAAAAATTGATATTGAATCTCAACTTACAGGATATAGTCGTGCAGGATGTATTACTTATACAGAACTTAATGGTAGCGTAAAAAATAATATTGATGCACTTGAAACAATCGTAAATTATGCAATGGATAAAGACGTACCTTATTTTGCAATAAATGTTCCAAATGACATGTGTACCAATTGTGGATATACAGATGATATTGCCGATGAATGTCCTATGTGTGGATGTAAAGAGATTAGACGACTCCGTAGAGTGACTGGTTATCTTACAGGTGATTACAAGAGTGCATTCAATAAGGGGAAACAACAAGAGGTAGAGATGAGAGTTTCGCACAAAACTTTTAAATAGAGGTGTATATGAACTATTTACAAATAACACATGAGGATGTTTGTAATGGTGACGGTTTGAGAGTCGTTTTATGGCTCTCAGGCTGTTCTCACCATTGTTATAATTGTCAAAATCCTCAAACTTGGAATCCTGACAGTGGCATTCCATTTGATAAATCAGCAAAACAAGAGATATTTGACGAATTGTCTAAAGACTATATATCGGGGTTGACTCTGACTGGTGGAGATCCACTATACGAAAATAACCTTGATGAAGTCCTCAAATTAGTCAAAGAAATCCGTATTTCTTTTCCTGAGAAAACTATCTGGTTATATACAGGATATGAAATATCAGAGATTGTAAAACAAGAACAGTACGAAAGGGTTAGTGGAATACCTGATGTTTGGTCAAAACGATGGGAAATCATTAAACAGGTGAATGTGCTTGTAGACGGAGAATATATAGACGAGCAAAAAGATCTATCGTTAAAATTCAGAGGTTCAAAAAACCAAAGAGTCATCAATGTGAAACAATCTCTCGCTCAGAACAAAGTAGTTTTATATTGCGATTAAGGAAGAATAGTATGGAGAGATTAACAAGAAGAGATTGGAGTAAATATGGATTCTACGACAAAGAGACTCCAATATTAGGAGCAAGACGTGAATATGAATTATATAAAAGGCTTGGGCGTTATGAGGATATCGGTACGCTGGAAGAATGCCGTGCGGCGGTGGAGAAGCAGACAGCAAAGAAGCCAACGCCTATTGACTACGAAAAATATGCAAATTTAGTGGATAATGCAATATATCTTAGAGGTGCATATTGGTGTCCACGTTGCAAACATTTTGTAAAAAGTGGTACTTTCTGCAATAAATGCGGTCAAAAATTAGATTGGAGCGATGAAGAATGAGTGCTGTATGGTTCATAATTTTACTCCTTGCATGGGGAACGGAATAAAGATTAACGATATGTCATATATGATGATTGCAATTTTTTATGTCGGAGATTGCATTTTAATGCAGAACAGGAGGGCGAACGATGGGAAGATTAATTGATGAGGATGAACTGATAAAAGGCAGAGTTGAGAATGATCCAGTTGTGATTGCGACAAAATGCACATCGACTGCCTACGATCCAGAAAAGATTATTAAACAGTTAAAAATTATTTCAGACAAATTACACTGCGAAAGAACAACAAAAGTCGTAAATGAAGATTTTTATGAAGGACTTATATGCGCATATGATGATGCAATTGATATTATAAATGGAAAGCAAACAAGAATAGGATAAAATCATAAAATATTCAAAAAAAATAAATTTTAAGGAGAATAAAAAAATGGAGAAAATTAAAATTAAATACTTTGATAACGAAATTGATAAACTATCATATATTGGTGGAGACAAATCTAATTGGATTGACCTTCGTTCTGCCGAAACAATTCATCTGAAGAAAGGTGAGTTTCATTTGATTCCGCTGGGGGTTGGAATGAAGTTACCAAACGGATATGAAGCCAATATTGTACCACGTAGCAGTACATATAAAAACTTTAAAATCTTACAGACAAATTCTTTTGCGGTAATTGACAACTCATATAGTGGAGATAATGATCAGTGGCTTTATCCAGTAATTGCTATGGAAGATACTATTATAAACAAGAATGACCGCATTTGTCAGTTTCGTATTAATAAAATTCAGCCTCAGATTGAATTTGAAGAGATTGAACATTTAAATGATGTTAATAGAGGATCATTTGGTTCTACTGGAAAGGCGTAATATGATTAAACTTTCACCCGAAGAAAAATTCAATTTAACTATCAATGAAGCAAGTGCTTATTTTAACATAGGAAGAGATAAATTATATGAACTTGCAAAAGAAGAAGGAAATATTTATACGTTGCATAACGGCAAAACAATTCTATTTAAACGTGAGCAATTTGAAAAGTATTTAGAAAATAAATCGTACATATAAAAATTTGTAAAAGACCAGACTTTGTGATATATTGTTCATATAGGTTTGGTCTTTTCCCATAGAAAGGAGTAACAAATGGGTAAAGATTTAAAAGGTAAAGAGCTTGGAATGGGTTTAAATCAAAGAAAAGATGGTAGATATCAAGCAAGATTTACGTCTGTAAATGGCAAACGTAAAGAAAAAAACTTTGATAAAATTACAGAAGCTCGTAATTGGCTAACAGAAGCCAAATACAAAGATAGTCTGTTGAACAATTGTAACATGACTGTTGATGAGTGGTTTGATTTCTGGTTGAATAATTATAAAGAAGGGATTGTTGCAAATAATACTAAAAAAAATTATTCCAATCGTTACAAGAATAATATTAAAGAATATATAGGTAATATACCTTTGGTAGATGTAAAGAATATAAATTGTCAGCAAATATTAAACAAAATGTTTGAAGACGGAAAATATTCTTATGGGACAATGGAATTAACGATGATAACGCTTCATGCTTTATTTAAAGGAGCTGTTGAAAACGGTTACATTATTCGAAATCCTGCTGACAATTTAAAACTAAAAAAACGAAACTTGGATGATGATGAAAATAACCGAAGAGTCCTTACAAGAGACGAGCAAAGAGATTTTATTAAATATGCAAAAAAATCTATATATTATAATGCTTTTTCGCTTGTTCTTGAGACGGGATTGCGATGTGGGGAAATTGGTGGATTGCAATGGTCGGACATTGATTTGAATTCTGGTTTTTTATATGTAAAGAGAACATTATTACAAGATAGTAAAAAAGGTGGTTTTTATTATGGAATTCCCAAATCAAAAAGTAGTAAAAGAAAAGTTCCACTAACAGATGAAGCTAAAAATATACTACTAGATCAGCAAAAACTTCAATATAAATTAAAACATCAAAGTTCTGAATGGCATAACGAATGGAATGATTTAGTGTTTTCTACAATAAATGGCAATCCGGTTGGTGCATCTACATTTAGAATTACAATGATTCGTATTGTAAAAAATATCAATAAGGATAGAGAGGCAGATGCTCTTGGAGGTGAATATGAAATATTTGAACATTGTTATATGCATTCATTAAGGCATACTTTTGCTACAAGATGTATAGAAAAAGGAGTACAACCAAAAACATTACAAAAGATACTTGGGCATTCATCTATTCAAGTTACAATGGATTTATATGTACATGTCACAGATGATCATATGTCAGAAGAAATAAAAAAAATGAACGTTGCAATATAA